CACCTTTTATGCTGTTATTCCCCAGACCCCCCATAAAATGCACCCCAATAAGGGCAACATCATCAGAATCACTCGGGAATGGATAATTCTCAACAACAATACATTATATTCTAACCATAGAACACGCAAACGCCTTTGGCTTTTATCCAAGTCCGTATAAATAATGTTTAACAAGACCGGGTCAGGAAACCCGGGATCTACTTTGCGCAAAAACATGGTATACTCATTTTTTTCCAAAAAATTCACAATGAAATTTGTGTCATCCACACCTCCGTCTTTAAATATATGAGGGCTTGTTGTCGACGTCATTCTAGACCAATCCGCCGCATGGGTCACTGCAGGAATCACGTCTTTCAGCCTATTTGTGCTATGTAACATAATTGCAAAAATACTCTCATTTGCTACTTTGCCACTGCAGATAAGATTATAAATAGGCTTATTAATATTTGAATATACAATGCTTTTTTTAATATCTTCTCTCGCCATGACAAACCAAGGATCATTGGCTAGATGAAATTCTTCTTTTAACCGATGTAAATTTGCCCGTTTACATAATTGTAAATTCCACCAGGCTTGTTTCCAACTAAGTATGCTTTTGGTATAATTGGCAAAGAACAATTCACGAAATTGTAAGGGAGAAATAATTGGCACACAGGAATCCGTTAAAAAACAAAACCATTGATTTTGCGAGTCATGGTTGAATGCAAATGACATGAGTGCAATGTAAGCAGGGACAATATGCATATAATCAGTATGAACAATACACCTCGGATGCATGGCGTGTTTTTGAATCCACTCTGACTTTATGTCCGAGTAATTTTTATAATGAAAATATACGTTAATGATATCCTCATTTGGTTTTATCCAATCAATCCAGATTTGTTCTTTGTTTACAATATGAGAATAACTAATTATAAAACATAAAGCTATTTTCATGCAAATAATGTATATTATATGTATTGTAATAAATTACATATAATAAACGTATTTTTTATAAAAAATATATAACAAATTATATTAAATGATAATGAAGATACTATTTATCATGTCTATCCTATTTTCTCTATTAAATAAAAATTACACAAAAAAGATAGTAGGTAAACATCATGTTTTACCAACAATTTTAAAGCCATTTACAATTAATGATTGTGTAAATGTTCATGGAAACCAATGGTTATGCAATGGTCATACATTGTATTTGAAAGATAATGAGTTTATTAATGATAAGAAACTCATCTCAATTTCTCCTGGCGGTTTCAAAGGTTTTTATATGTTGGGTATTGCATCCTTTATTAAGGAAAATTATAATTTACAAGATTACATATTTTCAGGTGCATCCGCTGGTGCATGGAATTCTCTATTTATGACATTTAAACACGACCCTCTTGAATTAGCACTTGACATCGTGGATGATAAAACAAACAATGCAATTTCTATTATTGACCTAGAGTACATTATCAAGTATAAAATATTAGAAAAATATACAAAAGAGGATTTTGAATTAAAAAAGTTATTTATAGGTGTGACTAGTTTTGAAAAGATAAAAGTAAAAACACACATTTTTTCAGACTTTGATACATTGGAAGATGCGTTAAATTGTTGTATTGCTAGTTCACATATTCCTTATGTAACCAGCTCAAATTTTTTGAACAAATACCAAAATATAAATACATTTGACGGTGGATTTAGCACATATCCTTATCTAAATGTAATCAACCCCACTTTGCATATTACTCCATCTATGTGGGAAGAACCTGAACAAAAACAACAAAATAACCAAGTTCAGGTCCAAGACCAAGTCCACGACCCAAAAAATAACAACAACAGAAGTAGAATAAAAAATTTCCTTAAAAAAATATTCAGATTTCCACCGTCATTTCATGTGTCAGATTACACAACCCTTTTTTCAAAAAACAAGTACAATTTATATGAATTATATGATAAAGGTTACAATGATGCAAAAAAAAATAAAGAGTTATTAGATGAAATATTTTTACATGGAAACAATCTCTAAATCTCTTACATTCCAATATTCGCAACCTCCTCCAGGCGTCGGTCGTCTAATAATAAACGGAATGCGCTTTTGAGCCAATTCCAGTTCTGCAATCAAATAACCATCTATCACATTTTCTGGCACCTTTACAAAGGCTTTGGCACCAGAATTAATTTGTTTTGCCCGTTGACCGAGAATTCTTGTACGTTCATATTTTGTCAAGAAAGGAATTGTCTTGTGTAAATCATCAATAATATTATTATTTTTATCACGAACAACTCTGGTTAACACACTAATTTCTTCATAATTATTAAGACACGACTCTGGATGATAATCAACAATGTAATTCTTATTAATCCCGGAATTAAATTTTTGCAAATATAAATTATTGCTTTCGTCGTCATCGTCATCATCATCGTCTTCATCCTCAACCATACCCTCTTTTCCACCACCAATGGTTGGAATATAACCATGGTCTCCTTCAACCACTTCATCGTCTTCATCTTCTTGTTCTTCTTCTCCTGCTTCAACATCTTCTTCATCATCGTCCTTTTTTCCTACGTCCTCTTCATTTTCATCGTCCTCTTCATTTTCAACTAGATTTTCTTCCTCTTCATTTTCATCTTCTTGCTCAGAAGAAACTTCATTGTCTGAATCATCATCAGAATCTGAATACAAATCGTCGTCTGTTTTCTTGATACTCATGCTTTATTATATTATCTAAAGATACTTTTAAATTTATTAAATCAATTTTTATTAGTAATCATTGTACTAATAAAAAAATATAATATTCTAATATTATTCTAAAATATATTTTCTGTTTTCTGTTTTCTGTTTTTATGTCTTTCTTTTTTCTATTTTTGTTCGTCGGTTTTCCAAGTGGTATCACAAGTTGAACATAAATATATATATTTCATATTAACATCATCATAACGTATGTAAATAATTTCTCTTGGTGTTTCATGAGTATTGGTTTCACATTCAGCATTTGGACATAAAATTTTACTAATTCTTGGTAACGTTGGGTCTAATTTTGTGTATTTATTAATTATATGGGAAAATTTTTGCTCACTCTTGGATAATTGTGTCTTGGACACTGAAATATTGTTTATATCCATGGTTGAATCCTCATTCCCACAGTTTCTACAGTAATAAACCAATTTATTCGTGTTTTCACTATCAATTCGAATATAATACATGTTTTGACAGGACGTGCAGAAATGCATGATTGACTATATATTATACTTTACATTATTTATTTAATTCAATTATTCAATTTTATTTATAAATGAGAATATCACAATAACTGTATTTTATCACAAGTTTCATTGAACATTTTTAACAGTTTCCCATAATTAATAGTAACATTCATGTCATAAATACTAGTGTTTATTTGCAGAATATTCTTTTGTTCAGCAGCCTTTTCTTCTACATATTTTTTGATAGCATCTTTATTTTTCAAAAAATTTTCCTTAACAACGGAATAAAAAAAGTTAAATTGACTAGGATAGACAGAAGTAACCTGATTTACCATTTTCAAAATAGCAATCTCTATATTTTTATACTCAATAATTTGGGTGTATTTATTAAAATCAGCATGGGTTTTTGTTATGCTAGGCTCATTTAATAATGGGTCCTTGCATAATAATGTACAAAGTGTCAGTAATAAAGTAGAAATGGTCTGACATGATGTCCACTGTTCACCTCTCCATGTATTCAAAATAGAAATGCATACTTTGCCACATTTATATAAATTTGGGTTAAATCTTATATTATCACCATTGGTACAATACACAACCCGTGGCGGACTGTGTGGATAATTGGCGGGATAATTAATTTCAAAAAAGTAATTTCCACCAAAATAAGGAGTATCAACAGGCCCAAGAATCAGCGCATACCCCTTCAAAATGTCTTCATCATCATGAGTATAATAAATGCCATTATCGTTTAATGGATTTTTAATAATATTTTTAACATCCCGCAATAATCTTGCAATTGTATCTTTTGTAATAACCATTGTCTTTTCAGCTGACATTATACAAATATATATAAATATTTTTATATACATTTTACTAGTAATATTTATTTATCTTGATTCGTATTATTTTATTATCCGCTTATTAATAAAAAAAAATGAAATAGAAAAATATTCATATATAATACCAACAATACTACCATGAACTCCCAACAAATACAATATAAAGATTTAAATGAATTTCTATCAAAGCATAATGCTAATTCGGAGAAGAGGGAGGGAGCGACTATCTCATTAACTCATACAAGAATTCCAGACAGGCAACTAGGTATTTATGGTGGGTCTTATATTATCCCAAAAGAAATGGAGCAAACGTTTTGGAAGCTCTATTACAATGCGGTCTTTGAAAATAAAAAGCTAGAATTTTTAACAGAAAAACAACTTGAGAGCGATTGTCCGATTCTGATTGATTTTGATTTCAGATATAATTATGATGTGGAAACAAGACAGCATACAAAGAATCACATTATTGATATTATTAATCTCCTGTATTTGGAACTACTTAAGGAATTCTTTGTTTTTGAAGAGAATAAACCATTTCCAATCTATGTTTTTGAAAAACCAGACGTAAATAGGTTAGCAGACAAATCATTGACCAAAGATGGGGTTCATATAATTATTGGTATAAAAATGGAACATTCCTTGCAGATGCTTTTACGTAAGAAAGTTGTCGCTAAGGTTGAAGAAATTTGGGATGACCTGCCATTAATTAATAGTTGGGATGCTGTCTTTGATGAGGGTATCAGCAAAGGCACAACCAATTGGCAGGTTTTTGGGTCAAGAAAGCCAGGACACATGTCTTATGATTTGACGCAATGTTATATAATAACCTACGACAAGTCAGATGGTGAGTTTATGATGGAGGAAAAAGATTGCAAAACACACATTGATTTATCAAAAGATTTGTATAAATTGTCAGCGCGATATTCAGAACATCCATCGTTTCAGTTGAATCCTGCCATGGAAGCAGAATACAATGAAATAAAATCACAAATAAAGCCGAAGCGCACAAACAAATCAAATACAAAGTTTAAATTACTGATTGAAAATGATGTGAATGAAGATGAAGAAATCTCTTTGGAGGATATTAAAACTCCTGAAATTCTAAGAAGAGCTGTGGATAATATGTTCAAGAATTTAAATACGGGCGAATATCAATTGAAAGAGATTCATGAATACACACAAATTTTACCGGCAAAATATTATGAACCTGGTTCTCACAATTTGAATACCATGGTTGCGTTTGGATTAAAACATACGGATGAAAGGCTCTTCTTGTCATGGGTTATGTTACGAAGCAAGGCAAGCGATTTTGATTACAGCAGTATTCCCGGATTGTATGTGCGATGGAAGAAGGATTTCAAAACAAGACCGGATGGAATAACGAAGCGTTCTATTTTGTATTGGGCAAAGCAAGATGCATATGAAGAGTATATCAAGGTGAAAAAAAATACAGTGCAACATTTCTTAGAAGAGACGTTATTGACACCAACAGATTATGATTTTGCAATGGTGTTATATCAAATGTTTAAGGACAAGTATATTTGCAGCAGTATTGCAAACAAATCATGGTATGTGTTTAGAAATCATCATTGGGAAAAGGACCATGGACATTCTTTGCGTTTGGCAATTTCAAGAGAGATGTACGATTTGTATCAAAGCCAGGAAAAAGTATATATCAGTCAAATGTCCGCGTATGACCCAACCGATGAACGATATGAGCAATATAAGAAGAAAATTAGACATGTATCAGAATTGTCTGTAAAGTTGAAAAAAACAAATGATAAAAGCAATATTTTTAGAGAAGCCGCGGAAATCTTTTATGATGAGGAGTTTATTAAAAAGATGGATGAAAATAGATATCTTTTATGTTTTACAAATGGTGTGGTTGATTTGAAGAACAAGATTTTCAGAGAAGGCTATCCTCAAGATTACATTACAAAGACTACCAACATTCCGTATGTTCCGTTTAACCCAGACAAGCATGGCGACATTGCAAGTCAAATTATGACATTTATGGAGCAGTTGTTCCCAGTAGAATCTTTGAACAGATATATGTGGGACCATCTTTCATCGGTTCTCATTGGTGAAAATATCAATCAGACATTTAATATTTATCGTGGTAATGGTTCTAATGGAAAATCGTTGCTGACAGATTTGATGTCGCTTACGTTGGGTGAATATGCTGGTGAGGTTCCTGTAACATTGGTGACGGAAAAGCGTGTTGGTGTAGGTGGAACTTCATCAGAGATTATGCAGCTGAAGGGAGTGCGTTATGCGGTCATGTCGGAGCCGTCCAAGGATGCCAAGATTAATGAAGGTATGATGAAACAATTGACTGGCGATTCGTCCATGACAGCTCGTGCATTGTATTGTGAATCAGAAAAGTTTAGCATTCAGTTTCATTTGGTTGTATGCACAAATACATTGTTTGAAATTGTGAGCAATGATGATGGTACATGGAGACGTATTCGTATTGTGGAATTCATGTCAAAATTTGTGAACCCAGAGGACCCCAAGGATGATACAGAATATCAGTTTCCGAAGGACCCGATTTTGAAGGAAAAATTGCCGACGTGGGCGCCTATCTTTGCAAGTATGCTTGTGATGCGCGCTTTCCAAAACCAAGGTGTTGTTCAAAACTGTGATATTGTCATGTCGGCATCTAATAAATATCGTCAAGGACAGGACCATATTTCAGGGTTCATTAGTGAAATGGTTGTGCGAAAGGAAGGTGGGAAAATCGGCAAGCGAGAGTTATGTGAACAATTCAAGCTATGGTTTCAAGAACAACAAGGCAATAGAAAAGCACCCAAAGGTGTTGAGTTGTGCGAGTATATGGACAAGAAATTTGGTAAGTGCAAACGGGATGGTTGGATGAATGTGGAAATGGTATACCCAGACCAAGAACAACAAGAACAAAATGAAGTAGACGGTATTTAGACTGGTATTTTGTTATTATTTGTTATTATTTTGTTATTATTTGTTATTATTTGTTATAAATTATATTTTTTTCTATAATTTATAATTTTACTATTTATTTTGACTTCTAATAAATAAAAGTTGTAACACAAAAATCACTAGCCAAATTGGGATTAGTTACATAGTTATAAGGTAAATAAAAATATCCTTTATTTCCCCACGAAGTACCCCATGAGTTTGCACAAGTAAACCTTTGATTTGCATCATTGTACCCTACAATAGTAACACAATGTCCTCCTTCTAATTGTTCGCGTGTAGTATCTGGCATAGGAACAATACCAGTTGCAGCAACTGCAGATGACATAAAACTAGTATAAACCATAAATCCAAATACAATTGGGGTTTTATATGTAGTTAATGCACTTTTAATACTAGCCAAGTTTTGTTGAATAAATATATATGTAAACGTTTTAAACCTTTTTGCGCTTTGATAAGAAAGTAAAGAAGGTAAATTTGCATAATTATTAGTAATGTAAGGATACACTGTTTCCAAACAAGCACCATAATTTAATATAGCTTTACAAACAGTCCTTACTGTTGTTCCATCATCTTGATTTAATGGTGTATTATCTATACATCTGCAATTTGCATAAAGATACAAACGTGATATAGGAACTTTGTCATTGGTTTGTTTCATTATTGTATAATAAAACGCATTTGCTGTACAACTTCCTAGATTACCTTGGTCTATTATTTTTGGTAAGGGAGAGATAATAAAAGATGAAGCAAGAGTCAATGGCATTGATACTGTTGACGTTCCTGTTTTTGTTACAGTAGTAATATTTTGCAAATTAGTACTATGGTCTATTTCAACTGAATAAGTATAATCTCTTGTATCTGGTTTTTGAAATGTATGTACTAACTTGTATTTATTTTCCATATACTATAAAAAATATAGAAAATAAAAAATAGAAAATAAAAAATTATGGCTGTTCTATTGTTGTGTAAGCATTTTTAGGTAACAGACTATATAATTGGAGAAAGCTAGAATAGATAAAAAGCAACAAATTGTTAATTACAAACGGGTATATTATAAGAGAAACTAGTATGAAAAATTTTGCCATAAAACTATAATTACTACCGACGACTAACATACCAATGACATACACAACAAGTAAAATTATATAAATCCATCTAAATAAGGTATGCCAACTTTGCAACTTATTATATCCTTGGCTTTCATAATATGTTTTACGGTCATTTGTTATAGTATCCGTATTTATTTCAGATATTTCATTTTCTAATGCAGCATTTTTATTCAAGTATTGTTGATATAAATCAAATGTATTTTGATATGTTATATGTAAACTATTATATGTGTTGGTTAACTCAGTTGCAGAATCAACCCCAGCTTGAAACGTTGCAGCAGCAGACGATGCAGCATCGGCCGCTTGGGTAGTTGCACTGTTTGCACGTATAGCGTTATATCCTGCTGTTCCTTGGGTGTATGTGTAATAATTTTGCTCAGCTTGTTGAAGTTGTGCTGGTGCTGTGTCTACGTTTGCTTGTGCATTTACATAGGCTTGTTGTAATGAAGATGCTTGTCGTGCTTGTTGACAACTTGGACCACATGTTAACGCATCAGCAGATTGTGCAATTAACTGATTAATTTGGTTAGTTGTTTGTTGTGATGATAAATCATTCATTTGAAATGGGTTAAATGGATTGGACATTGTTATTATATTATATTATTATTATTTCCTGTTTTTATTTCTTGTTTTTATTTCTTGTTTTTATTTCTTGTTTTTATTTCTTGTAGATTTTCTTAATTTTTTATTTTTGGATTTGGATTTTGTCCTCCTTCTTGTTCTTGTTTTTGTACTCCTTCTTGTTTTTGTTTTTGTTCTTATTTTCAGTTTACCTCCTCGCGATGCTCTTAACTCGCGTAAATCTAATGTTAATAATATGTAAGTATTTTTAATTTGTTCCAACATTTTATTTGCGGGTATATAAAAAGGATTTTTACTTTGACCAGGCAATTTTAATTTTTGACAAAAAATTATTTTAAAAATAACATCTAATATGAAATGAATAAAATTATTAATTCTAGTAAAAGTATCCCTAAAAGATTCTGGACATTTATTATTTGGACATACTGTAAAAATAAACCTTTGTAAATTTGAAAAATAATCTTTGATAACTGTTTGTAAATTTGCATCTTTTACATCATCAATAGTTGATAATACTCTAAGATAACCATTTATATTTGCAAAAAACTCAGATTTCATTTCATCTTTATTGCGGATTGGAAATGAATCTATACATTCATTATATTCATGTACTAATTGTTCAAATGATAAATTTATAAATTGTAATAAAAATGGCTCAAACTGTTTTGTCATATCATTATTAAACCCAAAGTTTGCATACCAACTATTACCAGTCATTAATAATTTCAAATATGTCAAGTTGATATCTAATATATCGCGTCCAAATGTAAAATCTAAAGTAGAAATATTTCTTAACACAATCAAATCATAATCATTATTAACTCCAAAATTAATTATATTAATAATATTTTTATTACCACTATTTCTCTCATTACTGCATTTATATATTAATTCCACATTAATAACATATTTTCCGGTATCATTTACAATTGGTACAGCTAATACACAACATTCTTTACCATGATTATAAATAGTAATTTCAGATTTATTCATAAATAAACGTGTATCCGCGGTATATTCATCTAGTCCAGGTGTTTGATATTTTTCAAATTGTTCTAGTAATTTAACCCTTACAAACTCTGGGTCTAACCGTGCGTCGGTGGGTACTGGTTCTGGTGTTGGTTCTTGTTCTGGTCCCATCAAATAAAGTGGTGAGGACATACTTATAATTATACTATACAATACTATATTATAATTTTTATTTTTATTTTTACTCTAAAAATTTCCAAATGAATTAGACAAGGAGTTATATACAGAAGCTACACTATTATCCGCAGTTGTAGCAATACCAGAAGCAGCACTTGTTAAATTAGTTGTGGAATTTGCTATATCTCCCATAAAACTACTGGTGCCAGTGCTACTAGAAGCGCCCGTTGTTACACTGACTGCTTGATTTGGGTTATAAGGAGCGACTCCTTCTGGTAAATTAACGTTTGCAACACACATATTTGTTGGTGCAGGGACATAGGTAAATCCATCCTGACAACATTGTTGACCGACACATTCAAGACCCGTTGTGTACCATGGATTTGTTCCTGTACTATCACTTGTATCTACAGTATTGGTTGGTGGATTGTTTTTGCTACCCCATACATATTCTTGGTAATTCATATTATCATGAGAGACAGACATAATTAGTTTAATACCAACAACAATAATTGCAATGACTAGTATAATACTTAGTAAAATTGCATAAATTATCCTAGGAAGAATATGCATATTTGCTAAAACTGTTAAAATAATAATTGGAATACAAAACATTACAATGACTTGCATAATACTTTTGTGGTCAGCATATCGTTCGCTATAATAGGTGTTTATTTCTACCATACGCTGTTTGTTGTTTTTTTCATCATTAATTATGTTAAGTCTTGTAGTCGCATCATTTAACTCATTTTCAACGACTTGAAGAGCATTCAATTGATTAGTAAGAACATTTCCAGTGGATGACACTGTACCCTGATAATATTGATTCATACCATTCAATGTGTTAAATAGATTCACTCGCATTTTAGAAACTTTGTTAATTTGGTCTATGAGAGCAGTTTTATCAGCATCGGTTAGTGTATTATTGGCAATACCCTTTTCTAAAGTATCAAATAAATCCAATTCTATATTTTGAAGATTTTGAATATCGTTAATTAATTCTACACTTTCGTCTTCTATTGTATTTGACATTATATATAAAATAGAATAAGATAATATATATAATTTAAAAAATAATAAAAAAATAATAAAAAATAAAAAATAATAAAAAAATAATAAAAAATAGAATTACCCAAGAATAGAATAGAATAGAATATTTATTATATTTTATTGACTACCACCGCGTCTAACCAAAATAGTAACTGTTATTACAAATGCTAGTGCTAAAACACTCCATACTATGTAACTAGAATTTTGTTGATTTACAACAATAGTACTATCAGATACAATACCGTTGATATTACTAGAATCAACTTCTTTGTATTTGGTAAATTCTGCATTATATTTGTCATATTTAGTTAACATAGTATCAAGCGATTGTTTGTTTAATCCTATTTGTCCAAGCATAGTAGAATCAAGACTTTTCAAATAATTAATTATCATAAGAATTCGTGCAGATGTAACATGTAATTGTGTCCCTAAATCATTCAGGGAACTTTGGTCTGCTTGAATTGCGCTGGCTAACCCACATTTAGTAGTTGGCGACATTGCCCCAGCTTTATTAAATTTTTCCCATTGAATACTATCAATATTTGTCATGTCTTTAGAACAACTAGAATCCATGCCTACAAGGGTCGGTTCATTTACAGAACTAACGGCTATAGATATATCTTGAAATGCAGAGGATTGATCATCGGTTGCTGTTCCTTGAAAAGTTAATGTATTATTGCCAGCCGTTGTTACCTTAAATGTTGTAGAATAACTTGTCCATGTACCTATAGGTGGTTGAACGGTATAAAACGTAGTTCCATTGAGTTGAATATTTACCAAATTGTTAAATGTTCCTTGACAACAGTTTCTTCCTGCAGCATAAAACGTTAATGTGTAATTTCCTGTACCCAAATTTAATGTCTGTGAAATACTTCCAGTACTTTGAAGTGAGACACATTGATTTCCAACTGGATAAGGGACAGGATACCCCCACGCACTAGAATTATTTACCAAAACAGCATTAAAATTCCATCCAGGAACAGTTGTTGTATCACTAATATATTGAAATGAATTATTGCCAATGACGGGTTGAGCAAAACTTCCATTTACAATGGCCGCATTAAAAGAAGGCTGAGACATTCCTTGTATCATAGATGCTGGATACTCTGATAATGTATTGTTGCTATTAATATAACCTAATTTGCCTAGATTGTTAGGATACCCAGGGGATGTTACTTTATAAACAGCATTTACCGAGTTTGTTCCATAATTATAACCATCACTTCCAGTTATAACCGAATTTGCAGAACCATACTGTTGCGCTTGAGAGAGATTATTGCTAACATAACATTGAGAACTGCCATTGGCGCCACCTTGTACAGCAAAATATTGAAACCCGTTACTAGAAGCAAATTGCTGACAAGATGCAACAGAATAGTTTTGCGCATTAAATATCAACTGTGTAGGACTAACTTGAGTATATACCCATGAACTATTTGTATTCACTAGTACATTATTATTTGAGTCCAAAATAGTTAATATGAAAGCTGCACCACCCATAGCATTTATTACAGATGCAGAAATATAATTTATACCAGGTGCTATTGTAACAGGAAAATTAAAAATCTGATTCCATGCTGTTGTATTTCCAATCGTTTGCGAATTTAAATAAATTGTAGAAAAATCATCACAAGTACAATAAATTGTAGCATTGATATACCCAGTATTATTATTGTTAAAACTTGTTATCAATGTCATTGGTGTGCCTCCCCAATTAACAGGTGCATTAATATTTGCATTAGGTGTATACCAAATCATTTGTGCTGTTGTATCTGGAAATGTTTGTAGATTCCATGGAGACATATTATATGGACCAATAATATACACAGGACTAAAATTAGATAATACCGGACCACTTGGTGACATTGCTCTAGTGGCTCCATTATCCTTATAACAACCAAGATATGTATAATTTTTTCCATTTGAACCGTCAGTTGAATACAAAGCATTTACCATGTTGCTAGCATAAATATTACCATCACTATTATCAACATTACATTTAGGAATATTTTTTCCGTATTTCATAACACTATTTAAATCATTGCTAATAGAACAATTTGCCGTAGTAGAAGTGTTATTTGTTCCTCCAATATTTTCTAATCCAAAATAAGTACTTCCATTTAAAACAGCACTGTTTAAACACTGTTCATATGTATATCCATTGGCTTGACTAGTTAATTGAGTCATGGCTGGTGTATTTGCATTATCATTATATGCACCTACATAATCAGCAGCAGGATTTGACACAACAGTATCTACAAAGACATTTTTTCCAACCAATGAACCAGTAGCGTCTATTGACTTTACAAAATTTGTAGTAGATGATAATACTTGTGCATTGGCTGTCTTGTAACGTTCTAAAAGAGTTGAAAAATTATCTTGAAGTTCTTGTAATTCTTGCATAGAACTGTGAACCTTGTCTACTTTTGATTCCAAGACCTGGGATTTTGTTATATTCATTCTAGTTTTTTCATTTTCATTTTCACTTGGGTTTGGTCCCTGATTTTTGGTTTGCATTGTTTCAAATCCCTCAACCATTTTGTTTTTTTTTGCTACACTATTTATAATTTTTTTTTGATATTTTTTAAAATTTATACCTTGTCTTAATGTTGCTGTATTTAGTTGATTCTCTGATATCATTAATATAATTATATACAAAAATATTTATGATAAATGTTAAAATAATAAAAAATAAAAAATAAAAAAAATAAAAAATAATAAAAATAAAACTAAGAAAAAGTTTCTAAGAAAAAGTTTCTAAGAAAAATTTCTAATAAAATTAAAAATTACCAAGACAATATACACAACAAAGATGATAAACAATAATCTAGTAATAGCTCCTTTGGCTTCTGGGAAAAATATTAAATTAAAAATTAAAACAATAAACAAAATACACATAATCATCCAGAAATAATACGATGAGCTTTCCTGATTAACAACCAAGGTTTGGTTTTCATTTGCGCTATTTACATCATTATATTCGTCTAATAATCTATTAATTTTTTCTTTTTCAACCATTAATTTTCCATACTGCTGCGCTAAATCTTGATTATTTGTATTTAGACTAGCAGTTTGTGCATTTACAGATGGTTTCATTTCACTATATATGGTTTGTATGGATTGATTAATTTCCAATAGTTGAATATTTAAAGTTTCTAAATTAATTAATTGTTGTTTAGTATTTGTAATAATCGCATTGTCACTTGGACCACCAGGTATTAATAAACCATCACCAGTTCTTAATCTACAAATACTATTAATAGAGTTAAAGGATGCACCAGAACATGCCGAGTTTGCACTACAAGCTGCTTCACATGAAGACGCTGTGCTATTATTAATGTCAGAAATACTTCCAGTTCCCATGTATAATTGTCCTGGTAGAACAACATAAGAACTAGCATCCTGACTTTGCAATGTATTAATATATGTTGTATATGCACTCTCATATTCTGTTAATTTTTGTTTATATAGGCCTTCCAAGGATTTTAATTGCATAAGATATGAAGTTGTTTCGCTTTCCATTATTTATATAATATATAATAAGAAAACATTATGATTATTATGGTTATTATGGTTATTATGATTATTGTCTTCTTTTATAAAACAAGTAGACTAAATAAAAAGAAAAAGAGAATGCCATGGTATTAAAAATATTTGTATGCCATTTTTGAATTACATGTTGTTTTTCATTACCATGATTCGCGTCATCTACTATACATGTTCTTATTTTGTAGTTTGGGTCTTTGTACATGGCCTCTATTTTTTTAATTGATTTCTCAGTGGAAATCTTTGCATAATTGAAATATTTTTGTTTATTGTATTGTTTATTGTATTGTTTATTGTATTGTTTATTTTTAATTATTAAACTAGAAGCAGCAAAGGGTTTACTAGGTAATTTTCCATACATGGTAGAATAATATAATTTGTATAGGGTGTCATACATTGTATATTATTATTTATAATTTATAAAAGAATATTTATTTTACAAATTATACGGGAACAACTTGTGTTCTAGGTGCGTACACTTTAAATAATACATACAAGACTAAAAAAATACCTACAAACAATGTAATATTTGATAACCACTGCATTTTATAAAGTTCAGTTGATTCACCTATTAGTGTATTTGTACCATTTGAACTTGCTAATAGTTGTGTTAGTTGTGCATTTAAATCATTATTTGTTGCTTTTGCGGCTGTTAGCTTGGCATCTAAATCAGCAATGAGTTGATTTAATGTGTTAATATTTTGCTGTACATTATTTGTAGCAACAAAAACATCTGCTTGTAATGACTCTAAATTGGCTACATTACTGGAATAAATGTTTTGAGTTTCATTATACTGTGGATACAGTTGATAATTAATATAAGAATTTGTATATTCATCTAAAGCAGAATAAAAATTATTGGTATATGTATTTAAATTGTCTAATATTTGTTGTGGACTTTCCATTATATATACAATTTATAAAATAGTTCAATCTACACACAAATTCTATAATAATAACTTGTAATAGCAGTTTTACTTGGTCGTATAATTTCACAAACCTGTCCTGGTCTAATACCAATCACTTGAGCAACTGGGTCAAATCTGGAAATGTCAGGAAATTGTGAATCATCCATAATGTTGTATCGCTTTTTAATTTCGGCAACTTCATCGTTTGACAAGACTCTATGAGGAGGAACAAGAGTATGTTCTAAAATATTAAACTGCAATCGTTTGATACTTTGAATAACAATTAGGATTCCGTCTTGTTCCCAAATGTGCTTTAATAAGTTTGTCATAGTTTCATTCATGTCGTCTTTGATAATAATCATCAACGTATCTTGTTTGGTTAAAATTTCTTCTAAATTAAATAAATCGTCAATAATTTCTTGTATATTTTGGGCTTTCAATGTTTTTGCTAAATAATACCGAATATAAATCTTGTTTTTCCTTTTGGTAGTTGGGTCTTCCTGTTTTTTTTCTAAAAGCATATCTAATTGCTTATTTTGAATCATAGAGTTGACTTCATTCACACTAAAATTTTCATATTCATCAATGTTATAATTTTGCTTTTCCATCAATTCTAGAATTATTTTTCTGGATTTATAAACTGTTGATACTAAACCACTTGAATTTTGGGTAGCCATTATAATTATACTACACATTATCATTTTTATTTTAATTCAATTTTTTTGATTATATTTTTGATTTTTTAGATTTTTTGTTTTTGTTTTTTGTTTTTCTTTTTGTTTTATTAGAATCTTTATTAGAATCTTTATTAGAATCTTTATCTTTATAACTGAATCTTTTTTGTTTCGCCTTGCGTAGATTCAGACGAGTCACCACTACCAGTTGTATCAAATTTAACAGACTTTGTTTCACCTGATGACCCAGACGCTTCAGAAGTAGATTCACTGCTACCTTCATTTTCTGAAGACTTTTCTTCTGGAACTTTCAATATAGATGTTACATCTTGTTCTGAACCACTTGCAACTGGATTAACAGATGGTTTTGATGCTGCAGCCGTTGTTGCAGGCATTTGCTCGTCTTTTTTAGAATTTTTTTCGGCAACCAACTTCATCAACGTTAATTTATCACGTTCAGGTAAAGCATCAAATTGGGTTTTTACCTCTTCATTTTTTACAGCAATACCCTGTATTGGTGCAGGTGAGGGCACAGGACTTATAGAAGGAGAATCGCTGGGTGACCTGGCAACAAGTTTGCCTGACAATGGATTATATTGTGGACTATTGTCTGAATGTTCTACATTGTCTATTTCATCCAAGGGAGGTTGATAAGCAGGACTACTTTCATCAGGAATATATTCTGGACTTTCAGGTGTAGCAGTATTAGAAATACGTGTGGGAGCAAATTCCGGCGAAGGAGTAGGTAGACGTCGTGAAGCAGACAAATCACCTTGTTTAAGTTTAGATGCAATATCAGTTGTGAGTTTTCTGCTTACCGTTCGTAATACCGTCTCTTCATCTATTTGCAATAATTTGTGAATGTTGGTAGAATAAGACATATTCATGAGTTGGTCTATATTATCTTCCGTAATAATTCGCATTTGTATGTTCATAGTTTGCAATTCTTGCATTAAGAGTTTTAATGCATAAGGAACACGAACAATACTAAAAGAGCGACCAAATCTACTAATATTCTCAACATTTGTTTTTCCATCCATTGTCGTGTTAAACTTGATAGGTCCATCTGCAAATGGACTCAAAAACAAATTTAATGAACTATTATAAATGGCAATACTACCGGTTTTATTACATACCGCCATATAATATTCATCACCACGCACCATAAAAGATTCATTTAAAAACGCAGATGCACCATGAGCTAATATTCCATCACGTTCCATCTCACCAATACGAAGACCACCATCATTTGCTCGGCCTTGCACAGTTTGTCGGGTTAACATTGTTCTTGGACCGCGTGCACGATAATTAATTTTATCTTTCACCATGTGTTTTAAACGCATATAATACGTAGGACCAATATAAATATCCGAGTACATTTGTTCACCACTCATTCCATTATATAAAATTTGGTTTCCACTAGAATGAAACCCAGCATTCACTAGCATAGAACCATAGACTTCAACGTGGGTTCCTTTATTTTCAAACGCAGTGCAATTACCAAACCCGCCATACATAACACATGCTTTACCAAATAAGGCTTCCACCAATTGTCCAATGGTCATACGCGATGGAAGCGCGTGTGGATTAATAATTAAATCGGGGCGAATACCATCCTTTGTAAACGGCATATCTTCCTCTGGAATAATCAGACCAAGGGTTCCTTTTTGTCCTGCACGACTCGCCATTTTATCGCCAATCGCCGGAATACGTTCTTCACGAATACGCACTTTGGCTATACGAGTTCCCTCTTCTCCTTCCGTAATAAATGATTTATCAACATACCCAAGTTGTCCCTTTTTAGGAAATACCGAGGAATCAATCACTGTGTCAGAATCAATAGATGTGGATGTCACTTTTCCAATGACAACTGTTTTATCATCTAATTCAGTGTTCTCCTTAATTAATCCCCACTTGTCCAATTTGCTATAATCAAAACCAGGCTTTATTCCAGTTACATTTTTAGTTTGAACATCGGCAAAATATGAATTGGAAGTGGAACCAGAACTAGAATTTCTACTAGTTTCTTCATGAGCTTCATACATGGAATAATATGTTGTTCTAAAAATACCACGAGCAACTGCACCTGCATTTATTAAAATAGCATCCTCCACATTGTAACCTGTGTAAGACATGACAGCAACAATTGCATTGACCCCATAAGGCATTTCTTCTCTATTAATGTATTCCAGATATTTGGATTTTAATAATGGTATTTGTCCTGCATTTAAAATAACTCCCATTTTGTCAATACGTGATTGATAATTGGAATGATATACAGAAACGGCTTGTTTGCTTTGTCCACATGAAAAAGAGTTGCGAGGCAAAGGGTTATTTTCAGGATAAATAATTAAATTACCCATGACACCTAATATAAGAGAAGGGTCAATTTCAATATGTGTATAATATTTGCTTTTTTTCAAGTCATCGGGTTTTGTTGCAATGAGGAGCCCTTCTTCTTCTGAGGTGTCTATATACTCAAGAGCTGATTTATTTTTTTCAAATGTTGTTTCAATACTTTGAAGCGATGTAAGGTCAGGATACAAATCAGTGATATCATATATTTTATTTTTTTTAATGCTAAATTTTTCATCTGATTTTTTGTGAAATCCACTAACAGCTTCCTCCCATGTAAAGTCATTTGCAGTAATTTTTTCAATAATGTCTGGTCTATCAAAACTTATTTTATCGGTTTTTTTATCAATATAATAAATTGGCCTGGATAATCTACCAGAATCAGTATAAATAAAGATTTCATTGTTTTCATAGTTAAAGGAAATACTGGTGAATGCAGGAAGCAATCCATTACGTCTAAACATTTTAAATGTTGCAATCGTATCCAAAGGATTTTCAATTGCACCAACCCAGACTCCATTGACAAATATTTTTGTGGAATTACCAAGCATGGTAGGATTACATTCACAAAGTGTTCGCATGTTTGTTTTTGCCCGCAGCCAACGTATCATTGGAAACGCAGAAGTTCCACTAGTAACAAATGTACTGATTGCCATATGTTTATGTAAACCAATATTGCCACCATCAGGAGTATCTACTGGGTCAATGTAACCCCATTGGCTAGAATGTAAAAGGCGAGGCCCCACAACCTTTGCACTTGCATCTAATGGCAAATTGAATTTACGAAGTTGAGAGATAAATGTATTCCAAGAAAGACGATTCAAATCTTGAACAACACCAACACGTTTTGTGTGCGCTTCGGCTCCCCAATTTCCTTTAAATGCTTTTCTAAATCCTTGTTCAACCACTCTCTCTTTGAAATATTCTGTATAGTTGTTTTCAATCAATAAAGGAAATTTACCTTCTGAATAATCGCCTTTGTGATAATAGTGTTTTTCATCTATTTGTAACGCAATATTCCTTTTTTGTATTAGGAAATACTCTCTAAACAGGTCGTATATGAGAGAACCAGAGAGTTCTATTCTTTTGAACCGAAAATTGTCACGATCGGTTGGTTTATCTTCTTTTGTAAAAACCCGCAACATGCGGTTCACCATATAACCAACAAAATATGCTTTTTCTAAGAAATTTTGTTCTCCAATATGCGGTAAAAAATAATTCATTAAAATATCTAGTGTTCCGGTGAGTGTTTTACGTTTTGTAAAAGAGGCAATAAATCGTAGAGCTGTTTCTTGATTAAATACTTTATTTGCATCATGAATAGATGGTATAAATAAATCAATGTATGTCTCGTTTTTTTCCAAGTCTAAAAGACAATATTCAATAATATTTTTGTCAGAAATCACACCCAATGCACGCATGAGTATAAAAAGAGGAATTGGTTTTCTAACATTCGGTATCATTACAACGATTTGGTTGTTTGAATATTTGGAACTAGGTGCAACAATTTTGACAGCACTTGTGCGGACAGGTTTGGATGCATCCTCAGAAACAGAACGAATTTCAGCGGAATGGCTGTAGGTGTCATCCGATTTATTCTCTCGTATATAAAGCATGTTATCTGCAAATTTCTCTTGACATACAATGGATTTTTCTTTTCCATCAATAATAAAATAACCGCCGTAATCATTACGACATTCTCCCATATTGAAACGAACATCTCTAGAGAGAGAATTCAAGATACATAAATTTGACTGGAGCATAATTGGAAAACGTCCTAGATATATTTGTTCTAATGTTTTGGTACCGTGCTTTTTTTCATCACCTACATAATAGGTATATTCAACTTCCACGTCATAATGAATGGTAATACCATATGTCATATTTCTCAATCGTGCGTCATTTGGATACATAAAATGAGCATATTTGTCATCATAAATGATTGGTTTACCAAAATAAATTTTAGACCCGTTTTTTCCACCTAAATACAGTAAACATTCATTTCGATGGTCAACCCCTTTTTCTTCTCTCTCTATAAACCGAATGGGATTGTTTTCGCGAAAGATACGATGAATGCCGTTTTCAAAAAAATCGTTATATGATTCTAAATGATGTGTAACTAAATTTTTTGGATTGTCTTTAAAATATTTATCAATTAGTTTCCATGATATGCTTTCCATTTATATAATATAATATAATCAATAAATTTTATAATATTATTTGCAAATAATATTATATATTATATTGTATTGTAAACAAATACTTCCTTGTATTTCTGTTGAATCACCTACTGTTGTTATTTTTGACGATTTTACTTTCTTGATGCCTTTTTTGAATGGTTGTGACCATGTCCCATGTTTTCTCTATGTTTGATGGTTTTAACACGTTTGTAAGATTTTGTTGTAGAAAATAATGTCCATGGTTGAGAAGGTCGGTCAAATAAGTATGGTTTTAAATAGGCCCATTGTCTGCGTTTGTCGCAAAATTCATCCACAATAAAGGGTGTTCCGCAGGAACTTCCCCAACGAGCCATGAATGACATTCTTTTAGTTAATTCTGTATCACCAGCACAACCATCAAGTGCACCACGAGGTTGATGAGGTTTGGGTCTACTTGGGTCTGACATATATTCACGAGCATCTAATTCATAATGGGAGCATACAGTTCGTGAGCAAGGGTTTTCTTTTTCCAAATATACATCATAATGGTCTGCAATTAATTGTAATGCTAAATTTATGTCCAATTTACCTTTATTTTCTTCCATTAAATCATGTAAACGCACCCGGCGAGCTCCTTGATGACGGCGCGTATCATCAAACCCAGTGTCACTGCATTCTTTGTTACGGATTCGTGGGTCATAGGTTGCATTAAATCCAATAAAAAAACCGTTCTTTGTTCTCTCTACATTATGATACTTTAACCCTAATTCTAATCGCAAAATTTCATTTGTGTTTGTATCTCCAAACAACCAAGAGTTGGCATAATCACCTGAATTTTCATGTAAAAGTATTTTCACATAATCATCCATTGTATCACCATATTGCATTGCTTTACGGATTCTAAGCGCAATTGGAAAATTATTTTCGTAGGCATTAAATCCACCAATGGTTGTTTCGGTTCCAATAATACCCGCACTTGTTACAAAAAAATCAGTACCGCTCCATATCCAGCAAGGACATGTTTGCATTACAATACGATGCCCTTTGTTTGGATTTATATCTAAAATAACTTTCATATATTGTCCATCCACAAAATTGGAAAAACTATTATGAGCTACTACAATTTTACCATCTTTGGTATAATCACCAACAGCAATAAATGCACTGCAACGGTCTTTTGCACCACCACCTTCTCTGCCACCAGGTCCACCTGACCCAGCTTCTTTTAGATATAATCCATACCAAGAATCAAGCATAGTAAAATAATTATTCCATGTTAAAATTTCATTAACAGTTGTTTTTGTGCCACCAGCAGTACAACCTTCCGCAATACCTTCAATTTCTTCATAGAGTTCTGGAAAATTCTTCTTTGTTTTTTCTTCAAAGTATTTTTCAGTTGCATCAACAAAAAATTCCCATGTTTCACCCATGTCATTGTAACACAAAAATTTGAGCATTTCTTGTATTTTCTTAAATTCTTTTGCGCAAAAATAACCATACGCATATCCACGTTCCCTCGGAGTACCTTTCACAGAAATATATAACCATCCATTTTTTTCATAGGAAATACCGTTTTTAATTATTTTATTAGACATAATATAATAATTATATATTATTTTTTTTGTTATTTTTATTTAACACCAAATCCAAATGATGTATTTACTTTCTTCTATGAAGATTAATTTTTTTTGTAAATTTGGGGTTTGTCATTCCTTCTAAAGCATTTGGATTTATCATGACTAAACCCATAATAACAAACAAAAGAATAAAAGGTAAAAGAACCAAAAACCATGCAATTCCTTTATGGCCATCTTTGCAAATCAAGTTCAAAATCCATGTCCAGAAAAGAATGTAGATAATCTTGACAATAAATACAAGAAGACAGCTTGGAACACGTGCTGTAAACATACCTAATTTATAAATATGTTTGTTACCCATATTTTGGATAACAGAAAAAATGATTCCAATCATGGATAGAACAAAGTAGACAAAAGCAGGGGTACACAACTCCTTTAATTTTTTTGGAAACGCCATGTATATAGTATACTATAATATTAAAAATAAAAATTAATAATATTATAAAAAATAGAATCAAATAAAATAAAACAAAATCAAAAAGTCTAAACTACCCCTAACCCTTTGACGGATGATGAATTTGGAAATTGCCCCTTATATGGTAAAGGATTCGCAGTTGGTGCATAACCATTTAAACTATTGTACGCAGAACCAACAGCATATACCATACTTCTTCCTAAATTAACTAAATCTTGAGGTATAATTCCACCTCCTCGTATACGTCTTGTTTTTGTTCCTTTTCCTTTTCCTCCTTTCATAAATGTTTGTTGGTCACGTTCAGAAGTCATTGAGGTTTGTGGGTCAACTTTATATTGGTTTAAAGAATAATAATTTGTTTGACCGTCTTTTCCTGCTACACCAGGCCAATCAGCTATTTTAGGTGTCCATGGAGCGCCTACTAAAGGTGGTGCTGCAGCAGAACCACCACCACTTTGCAATTGGACTCCTCCTGTTAAACATGATTGACAACCACCAGCTTGAACGCTTCCACCCATTTGTAATCCACAAGTGCCTCCACAATTGCCTCCATGTTGTTTATTTAAATAGCAATTACCAGGACATTTATGTCCGCAATTGCAATGAGGTCCACATCTGCAATTTGCTGCACATTTGCTGCACTTACGATTACCTCCGCGATGTTTTTTGGTTTTGGCTAAATCCCAGCAACCACCTCGTTTAGACTTGGAACAACCTTTCATAACCCATAGTTTCTGTTTTTTTTGTTTCATTGTTTTTGATTTTGTTTTTGAATGTTTACTCATTTTACCCATTATATATTATCTAAAGAAATTATTCAATATCAACGTGAGTAAGCATATGTCTACGGCAACACATTTTATTTAATCCCAAATCATCCAACACTTCACCTTCTGGTGTCTTTTCACTAAACTCTTTGGTTAAATATATAACCCTATCAATATCCATATCTTTGGCTAATTTTCTTTTTCTTACTTCCTCTAAATAATAACGATATTTGTCTGCAATAACTGTTCCGCATGTAAAACATTTCACTGGAATAATCATTTCTGGTTCTTATACTAGATTGTTATAATTTATTTATGTTCTTTTCATCAAATCAATTTTTATTTTTTTTTATTTCAGGCCGAACAATTATTTCCATAACATTTATTCATGTAATAATAATTATCAACAGTAATTTTATTTCCTTGTAAATCGGTTTTATATGTAGGTCCAGTTATATTTCCTGCAGAACATTTACTACCATTGACCCAAACACAACAATTGCTTGTCATGCAATTTTTTGTAGTTAACCCTCCACAAGCAGCATCTAATTGACTTGATTTCCCCTCAAATTTTTTACAAAAACTAACAGACATATCCGCTAAATTACTGTCTAATCCTTCCTTCAATGGATTGATCTTTATAAAAAAATTAAATAGTAGAATAGATGCAACTACAAATAATAGTGGAATATATCGTTTGAATGTCTTCATAAACTATAATTATAAAATTATAAATAAATATTTTTAATTATCGTTCCTTTGGTAGTTTTAACTTTTTTATGCATCTTTTTTTCCTTATGAATGTTATCGTGGCATTTTTCACACAACGTCATCAAATTGGCAGTATGATTTTTATGAAATGTTTCATTTCCACTTGCAGCGGGTTGAGTAATGTAACCAGTTTCATTCGCCAACTTTTGATATTGCAAATGATGAACTTCTTTACCTTGTTCTATTCCACATAACTCACATGTTCCAATAACCTTTTGACTATTGAAATGGGATGTTTTGAGAGAAAGAATACTGGCCGACGTAGGATGGTATTTCATTCTAATTGCATGTGCTGCCTCTATAAAGTCACTTGGCAAACTTAATGCCTTGCAAACTTCCAGTCCATACATGTTATCACCAGGACCGTCATTAATTTTTCTATCATATATTAATACATCCTTCTCTCTATCATATACAACAGCCATATGCTTTAACACAACCGTTTTTAAATCACATATCTCATCATATTTAATAATTTCGTGCAAATGTGTTGCAAATATAAAACTGCTTTTTCTAGCGTGCAACTGTTGAATACCTGCAACAAAAATACTTGTGGCTGATATGCTTTCTGTTCCAGAACATAATTCATCGCCTAAAACCAGACTACGCTCATTTGCCAATCGTAAAATAGTACGTAATTCATACATTTCTACTGCAAAGGACGACAAATTTTTAAACATATTGTCGTTGCCTAAAATGCGTGTAAAAATATATTGATATGGATTAAAACGAAAAGAGGAACAAGGAACATATAATCCAGCTTGTGCCATAATAATTGCAATTCCGAGGGCCCGGATTAAACTAGTCTTACCAACAGCATTTGTTCCGTATAATAAAATACCATCTACTACAGTTCCAAGCTCAATATCATTTGCAACATACAACTCATTTTGCTGCAAATGTTCTATTAAACAATGTCTTAAATCTACTGCATTGACGAAGGATTTATTAGAAGTAGAACTAGATGAACTAGATGAAGAAGATGAAATGATTTCAGGTTTGCAGTAATTAAATGTTCTAGCAATATTTGATTTGGTAAAAATAACATCTATGATTGTTATAAATTCTACAATAGCAAATATTTTACCTTGAAACGCATCCATTGCATGTAATATGGTATTATAGACCCGAGTAATTAAATCTTTCATTTGGATTTTAACAGAGGAAATAGATTTACATAATTCTACAATCTCATTATTTGTAATAGAATCATTGGTACTGGTCTGAGCATGTAAAAATAAATTGTCAAACACTTTTAACCTAAATGCAGATTGCGTTGTTCCAGACTCATCTGATATATAGGATAACAAAACCCCATGGTCTATTTCATCTTTCTTTGTATTTTTTGATATAAATTCTTTCAAATTGTTGCAACGCCTCTTGGTTGCAACTAGACTAAAATTATTTTTTTCGGTTTCATGCAATTTAACATAGTCTGTTGTTGTTGCTGCAGTTTTTCCTTTTTTTTCATATTTTGTAATAGTTTCATTGAAATAAGCACGAATAGATTCCAATTTGTTGCTAGATTCAAGTAGCAGTTGTTTTTTATTATCTAATTCAGTGTCCACACCATTTTTTATAAAGTTAACTTCAAACTGCTGTGTTGTTTCAATGTCTTCACAAAGAGAAAGAACAAGATTCTTTTCCAAAAACTGAATAATTTCGTCACAATATCTCTCCAACTCGGCGCACGCAGTACTATCCATTCGTTTTTTCAAATAAGACAGAATAATAGAATCGCTAGTAAGAGTCGTAAAAATATCTTTGCACACTTGTAGGTTGTTGTAAAAATTATACAATGTCTTGGGTGAAATTTTTTTCATAACTAGTTGTCTGCTAATTTTGGAAATATCTTTCATTGTCGTTAATTTATTTTTATAGGTAGCATAGTCTAGTTTTTGATTACGATTCAATAAAAAATGTTCAGTGATATCGTATTCCTCGTTTAAATAAACACTATTTGTTGTAGGGTTAAGTAAACTATAAGAGAACTTTCGTTTTCCCATGGGCGTTATGCATTGATTCAACATTTTTTCAACAGATGAAAATTTACCTTGATAGGTTCCATCATCAATAATATTCAATTGCTTTAATGAATGATTTGCCAATATCAATCGTTCCGAGGAAGTATCAAAAAATGGTTCTTCTAATTTATTGACTAGATTCGGATTGTGTTGGTAAATGAAATCAAGTAGATAGCAATATGATTGTGTTGCAATCGCGTATTGATAAAAATTTTGAGAGAAAACATCATAATCCGCGAATTTAAAAAACTTCTCAAGGACGGTTTTCTGATAATTTTGTTTTTCACAGTTCAAAGCACGTTTTGCATTTTCTGTTTGTTCGGTTGTATTAATTTTATGAATAGATTTGCATTGAATATTTCCATAATTGACTACACTATCCATTTCTTTTTCGGTTATATTACCAACAAGTATAACCTCGCATGGATTATGAATAGAAATGAAACGGTCCAATTCATCAAACGTCGTTGGGTTCATAAGAAATAATTCATTAAATTCAAAAATAGTAGATTTACCAGTATAAATGTCTATATTAGAAATACCAACATAGATTTGTTTGCTTTTGGATTTCAAGTTATTTGTTGTGTGAATCCAGATACATGAAATATTATTTGTAATCTTTGTTGTTGATTCAAGAGAGAAATATGTGCCTGGTGAAAAAATGCCCGCTAAACTCCTGCTAGTATTTTTAGCCTGTTCATCTTGCGTATATACAATGATTGTAAATCCGGCTTCTTGTAATTTTTTTAGATATTTATCAATCATGTAATGAGAGAAACCGGCCATAATAACATTCTCTTTTCCAACACAAATCTTCTTGTCTGCAATGTTCAAATCACAAATGTGAGAGAAAGCAGAAATGCGACTGCCAGTAATATCGCAGGTTGTTTTGTTTTGAAGACCATACACTTCAAAAAAAGCACCAACTTGCATGAGTACAACTGTATTGTCTCCATACTCGGAAATATATTGATTGGTTTTTTCAAAATAATCTTTAATTAACGCCATTCTTAAATTCGTTACCTTAATATACTAAGGTTTCTCTCTTTAATCTCATTTTATATAGTATAATTGCGTGGGGTTTTTCTAAAATATACTTAAAAACAATAAGATAAGATTTATTATATATTATGAAATACATAACAAATATACTAAAAAAAATATTACCAAAAAATATCCCAAAACCTCTTGGTAGATGGAGAATAGAGAATTGTAACACGGCAATGAATAATAAAATAGATTTATCAAATGAAGACCACTGTGGTCCGTGTGGTCAATATGCATTAGAAAAAATGATAGTAAAACCAAAACCAATTATCAAAGAAGGTAAGGATGATAATCAGAAAACAAAATGATTTTTAACCATCTTTATTTTCTTTTACATTTAATACAAGAAATTGTTCTTCTGGCATGCCTAATCCAGTTGAAAGAATTTTCATTTTTAAATATCTGTACCAGCTAGAACTAATAATATGCATGTCGTAATATAGTTTTTTTACAATAAATAATAAAATAGACACGTAAAAAGGTACAATTGTTTTTTTTAGATGTTGTTCTAAAACTTGTTTTTTATACTTTGAATCATAAATGGAAAATTCAGCAGTCAAATTTATTTCAGGGTTTTTATACATTATTTTATAACCATATACCATTTTCCCAGTGCTCCCAATTCTCCATACAATTTTTTTGAAATCCTTTTTTTTTGTATATAAAAAATGCTGCATTTTGGTAACAGTGCTGTTTACATTATCCGTAAATATATCAACATCTATATCACTGGAACCGGGAAAATAATCTCCACGCTGAACACTGCCATAAAAGAGCAATTTTGTGTCCAAATAGTCGCTTAACTTGTTAAAAAATACATTCACATTTTCTGGTAATTTATTTTTTGTGTTTTCCATGATACAAACTTTCTTACTCTATTGTTAGATATTATTTTGTGTCATTCAAAAAATTATGTAATAAAGTTTCTTTATTTTTATTAATTATTTCTCCTGAAAGCATGGCGGATTCATATGTTTTGCGTATAACATCATTTGGAGCATTACTTCCAACTTTAATTAGTCCATGAGTTTTAAGATAATTTTTTATATCCAAAATAGACATTCTTTTTAATTCTTTTTGAGCATTGATAACATTTTTTCTGGTTTGTGTGTCTTTTAATAAAATAGAAACTCTATTGTACATTTTTGATTTGCCCAAGGTATACTTTTTACGTATTGTTTTTTTGAAAAATTTCTTTGTAGGTATGTCATTTTTCTCGTCTATTTTTTCCTTTAATTCATTACTTACACTAATATTTGTATTTAAAATAGATGTGTCTACTGGTGGAAGTTGCACTTTAATTTGTGGAACAAATTCTTGTTTCTCTTCTTGCTGTTGTTGAAAAGGTTGTTCTTGTTCCTGTTCTTCTTGTTGTCTTCTCATTTTCATTCTTAATAAATCTAATTTACGTTCTCGTTCTGATTGTTGTTGTTGTTGTTGTTGTTCAAAATTTATTTGTGGTTGTATTCGTGGTTGTATTTGTGGTTGTTGTAGTTGTATTTGTTGTGATTGAATTGGTGTTGGTGTTGGTGTTGTTATTACAGAAGGATTTTTTCTTGTTGCATTCCATGTTCTATAAGTTGGTTTCATACCATTTTTTAGACATCCATATGGAACATTTGTATCCATCGTGGGAATAGGAGTTGTATTAATTTTTATGCTTGGTGTAGATGGTTCTAAAAGCACAGGTATAAATGTTTCTTTTAATTCCTCTGGTAACTCTAAATTCACCATGGGCATAGATGATGCCGATGATGTTGTCGTTTGATAAAAACTAGAATAAGGACTAGGTGTATCATGAATAGGATTTTTAACGGTTTTATTTGCAATTGCAGCTCGCCTTTTTTCCTTTTCACTATCCTCCTTATGTTTCTTAGATAAGTTTGATAAATAATTAAAAGAATCATATAATTCATTTGTAAAACTAGTGTCAGACTCACTTGTAGTAGTTTGTGAATCTAATGGATTTGATTCTTTCATTTTATGTTCTTTAATTCTATTTATTAAATGTTTCTTCAATGAATTTGGCTTAACAACAAGTTGTTGTACAGAAGGTCTCACTTTTCTCTCTCTATTTTTTCTAGTTTTATCAGACGACATGGAAAATAATTCTGGATTAATTTTTATTAATTTTTTTTGCGTGGACATAATTGTATTATTATAGAAACAAAAAACATTTTTGAAATTTAAACATACATAGTTTTTAATATATAGTTCATATTTTCACCATCTTTGCGTTTTTTGACTTCATCATTTTTAAGATACATTTCAAACCCTTTTTCTAAATCTTGAAAGGTAATCATCATTTTTTCTTCTATAGGTCTGCAAAAAACTCGCCTTCCATGAACAATTTTAATTTTGGCCAGTAAAGTTTCCATGTCTCTCCCAAAAAACTTGAAATAAGGAATATGCTTTTCAAACCAATCCGCTGTTATTTTTTTGTCTCCTGAATCTACATCAATTTTCCATTTACAATCGTTGACTTTCTTAAGAAAGATATTATATAATGCTTCTCCTTTATACTCTTCCGTTTTAAACCTCCATGTAAAGCGAGAATCAAGACCTTGATTATAATTAAAAAAACACTCTTTCAGTTCATTTTCATAGCCAGCAATAATAACCATCAAATCTTCTTTGTGATTACTTAATGCTTCGCACAAGGTATCAATACACTCTTTTGAAAAACTGTCTCTCTTCTCCGAATTACCAAGTGCATATGCTTCATCAATAAAAAGTACGCCACCTAAACAATCATTGATAACATCACGAGTTTTAATCGCAGTTTGTCCTAAATATCCGGCAATCAAATCACTTCTTGTTACTTTTCTAAAGGAACCTTTTGTAAGAACCCCTAACTTGCTAAAAATTTGCCCAATAATTTTAGCTATTTCAGTTTTTCCTGTTCCTGGGGGACCATAAATAACCGTGTGCATAAAATCTCCACTGCCGCTTTTGTGAAGATTTTGAATAAAATACAAGATTTGATCCACTATATTTTCTTTTAATTCTTTCATACCAATCATACTATTCAATTCTTGCAAAGAGGAGTGGATTTTATGAAGTCCTTTCATATTAATATTATATTCAATCGCATCATCTAATGGATATGTCTTAATTAACTTTAACAAATCATCTATATTTGTGATTTCAACGTTTATATCAACCTTTTTAATAGACGGTGATGCAGGTTTGGGAATTTTATCTGGAAAACTACATCGCACTCGTATCTTCTTACGTAGTAAGCTTTCAATAGAAATATTTTCAGAAAACTTGTTTGGGTCTATATAGTTATGATTAAGAACTGTTGTAAATCGCATCTCATTATCATATTTGCTGTTACACGTTTGTAATAAATCATCAACATAGTCTTTGCCTTCTTTACTTTTTTTTTCTTTTTTGTTCTCTGTGTTTATGTATTCTTTGTTCTCGGTTTTTATATTCTTTTTATTGTCTAATTCGGAAATGAACTCTTTATAATTATAACGCATAGGTAATTAATATAAAGTATTTTTAAATGTTTATATTACTTTATATATCATCTACACATATAAATATAATATAGTAGATTAGACTAGATAATAGTTTGCATAATGAAACAATTTAAAAATAAATTGAAATAATAAATAACCAAAAAATGAGTTCAAATATAACCATAACCAAAACCATGTCAAAACCCGGTTCCGAGGAGGCTTTTAATGCCGAGCTTGATAAGTATATTGAGACACCATGGACTATAATTGAATCTTATTTTAAAGGTCAACACCTACAACGATTGGTAAGACACCAATTAGAATCATATAATAATTTTGTAGGGTATCAAATAAATAAAACAATAGAAATGTTCAATCCAGTTCACATTGCATCAGACCAAGATTTTGACGCAAAGACGGGAAAACATTCACTTGAAATTTTCATTACATTTGAGAATTTTCATATTTATCGTCCGCAAATTCAAGAAAATAATGGGGCTACGAAGTTGATGTTTCCTCAGGAGGCAAGACTGCGCAATTTTACCTATGCATCTGCAATGACCATAGATATTAATATTAAATTTGTTGTTCGCAGCGGTGAAAAACTTGAAAACACCCAAACATTTTACAAGACATTACCACAAATCCATATCGGTAAGTTGCCGATTATGTTGAATTCCAATATTTGTGTTCTTACTCAATACAAGCACGTAGAGCACAGCAATACAGGGGAATGCAAGTTTGACGCTGGCGGATATTTTATTATCAATGGTTCGGAAAAGACTGTCTTGGGTCAAGAACGTGCCGCTGAAAACAAGGTCTACTGTTTTAATATTAGTAAAAATAACACAAAATACACGTGGCAAGCAGAAATCAAATCAGTTCCAGACTATAAGTGTATTTCGCCCAAACAGATTAATATGATGGTTTCGTCCAAGAACAATGGATTTGGGTTTCCAATTGTTCTCCAATTACCAAGAGTAAAACAACCAATTCCACTATTCATTGTGTTCCGTGCACTGGGTGTAATTTCTGACAAAGAGATTTGCGAAAAAATTATGTTGGACATTACAAGTGAAAAACATGCCGAACTGATGCAATGTCTACAAGCCTCTATTATTGATGGAAATACCCACATGACACAGGAGGAATGTATTCGGCATATCACTAGTTTTGTCATGTATACGCCGATTAATATGGATAAAGAAACTGGTGCCAAGAAAAAATATGAATTCACCATGGATATTCTTTCCAATGATTTATTCCCTCATTGCAACACGCCACAACAAAAAATTTACTTTCTTGGGTATATGACGAACAAATTATTACAGGCCAGTTGTAATTGGGTGAAACAAGATGACCGAGATTCATATTTGAATAAACGTGTTGATTTGACTGGTGTCCTGCTAAACAATTTGTTCAGGAATTATTTTAATAAGTTGGTGAAAGATATGGAAAAGCAAATTATCAAAGAGATAAATACGGGTTCGTGGAAGTCAACGGATGATTACCAAAATATTATCAACCAAACAAATATTTATAAAATTGTAAAATCCACGACAATTGAAAATGGTATTAAACGGGCGCTTTCTACGGGTGATTTTGGCATAAAACACATTAACAGTAACAAAGTTGGTGTTGCTCAGGTGTTGAATAGACTGACCTATGTTAGCAGTCTGAGTCACGCGCGTAGAATTTCAACACCAACAGATAAAAGTGGTAAATTAATTCCACCTCGCAAGTTGCATAATACGTCTTGGGGTTTTGTGTGCCCTTCAGAATGTTTTGACCCTGAAACGCAAATCTTACTATGGGATGGTTCTGTTAAACGTGCTGGAGATGTAATAGTTGGCGATGTTCTTGTTGATGATAATGGAAATCCTACCCATGTTCGCACGACTTGTTCTGGATTGAAGAATATGTATGATGTTATTCCTGATAAAGACAATTTCATGAAACATAGAGTGACTGACAATCATATTTTAACTCTCAAAATACGCAGTCACAAGGTTATTAGAAAATCCAACAAAAAAAATAGAAAATATACTCATATTGTAGAGTTCTTGAATCGCGAGGAGTTAAGGTTTCAAGAAAAAACGTTTAAATCTTTACAAGAAGCGGAAGATTTTGTAAATAGTTTTAATGATGACGACACTGTAGATGTAACTATTGAAAAATATTTAACCCTGAATGAAAGAACAAAAAATAAGTTGGTTATATTTAAAACGGAAGGTATTCATTGGACAAAACAGCCTGTGGACATTGACCCATATTTGCTTGGTATGTGGTTAGGAGATGGACTTAGCAGCGGCACAGGGTTTTCATTAAATTATAAAACTGACCAGGAGACGTTGGCTTATTGGGAAAGATGGGCTGAAGAAAATGGAGCTGTCATTATTAAAGGTAAGAGGTACAATTTCTCAGTTGTTTCTAAGAAAAATAAAGAGGCGACATTGGCTGGATTGTGTAACAGAGTAGAGGAAGCACCTTTGAAGAAATATCTTAGGAAATATAATTTGTTGAATAATAAACACATTCCAAATGAGTATCTTACAAATGACAGAGAAACACGGTTGCAAGTATTGGCTGGATTGATAGATACAGATGGTTCTGTTCGTGCTGGAGGACATGAAATTCGTATTTGCCAAGGACCTGCAAATTATAGAATAATTGATGATGCTTATACATTGGCAATGTCTCTTGGATTTTCCTGCGGAATCAAAGAAGGAAGAAGTCAATGGACTGATGAAGAATCAAAAAATAAAAAGTTTAGCACCTATAAAGAACTAACAATCACCGGACATAAAATTTGTGAAATTCCCACACTTCTTCCTCGTAAAAAATTATTGCCTATAGAAAATAAAACTCTTCTACTAAGAAGTAAGTCATTCATGTGCAGTAAATTTACTTTGGTAGAAGCTGGTGTAGGTCCTTATGTTGGATGGCAGCTGCATGATAAGCGTGGACGATTCTGTTTGAAAGACGGTCTAGTTGTTCATAATACTCCAGAGGGTCAGTCCGTTGGTGTTGTAAAAAATCTGAGTTATATGACGCATATTACCATTCATTCCAATAGCATGCCAATTTATGAATATGTCATGCCACACGTCACTGACATTCAAACCTTGGAACCGGTGGATATGTATGACAAGACAAAAGTATTTATCAATGGTTCATGGATTGGTATTACTGATACACCTGTTGAATTGTTTGCTTTGCTGAAAGAAAAAAAGTACCAAGGTATTATTAATGTGTATACGTCCGTTGTGTTTGACTACAAAATGAACGAGATACGGGTTTGCAATGATAGCGGAAGATTAACACGACCTGTGTTGCGAGTGAAGGATAAAAATATTTTAATAACCAAAGATATTATTGCCAAGTTAAACAACAACACGCTCACATGGGACCATCTATTAACAAATTGTAAAATTGATAACTCCATTATTGAATATATTGACCCCGAGGAACAATCCTGGGCTATGATTGCAATGAAACCAGCAGACCTAGTTGGAACTAGAGAACCGGAAATGGGACTAGAAAAGATTTTAAAATATACGCATTGTGAAATTCATCCCAGCACAATTTTGGGAGTGCTTGCGTCGTGTATTCCATTCCCCGAACATAATCAATCGCCTAGGAATACGTATCAATGTTTAGATATTAATGAAACTGTTCTTATGGCAAATGGAAGTAGAATGAAAATTGCAGATGTTAAAATTGGAGACGAAGTTATTTCTTTCCATCCAGATACAATGGAAATGTCTATAACTAAAGTGGTAAATCATTTTATTCGTAATACAGATGAATTAATTTATAAAATTAAAACTATTAGTGGTAGAGAAATTATTGCAACAGAAGATCATAAATTTATGACATCAACTGGGTGGAAGGAAGTCAGAGAACTTATTCAGGCTAAAAAAAATGGTCAGGCCGATATTGGAATATTTATAAATACGGATGAAATAAGCAAAAATGAAAAAGATACGTGCATTTTAACTAAATGTAATTGTATGTTTATTCTAATTGATTCAATAATTGAGGTTGAAAATAGACTTGTTTCTGATATTACAGTTGAATCTGAAAACCATAGTTTTATTGCAGGACAAAACTTCTTGTCAAGTAATTGCGCGCAGGCCAAGCAAGCAATGGGTATGTATGTGACCAATTTTGATAACAGAATGGATAAAACCGCCTATGTCTTGAGTAATCCGGCAAGACCTCTGGTAGACACACGTATCATGGATATGATTCATATTAATAAAATCCCTTCTGGTTTCAATGCGATTGTTGCAATTATGACACACACTGGATATAACCAAGAAGATTCCTTGTTATTTAATAAGGGTTCTATAGACCGCGGTTTATTTCAAGCAACCATTTATCACACGGAAAAGGATGAAGATAAGCAGAAAATTAATGGAGATGAAGAAATTAGATGCAAACCAGACCCGTCAAAAACAAAGGGTATGAAGTTTGCAAATTATGGTAAAGTCAATAGTCGCGGTGTAATTCCTGAAAATGTGTTAGTAGAAAATCGTGATGTGATTATTTCTAAGATTACTCCAATTAAGGAAAATAGAAATGATCATACCAAAGTAATTAAATATGAAGACCAAAGTCGTATTTATAGAACCGATGAAGAAACCTATGTTGATAAAAATTATATTGACCGCAATGGAGATGGGTATAACTTTGCAAAAATCCGGTTACGAGCTGTAAGAAAGCCAGTGATTGGAGATAAGTTCTCTTCTAGAAGTGGACAGAAGGGTACGCTTGGAAATTTGATTCCAGAACAGGATATGCCATTTACCAGAAGCGGTTTAAAACCTGATTTAATTTTGAATCCGCATGCAATTCCATCTCGCATGACAATCGCACAATTGAAGGAGACTATATTAGGTAAGACGTTGGTGGAGTTAGGATTGTTTGGTGACGGGACAAGCTTTGGAGATTTGGATGTGAAAACAATTTGCCAAAAGTTGCAAGAAGTTGGTTATGAATCCAATGGTAATGAAATCATGTACAATGCGCTCACTGGGGAACAAATGGAATGTACGGTGTTTATGGGACCTGTCTTTTACCAAAGGTTGAAGCATATGGTTGCGGACAAACAACATAGTCGCTCTATTGGTCCTATGGTAAATCTTACGAGACAACCTGCTGAAGGTAGGTCACGAGATGGTGGTTTGCGTTTTGGTGAAATGGAAAGAGATGCCATGATTTCAAATGGTGCGGCTCGGTTCACAAGAGGCCGTTTATATGATGCATCAGATAAATACCAAGTGTACGTTTGTAAGAAATGTGGACTAATCGCGTCGTATAATGACCAAATGCACATTCATCATTGCAGAACGTGTGACAATAGAGCGGACTTTGCGTATGTGGAGATACCTTATGCATGCAAACTGTTATTCCAAGAATTAATTACAATGAACATTGCACCCCGCATGATTACTGATTATTAATGAATACAATGTGTACCTGCGCCAACATGACACATAAAATCATCGTGATAATAAATCATTCAATCCTTCATCAAAATCTATAGTTATATTCCAACCTATTTTTTTTAATTTATTGTTGCTTATATAATAACGCTTGTCATTAAATGGTCTATCTTCAATGTATGTAATCCATTGCTTAGCATCCTCTGCATTGTTTATTTTTTTTATTTTTTCAATTAATTTATTTGCAATTTCTTGAACAGTGTATTCATGATGGTCATCACTTCCAATATTATAAATTTCACCAATTTGTCCTCGTTCAAGAATACATTCTAAAGCACTGCATACATCATATACATGAAGAAATCCCCTTACATTTGAACCATCTCCTTGAATAGTTACAGGTTTGTTTTCTTGTAATAATTTTATAAAACGAGGAATTAATTTTTCAGGATATTGATTGGGTCCATAGACATTATTACCACGTGTAATAATAATAGGTAGTTTAAATGAAAAGTAATATGATTTTGCTATAAGCTCGGCAGCAGCTTTGGTTGCAGCATATGGGTTGGTTGGACATAAAACGGAATTTTCATTTTTCTTTGGTTCGGCATCATCTAACATAGATTCACCATACACTTCGTCTGTAGAAATATGAATAAATTTTTGAATTTTACCATATTTTTTTGTCGCCTCCAATAAGGTATGTGTTCCAACAATATTGTCATTTGTGTATTGGAGAGAATCGTCAAAAGAATTCTGTACATGAGATTGTGCAGCAAAATGTATAATAGTATCAATACAATGTGTATTTAATATGTGTCTTAGTAAATCCATAGAACAAAGATTTCCTTGAACTAATGTATATCTCTCGGATGTACGAATTTCTGGTTTAATATTATCAGCACTAGCACAATAATACATTGCATCCAAATTTATTATTTTCACATTTTGATTCTTGTAAAAATAGTAATTAATAAAATTAGAACCAATAAACACACATCCACCAGTAACTAATAAGTTTTGCATACAATGTAAGTAGTAAAATTATTCATAATTTAAACTTATTATAATTGTTTCAATAATACAATAAAGATAAGACTATACTATAGTATATGTTGGCATTTGTTATTTGCGATTTTTTTTATATTTTTTATATTTTTTGTTATTTTTGTTGTTTCAGTTTTAAATTCACATCAGCATTAGTAGAACAAATACACATTGCACAAGGTTCTAAACCAGATTCTATGACAATATCATGGGTTACTAAAAGTAATATACATAATCTACTATCCACTGAAGTAAAATATGGAACAAACCCTGATGAATTAACAATGTATGCAACCGGTTATTCTACCTCCTACAATTTTACTTATCCAGACTATGGTATTTATGAAAGTGGTTTTATTCATCATGTGACTATTCAAAATCTAGAACCTTCACAAATTTATTATTACAAGTGTGGTGATTTTTCTCTCTTTGATGTCTCCAGTAAGAATACATTTAAGACACTTCCTTCTGTTGGGGAACAAAATGGTTCTCTTATATTTGGTGTCATCGGAGACCTTGGACAAACCAACGATTCAGCTGTAACAGTAAAGCATGTATTAAACAACCAAGCGATACAAATGATTTTGCATCCAGGAGACTTAAGTTATGCGGATTGCCATCAATCTTTGTGGGATTCGTATGGTAAAATGATTGAACCACTTGCATCTAGAGTGCCTTGGATGGTTGGACCAGGAAACCACGAAATAGAACTGACTGAAGGCGGTAGTTTATATTTGGCATTTGAAGAAAGATATAAAATGCCTGCAATCAAACCGGTTGAATATGGGGAAATAACAATTTCTGCAAAAAAGAAGGATGATGGTACATTCTATTGCTGTTCCTCAGTTTTCCAATCTGAATACAATTATGGCAATTCTTTTTACAGTTTTGAATCCGGATTAGCACACATTATTTATTTGAATCCATATTCAACTACAGATGAAAATTCGGCTCAATATAATTGGCTTGTTCAAGATTTATTAGATGTGAGTCAGCGTAGAGAGAAAACCCCTTGGATTATTGTTGTAATGCATTGTCCATGGTATAGTTCCAATAAAGCTCATTATGAAGAAGAACAAACTGTTTTAATGCGTAATTCTATGGAACAGTTGCTTTACAAAAACCGTGTAAATTTGGTAATCAATGGACACGTTCACGCCTATGAGAGAACATTTCCGGTATATAAAAATGATGTTGATTATGACCATGGTATAGTGTATATAACTATTGGTGATGGGGGAAATTTGGAAGGACATGCAGATGAATATTATGAACAACCTGTGTGGTCCGCTTTTAGAAATGGAACACAATATGGTCACGGAGAAATAGAGATATTCAATAAAACTACAATGGAATGGAGATGGTTCAGAAATATAGATGGAGAAATTGTTTATAAAGATGAAGTCATTCTAGACAATTCGTGGTATCAATAAAAAATAAAATAATAAAAATATTTTACTTTTTACTTTTTTACTTTTATTATTTTTTATGTTTTATGTTATTTGTAGCTTATTCAATCAATGTCATTTCAGCCAATTCCTTCAAATATCGTTGACTGCATGTTTCAACCAAAAGACCATTTGCATAAACACCATAATTGTAATAATAATTCTCATTTTCTAAAGCAAAATGATAAATGGTATACGTACCTTGTTTGTCATAGACACATGCTCTTTCATCCAAGCAGGCAGGCAACCTGTATTTTTCATCCGTTACATAAATTTTTCCCAATAAGTCTTTGGTTTGTTCTTTTTGATTGTCATCTTTGAAATCATCAACCAAAATACTATGGCAACCAGTAATAACTAAATCTTCAAAAACTTCGGGATATTGCTCATGAGAACATGTATACAACTGGTCTTTGATACGTTCTTCAGAAACAGGATGGTAAATATCTTTTTTACCAATCATGCTGATAGCCTTGAATCCATCCATGGATGTTTTAATCAAGTCACCTTTTCTTAAATTTTGAACAAGTACATATCCATTCTCAGTAAGAATTTTAGTATCTTCTTTAAAACATACAACATTTTGATTATTCGTATATTTTCCAAGTGCAAAGGTATTTCCACCTGCAAAATCATTTGTTATAACGTATAAATTGCCAAATGTGTCAGAAGCAATATTTAAACAAGATGATGGATTCGCGGTTGCAAAAGGAGCACTTAATAAAGCCCCATTAGAAGCATTAAATTTTCCAATTGTGCTAAATGATTGAGCAAGATAATAATCTGTAATATATAAATTACCAGAATTATCTGTTGTAATTCCAAATGCACTAACAAAGCCTGATGGTAGAGTTAATATATAACTACCATTGGTATCATATTTTGCAACTTGAATATTTGAATTAAATATAACATATAAGTAACCTAAATTATCAATTGTAATATTAGTAGGATTACTTATAGAATTGACAATTATACTTACTGAATTAGTTGAAGCGGTGTATTTGTTAATTATGTCATTATTTATATCTGAAAAATATAAATTGCCTAAACTATCCGCTGTAATTCCTGTAATATTACCATAAGGAGATGATAATGGTACTAAAGTATTAGTTACTACACTACCATTGGATGTATAATATTGTCCAATGTAATTATTATCTTGAACAGCATATAAATAGCCTAAATTATCAACTGTGATTAAACTTATATTATTTGATAATGTAACAGAATATACTATAGTGTTTGTATTTGTGTTGTATTTTGTAATTGTATTTTGTGCTGGAACATATACATAACCAGAATTATCAATTGCAATAGAAGTAGGAATATAACCACCAGGAAAAGTATAAAGAGTCGTTATAGGTGCAGGTGTAGCCATTTTTATATAATATATATATTTATATTCTAAATATATTTATATGCATTCTTTGTTCAAAGATATCTCCAAGTTCAACAAGGTCTCTGATTATTTACCCATTGTAGCAGCCGTTTTATGTGTTGAAACATTTACAATTTTTTATGCTTTTGTCGTAAACAAAAAATATAGGTCCTCTGTTTTAGAGTCCTGGTACAAAACATATAGATTAGCTGCTGTCTTGGCGGACGTTACTATTGTTATCATTGGCATTATTATTACCAGATTTTTATATCCATACATTTTTCCTTCATCGGGATTTTCTATTATTAAATTTGTCGGTTTAGCCGTTTGCGTTCAAATTGTCCACGACATTCTTTTTTACTTGTTTTTTAGTGCAGTTCCAGTTGGGATGAATCGTATGTTGGATACATTTAAAATTTATTCAAAAGAAGTCGGTTTGTATGCTGTTTTAGGAGATAGTATAATTATGATATCTAGTTGTTTAATCGCATCTAATTTAGCAAATTATAGCACAAACCTAAATATAATTAGTTTAATAGTATCCTTATATTTTATTCCATATGTAATTTACCATAAATAAATGCTGTTAATGTGAATAAAATTCCACCCCATAGTGTGTCAATAACAACAGTTGTAGGTTTCCATGCCGTAAACAATGCCCAATTTGTTGTTTCATAGACTGAATATATAACAAGACCTAATAAGAATGCCTGCAATAATGGTTTCTTGTCCTTAATAATAAAGTAATACAAACCAAACACTAAGGAGATATAACACAATACAGCGGGCAATAGATTCATCTTAATTATACTTCCTTGTATACTTTTGATTTGATTATCAAAGTAACCTTTCATCATAAATAAATAGATGGAATCAAGGATAACAAAAATAACAAACGTGGTAGCAACTTTCAAAAACGTTGAAGTCTTCATAAAGTAAACAGATATATTATTATTTATTAATTTTTATTTTAGCAAAACATTAAACATTAAACATTAAACATAAAAACCTACAACATTTTTTATATATATTTATATATATACAATGACAACTTCTATTGGCTCTATTGGTATTGGTTATACAAATCCTATAAGTGGTTCTGGCGGTTCAAGCATCTATATTCCTGGGAAATATCCCTTAGGTGGTGGAATTCCTGGATTTATTCCTCAAGCGACCTACAATACAAACAATGACAATGAATTCATTGAGACACGTTTTTCACTCAAAAATGCGTGGAACACAAATTATGCGCGTGTTGTCAATGACAACAAGTCAATTTGCACACCTTTTCGTGCAATTAACAATGCAGGAGATTTATTAAGCCGTAAATATTATTCTTGTGGAGGGCCTTGCCAAACATTTCAAAGCCGCCCTGGTATGTTTGGTTTAACGCAACGTTTTGGACATATTCAGGATCATTGCGATGGAACAGGTGTTCCTCCTTCGTCTTGCAATGTCAAATATGTTTATGATAGCTCTGATTATATCAGATATTCAAAACAAAAAGCTGTTAACAAAAACTACAATGATGCATCCTATGGTGGTAACAATTATTCTGGTTCTCAATCAGCCTGGAGAGCCATTAGACGATATTAATAATAAATAATAAAATATTATATTTTTTGTTATTTTTTTTGTTATTTTTTTGTAATTATTGTTATTATATTGTCCTATAATAAGTGATGTCAAACGTAAATAATAATAATACAATAAAATTTAAAAAATCTAGAAAACATAAAACAATTCATAAAAAATCTATAACTATAACTAACAATCGTAAAAAATATGGAGGTGAAACAATGCGAATTTTAGCATCAATAAAAGCAAATAATCAACTTATATTAGCAGAAATTGATAAGCTGGAAAATGGACTTTCTGAAAAGTGTAATGCATCAGGTATAAGAAGTATAACAAAAATTAAAGATTTTGCAATGCAGGGTTCTCAAGAAATAAATGATTTATTAAGTGAACAACAACAAAAATTATATGAAGAAGAGATAGACCCTATGAATAGAATAATTACCATACATGGTTTTACTGGTTCAGTTGATGAATTGTTAGATAATATAAAAAAAAAAATACAAGAATTAAACAAAAAAAATAGCAATGTTCATGATGAAATGATTCAAAAACTAAATAGAATAGTAGACAATATTTCCATAGAGATAACAAGTATAAATAAAATTAAACAAATACTAAAAAATGAAGGTGTGACATTTCAAGATAACAAAGTATTTGGAGGTAAACAAAACAAATAAAAAAAACAAAAATAAAGAAAACAATGATATATTCTTTTCCATAGCTATAGTATATATATGACAACAATTGCTTATCATCAATATACAAATATTCCTTATATGAGTGGTGGATATGCCAGTGCACCTGTCATTGGACCATTAAGCACAAATAGAACCCCAAATACGACATTTCATAGTGAATTAGGAGTATTAACAGGTATTCATCCAAATCCTCCTCAATTTTATCCATCCGATGGAGCAAGTACTTTTTCCCAAGCACGTGCTCAATATAGGAGAACAAATACAACAATGTTTAATTTTGGTAGAGGAACTCGCACTTATTCAGATATTCCGTCCACAAGCCAGTATTCAGCGGATTTACAAAAAAGTTTCAATGTTTCTCAATCAACAAAGTATGTTGCTCCGGCAGCATCTTCCATGTATATTTCTGCAAAAAAAAGTGCGGCTGTAGGGAAAAGTTCTTTGAAACAAGGGTTACCTGCATCAGCGCCTCTATCTTATAAATCGTATGATAGAAATGATGTTAAAACTGCATTGCGTATGGTGAGGTCGGGTGGTTGTACGGCTCCTGCCAAAAAGGGGTCTATATTTAACAATACGTTGTGCAATGGAAGAGTGTGTGCAATTGGTTCTTTAGTGTCACAGACATATTAAACATATCCTATCAAAAGAAGAAAACAACAAAACAACAAAACAACAAAACAACAAAACAACAAAACTTAAGAAAACAAAAATATTAAATAAATATATAGATATGCTAAATAAGTATATTGTAGAATTTTTAGGAACATTATTGCTTGTTTTTGTTATTTTAGCAACAGGTAATTATTTAGCCATTGGTGCGACTTTAGCATTGGCAATTTTATTGGGTGGATCTATTTCTGGTGGAGCGTTTAATCCTGCCGTAACAATTTCTCTTTTAGCTGCAGGAAAAATAGCAGCAAATGATGTTGTTCCATATATAGTTGTTCAAGTTGCAGGTGGTTTAGTTGCTTATCAATTATATAAAATTCTTATTAAAAAATAAAAGTAAAAAAAGTAAAAGTAAAAAAAAATACCATATTTATTTATATTATAATTTCTTTAGTTATACTATAAATGGCAAGGACAAGGAAAAATAGAACAATGCGACATAAAAAGCGAGGTGGACAGGTAGATGAAAGTTTGTCATCAAGTTCATTCAGTTCGGAATTCTCACCAAATAATAGTGGATATGGTTCTGATGCCGATTCATTTAATTCAAGTGTAGTTTCAAACCCATTAGGTGGAAAGCGCCGCAGTCGTAAACATAAACGCGGTGGTCAATGGCAACAACCGATGTATCCTCAACAACAACAATCAAGTGGCTGGTTTGGCAGTTCTCAACCTCAACAATCAAATAGCTGGTTCGGTAGTTCTCAAGGTCAATATCAAGGCTCTTATGGTAAAAAACCCTGGTATCAATTTTGGGGAGGAAAAACCAAAAAACACAGCAGACGTAGGAAGCACGGTGGCCAAGCCGTCACTGGTTTTGATGGTGCGTGGGACCAACCAGCGACTGCTTTAGCTGGTGGTCGTAGACGACGTCACCGTAAGCATTAATTTTTAACTAAATAACATATAATTTAATAAATTATTTGAAATATATGTTATGTTATACTTTATAATTTGATTTTAGTGTGTTTTATCATGATGCAATACAAAATATAAATACCCAAAACGCCTAAACCAGCAAAATATGCTTGAATAATCGGGTCTTTTGGCAAAGATTCTGTAATTGTTTCTGGAGTAATGGTCATATTTTGAAAAGACTCGTTACATCTTGCACCAGAAACAGGATTAGAATTACCATTTCCCCAGTTGCAAGGGTCCATGTTTGCAATATCAACAGTTGTTACAAAATGTGTTTCTGTTCCAGTTGCATTGGGTGGCAACGCTCCACTAGAAGAATATGGTGGTGTTGGCCCAACTACCTGCATAGTTATTTCTTGACAGTCGGGTGTTGCACCTGATGTAAATGAGCTTAATATAGTATATGGATTCAAAACATTTAAATTACTCATGGTTCCTGGAATTAACCCTTTAAAATCAGAAAAATTTGTATCTAAACCAGAGGATATAAATGGTATATTTCCCATAGGGACATTATTAATATAAATATATCTATCTACTTGTTGACCAGTAGAAACGTCTTTACATTTACCACCCGTTTGCAAAAAAAATTTATTTCCTAAAGGGCCTCCTGTTGTAGAAGCACCTCCTCCTGTTACTAACACTTGAACATATTGAATCAAACCACTAATATTATTACCCAAAGCAGATAAACTACCTTGAGAAGACATTCCAATGGAAGATGGGTTTCTTATATTTTGCCAATAGGGATAATCTGGACCTAATAAATTTTGTTCAACCCCATTGGCATCTGATAATACTTGTTGAAATATGTTTGACATATAATCTATATCTATATTAATTTTTTATATTTTGATTTTATTTTGATTTTTTTGATTTTATTTTGATTTTTTTGATTTTATTTTGATTTTATTTTGATTTTGATTTTATTTTTATTTTAAAAAGAAGGCATAGAGGAAGGCATAGACGAAGGCATAGATGGAGTTGAAGTTGAAGTTGTTCCACTAATAGCAAGAGGTTTATTACCAACCAATTGTTGTGAAGCATTTGCCTGTGCTTGTACTAAAGCTGTCACTTGTTGATTTAAAGTGACTACATTTGCACTAATGTCTTGAACTTCTTTATCTAATCCATTGACTTGTGCCATTTGTTCTTTTAAATATTCAATATTACCAGCATTTTGTTGAGCTAAAATTAATGGATTACTATTTGTATCATATGGTTGATACACGATATTTCCATTTCCGGAATTGAAACCTTCAATAAATGATTGATTTGTATTTGTAAACCCTAAAAATATTTGATACACAATTAAAAAAATAAAAAATACAATAAGAAATCCAATCAACATCAATATATAAATACTTTATACTTTATTTTTTTTTTATTTTCTTCTTTCTGTATATTATAATGGCAACTGCATTTTATCCTCAAGGTATGCATTCATATAATAATTCATCACCAAGCGCACCTTTTACAGCACAATATCTAACATGGAAAGGTACTGGTAAATATAGCAACCCAGTTGGAATTACGGCTGGTAACATTAGACCTTTAACAAATAACGACCTTACAAATATTGCTGTTTATAAACAGGGTTCTGCAAGACCATTAAAATGGCAGTTTAGAAAAGGTACAATTACTCAAGCACCATACATTATAGTCAATCCAAATGACCCTAGTCAAACTATTACTGTAAATGTAAATAGAATGAGCAAATCCACCGCAGGTTTAGAAAATAAAACAGGTGGTCTAATTGGTCAATTAATGGACCGACCTGGTAGTTATTCAGTGAAGCATAATCCTACCGATGAAACAAATGAAAAAAATCAAGCCAATATAGACTGTAAAACATGTGATGGTATAAGTATTGTTACAGATTTTGCACCAAGTCCTTATCTAACGAACAATCCTCAATCTGTTTGTACAACACCCCCATTTTGTTGCAATGAACCTAGAAAAGCTTTATTACGTGTTAGGCCAGCCAGCACAAATTTAAAGAAAAATTATTTTACTACACTTGAACAATATAGACAAAATCGGTGTCAAACCTATGACCAACGTGTCTTTAATTTTAAAACCGCGAATGATATTATTACAGACGCTGCCATGTTGAAAAATAATCCTCATATTACGCCAGCTATGCTTGCTGCTGCGAAACCAGGCAGTCCAATTGCTTTATCAAATACGTATGTTGGAAATTGTTATCCTAATACTGGTTTAAGTACATATTCACAAGTGGAATTGGTTGCTCTTGCATTTCAAATTTTAAATAATGATGGATTGTTCAATAATGATGACATAAATAATTTTTATAATTCACATATAACGACACTTCAACAATTTGTTGCTTTTATTTCGGACCTTAAATCTGGTCAATCACAACAAGCAGCCTATATTTTTAGCAACTTCATAAATAACCCATATTACGGTATGGCTTTAACTGGTCCAAGTAACCCAAATGGCTGCAAATTGGTTGTCTATAAACCTAGCAATCCTCAATTTGCTGTCCAAGGAGCAGTTTCTAGCAGTACAAGAACATTAAAATTGGGTGTTACAACCATTGAAACCAATGTAAACAATAGCAATGCTTATCGTGGGTCTGCAAGTACATTACAAGTGGCCAATCCAGGACAACTACCCTTTGCTCCTTTCATTTATAAATCAAAAGTTCAAAAATGCAGTCCTGTGTTGCCAATCATCTTTAGACAAGTGAGCTATAATCCAAAAACTTGTTTTAGAAACTCAGATGATAACATGTCAAAAGCTTTACAATATTCTGGAAGTTTTAGTGCAGGTCCAACAGTGGCAACCAATGGTATAAGTGCATCTAATCCAGGTGGACAACCAATAAAATAAAAATACAACATTTTACTTACAAGATGAGGTGTCATCACAAACCAGGATTGGTAAAAATATATTAAGTTTGTCTACAAATTTATTATATGGTATTTTATGTTTTTCACACCACTGAATACATTTTTGTATATTATTTTTTTTAAACAATTCTATTTTGTCTTCCTTGTTTTTATTTTTAATTAAATTTATCAACTGGTCGTATTGTTCTAATTGTAAATGTCCAATGATAATATTAGATTCTTCTATTTTATTTAAAAAATAATATGGCAATTTGCCTTTGAATAAAGAAGTCACTTGCTTCTTATTTACGGTACAATCTTCAAGTATTTTCTTTAACACTTTTAGAATGGTATTGTTTTCTGCATTTTTTACATGGTCTGAAATAAAATGTTTACAAATAAGGAATCGTTCATTTTTAAAAATGTTGGATGTATTTGGTTTTATTATATATATTTTTTCATATAAACTAGTTAATAAATATACTATATCTAATACTTGTTTGTGGTATAATGTATCTAGTTTAATAACACATGTACCATTTGCACTTTGATAAGTTAATATATAACATAGTATTTTTATTAAATTTACAACATTGTTATTCTCTGCTTCAAAATATAATAAATCTATACTACATGATTCTACTCCTTGTATTGGTGTAATTTCACTTGTTGAACTATCAATTGTATACTCATAATTAATATCATCATTATTTTCTCTAAAAAGATTTACACACTCCATGGTTGAGCTATTATTTTTACCACAATGTAGTGTGTTTATATTCCTTCCATAAAATGGTTCAAAAATATTGAACATGGTTATAATTTCCATAAAAATATAGAATGTTTCGGAACTGGATTTAATTTTACTAACAGAAAATTTAGACCCTGGCACTTTATTATGTATGAATTCATATGGGTTTATAATTTTATAAAAAAAATCAATATTGTAATCTTCAGGAATAGGTGTCTGGTTTTGAGATTGAACTTGTGTTTGAATATAATCTTCAGCGATTTTCATGTAATGCAATAAACTGAACGATAGTATGGGGTCATTGGGTTCGTCAAAACTAGGATGTATTTTATGTAATATTTGTTTTTTTGGTAATATATAATAACTCATGATAGAGAGTAGACTATATCATTATATAAAATTTTGTTTAAGTAATAAGCAAAATATTATATATTTTATGTAGATTTCTTTGTTTTTCTTATTTTTCTTGTTTTTCTTGTTTTATTACCACCTCTTCTAGATTTGCCTTTAGAAGACGACTTGCTAGAAGACTTGCTGGAAGACCTGCTACTGCTAGAAGATTTGCTGGAAGACCTGTTACTAGATGATTTGCTTGGAGGTTTGCTACTTTGTAATCCCATACTGCCTAGAATAGTTGGGTTTGCTTTTTGTGCAGCAGCTGCTTTTCTAGCTTTTACCTTGGCTACTATTTCTGCCCTATATGCAGCTATATCTGGTATTGGTGTTGGTAAATTTTTATTATTTTGATATAATGCTTGTTTTAATTCATACAGACCATCCGCTGTAGCTCCATTCATTCTAATATACTGTAACGCATTTGCTGCTTCCGTTTTATATTTCCTAGATGGGTCACTGCCTGGTCCATACACCATTAAAATTTTACTATTTAGACTATTTGCTTGACTTTTAAAATTTGGGGGAATTATAGTTTGCAAATCTGGTGGAATTATATCTAATGACGCCATGATTTTATAATATATGAATATTTTATTTTTATTTTATTTCATTATGCAAATGGTATAATGTAATAATATAATTATATGTTTTTGGGACTCATCAATAATAGTTTCCTTCTGTTGGTCTCATAGCTAAAGTTATTTTTTTTGTACGCGGGTTTTCTTTGTTTTCTTACTTTTTCCTGTTTTTCTTGTTTTTCTTGCTTTTCTTGGTTTGCCACCTTTTTTTGTTTGTTTGTGTTTTCTACCGCCACGACGACCAGTGATTCTTTTCCATAAACTTGGTTTTTGTTGAGGTTGCACATATGGTTTTGGGTACAAACTTGAATAATCTGTTTCTTGTATTATTTGTTTAGGTGTTTTTACAATCTCGGAAACATTTTCGTGAACAATATCAGAATCATCATCAGAATCAATCATTGTTGTTTCTGAATAATAATCGGGTTGTTGTCCTCGTCTAAGCAAAGCCGCATTTGCTGCTTTAATCGCACGGTCATCTATTTTCATATCCATGGTTTATATAGTATACAAATATTTTTATTTTTATTTTTATTCTTCTTCAAGTTTCAAAGTGATTTTCTTTTTTGCAACTCGTTTGGCTTTTTGTTTTGGCTCAACTGGAACAGGAACAGGTTGTGGCTCTGTTGTTTCTGTTTCTTTAATAATAGTTCCTTCTGTTGTTGGTGGAGGAGGGGGAGCTACTTGGCCTTCTGGTTCAATAGCTAAAGTTGTTTTTTTTGTACGCGGTTTTCTGGGTTTTTTCTCTTTTTCTACAGCGGGACCTACAACAATAGGATTTTCTTCAACTGGGGGTACTGGTGCTTGCTCTTCTTGTTCTAAAGGCATCGGACTCGGTGTATCTATTGCTTCTGTTGCAGCAAGTAAAGTAATCTTTTTATTCAATGGACGTGCCTTTTTATGCTCCAATTTTTTTGCAGGTTTAACAGGTTTTGTTGTTTTTGTACTTGATACTTGTGTTTGTGTTGGAACTGGACTTGTTCTAGAAACACGTCTTTCTGAAAGAGTTTCATCCGTTAATTCTAATGCAACTTTCTCCGCATTAACATGGCTTATTTTCTTAAATACAAAATACCTATTTAAAAACGATATTTTCTTCTCGTTTGGATTCATTGTAATTGCACTACCATAGTCGTCTCGTTTCATTGGACTGCGTTTAATTTCATCTTGCATTATATTATATAATTCACTAAATAAACCAGACCCTTCTGGTAAACCAAGCGATTTTGCTTCATCTCGTGTTATCAATGTAAACCCATAGTTTTCCATCACTCTCTCCAAATAATCAAAATTCACTAAGAATTCTGGAAACATTTTATTAATTGTCTCTTGAAATACATTAATTTTGTACCCTAGACTGGTTGCATCATCTTCAAATGTTGTTTCATCATAATCCTTTCTAATTTCCCATATTTTTTTACCAGACTCGTATAGTTCAATACTTTCTCCCATTTCCTTCTTTTTTAACAAATTAAATATTAGTTTACCATCATAGCACGTGCCAATAAAATAACCATTCAACTTGGTGCACTCTGCAACATTTCGCATAAAATTTTGAAACGTGGATTGATTTTCAAACAAATAATGAATTGCAAATTGGCAAGATGATATATTAAATCCATCTTCTCCTTTACCAAATTGCCTAGCAACACCTTTTCCTAATTTTTCAGCATCATTTTGTCCTTGCCCAAAAACAGCCTTGGTTATTTGCACCGCTTTATCACTCATCATGGCTAAACCACTGCGAATATGTAAACTGCTATTACCATTCACGAACAACGCATATGGCGTGTGTTTGAATTCTTTACGATATTTCAAAAATCGCGCACATGCACCGTCCAATCTATTTTCTAAATTGTCTTTTGAAATATCAATACCAAATACAAAGGACAGTTTGGCGGCAATCCATTTGGACAAATCGCCACCTTTACCGCAAGCATAATCAATCAATGTATCACTTCGTTTTGATACACTTGTTATTAATAATTTTTTAACAAATAAATTATGGAAGTCACGTAATCCTCGTGTTTTGCTATTGCCTGTAAATTTATTGTAATAAATATCATCCTCTATTACTGGAATATGATTACCTGTTCCAATCATTTCTTCAGTAATTGGGTTATGTATAGAATGCCAATTACTATTAGCAACACGATATGCATTACCAAAGTTTTTTCCACCATTTCTCAATTCAGTAGTTTTATCATAACGAACTCGTAATGGTATCCACCTCCATCCAGCTTCATTGTCAAGTTCATATCTAAACTCTACAATGGTATTATCACCAAACACTTCATTTTCTTCTGTATACATTTGTAAAACACCAGTATCGTCTTTTTTTAGCATAATATTGCAAACTCCTGCGGTTGGGTCATATGGGTCGGTTGGATAAAACTGAAGAGGATAATAATCATCCTTTTTTCTGTCATCTTCTGGCATATAAACAGGAAGCACATCATTAATTACATCTTGACACGGATTAATAAAACCGTCTGTGCTTTCTTTAAATCCACATCGTAAAATAATAGTTTTGTATTCATTTATTTGCGCAACAGAAGCAGTTTGTAGTCCATCTTGAAATATAGATGTAACTTCATCCTGTCCGTTTTTTGACTTTTTTGTTGTGACCAAGAAATCAATCGTATTAAAATAGGCTGGTTTCCATTTAAAAGAATATTCCCAAGTTGTTTTATATAATTTCCCAACTTTACCAATTTCATCTCCACCAACACCCATGCTAGCTGGTGTAAATATAAGTCCATCTGTATTATATTCAAACAACCCATCTTTATCTCTTGATAAAATAAATTTACATGCATCAAATATTGTTGAACTTGAATCCAACGGGTAAAACTGTTTTGATTCTATTCTAATTGGACTTAATGCATCCTCTTGTATAACAGACTTTGCTTCAATTAATTTGACAACATGTTTTAATAATGGCAATCTGAACTTAGACTTCACATCGTCACTTTTTCTAGGAACAAAGCCGAGTGCCCGAACATCCTTTTTATTTACATAGTAAATATCAAAGGCAGCATATAAATTAATATACCTGCCTACTTTGTCGTGAATAATAATTTCTCCATCCAGTAATGTATTAAACAATTCTTTCTTTTCTGTTTTTGCTCCAGTGAACAACACATTCATATTCGTGTTTATTAAATAAATTTTCCCAACGGATGATATAAATAACAAATTACGTTCACCATCTGCCTTTTCAGTAACAGTATAATCATTGCGAATATTTGGTATATTTGTATTATCATTGATGGGAACAATATTGTCTATTTGCAATGTGGTTGATGAAGGACCAATAAAACTATTAGGATAAACCCGTTCATGTTTCTTCGGGTCATAGTTTTCCGCATGAATTAATCTCATGTATTCTTGGAGGATACCGCGTTGTTCTGGATAAGAAATTGGATAATTTGTACCCTGCAATCCCATTAAAACATATTTAATTGTTTTACGTATAGAAGCCAAGAGGGATGCTGGGGAATCAGTAGAGGTTCCTGGACCAATCATAGAATTATCTACTTCCAACTCAATCTCATAAAATTCCGGGTTTTGAAAAAGATTGGCTTCATGTGTGGTATATTCCAAAATGGGGTTACCATTCCTATCATATCTAGAACTTTTTGTAATACTCATATCAACCTTGATTGGTAACTCTGGATGAGTAAATGTTACACGATTTAAATATCTAAACATTTTTTTTGATTTTTCCCAAGTGTCTATTATATTTTGGACAATCCCAGTTGTAGTACGCATATTGTTTTCAACATTATAGGACACTCTAAAATTAAAATTGTCAAAGTTAACTGGAAACACACGATTTTCATTATAAAGTTTTCCTGTTCCAGTTGAATAAAGTGCCTTATTACAGAAATTAATAGAATACATAGATGATGATGATAATTTTTTTATATCATTATGTTTACAATACTCTTGAATGTTATGAAACCCATTTATTTCTGCACGAATTGGAGATAATTTAAATTGACCAGAGGTTGGGTTTAAGAATTCGTTTTGAACACGCAATAAGTATTCACCCTCTTCATTTGCAGAAGTAAACCCTAAGGATTTCAATTTACGAATTACATTGTCAAAATCAATCTTTGTAAGTGGTTTAATTCCTCTAGTTCCAAATTTAACCTCTAATTCATTGTTTTTTTGAACATCTTTCACATGTGGATTGTTGCCCCAAAACAACTGGATTAATTTATCTAATAAAACTTGTGGAGATTCTCGCCCCTGTCGTGTTTTATATCTATCTTGCTCTGGTTGCAACGGTTCTAAATTTTCTTGAGCCTGTTCTGGATTTGGTTCTGTATCTATTTCTGGTTCCATTTCTTGTTTTTTATTTGATGACATAGTTATATATATAAGATTACATATTTTTATATTCTAATCAATTTTTTATAAATTTAATAGTAATAATTCATACAAGTCTTTTTTTGTTTTATATTTATTATCCGATGTGTCCAAATCCATTTTTTTACAAAGGTCTTGTAACTCGTCCAATTTATATGCACTGATTGCCTTTAATGGTTTTTCTACACTTTCCCACTTGAAAAGTGTGTTGCGATACACTGATACTTGTTCAGTCGTCGGATTTATTTCGTAACAATAATTGCAAGCGGAAGAATCGCTATTGTCTTTGCAATGAACTACATATATGGGCGATTGTTCATCAAATAAGAGTTCAAAACACTTTCTTTTGTGAATATACATAATATTAATATTGTATGCAATACACAATGCAATAAAAGTCTTCATTCCAATGACTTGTTTATTTGCTAATTCATCTTCTACATCTTCTCTGATATTTTTAATTTTCTTTATTTTTAATTGTTGTTTATTGTTTCGCATGTGTTCAATACATTTAAATTTTTCTGTTTTTTCATTTACAAAATCTGTTGTTCCTGGATATTCATATTTTGAAAATCCATGATGAATTATAAAATAACACCAAAATAGTTGGTCTTTTTCTTTTGGATAAAAAAATCTTTCTACTACCTTTTTTTCTAGGAGTTGTTGCTTAGTAAGCGTTTGTTTTGAATTTAAATTATGTTGTTCTTTGTATTTGCTGTTGTTATTATTGTTATTATTGTTGTAATGTTGTTTTGCGATGAATTTATTACTCAACATATAATCCTGTAATTGATTTACTACATGATTATAATCGTTTGTATTTTCCTGGGGCTTTGATGAGTTATGCATATCTATTTTTTTCCAAATTATCTTTATTATCTTTTGTAAAATATATATTCTTAAATTCTTCCTTTTGTTTTTCAAGTTGATTTAAATTATGCTCTTGTGTATTAACATAGTTAATATAATTTTTCAAATTTTCAATCATAGATTCTGGCAATTCTGTTAAATTAATAAAAGTACCATATTTATTTTCATTCAACGTAATACTAGTGTCTTTGCTTAAGATTCTTAACACTTCAACTTGATTAAATTTTGGCATAAACTCAATTTTTTCACGAATTGAATTTAAATCTGTATAACTAGTTGTTTCGGCTAGTTGCATCTATTGTATACACTATTATACTGGTTTACTTTTAAATAAAAATAAATTAGAATAAAAAAAATAAAAAATATAAGAATGAAATAAATAACCAATGTCAGGTCTAGATGTTAAAATTATTCATTATTTGTTATTCGTTATTCGTTTATTATCAATTTTGGTTTTACACTTTTTTGCATACCAGGTCCACCAGTATAATCTTTCTTTGGTTCTACTAACTCTGCAATAATACTAACATATTTGTCATTTAATTCAAATCGTTGTCCAATAATTTTTGCAGTAAAATGGTCTCCTTCTTGAATTGTTGAAAAATACGGTTGCATATAATAATGGTCTCTTGATATAAATACAACAATGGGTGAAGGGGTTTCATCCGAGCTCTCTGCCCGAATACCTGCTTTGGTAATGTTCTTTGCGACACATTGAATCAACATACCTTCTACTGGGCAACAAATTTTGCATTCAAAAACAACTTCAAAACTAATATTTGTTCCTTTAATTAACCCACTTGAAAAGGTAATAATTTTACTGGAACCATTTTTAATAAACCCTTCCACAACACATTTGCCTTCATAATTGTCAATAATAAAGCGTTCTATTGTTTGTTGCACATTTTTTCCAATGTTCACAATTGGTAATGATATATTGCGCGTAATCAATGACCGTATGTATATATTATTTTCTATTTGTTGTTTCTTTTTGTATTTGGGTTTTTGAAAAGCAGCTTCCATGAGTATATATTATAGTATCTTTTTATTTCTATTTTATAATTCTATTTCAATTTTTATATAAATTGCATAATAAAAATTAGTCAAAGACAAGGACAAGGACAAGGACAAGGACAAGGACAAGAACATTACTTGTTTCTATATCTTTTTATATATGTAATTCTTTTCTAGATAACATAGCATTTTCATAGTCAAAAAACCATCGTTTATTATTTTTTTTAATTTTATTATAGTATCTAAATAAAAATTCTTGTAAAGAACACAATTCGCCTTGCACTAACCCTTTGGTTGTTCCTTCTGTATATGTATCAAATAATTCTTTCCCAAGTAATTCTGTTAAAATTGCTACTTTTTTTATTTTACTTGCTTCATCACATCTAGCTCCTGTATTTCTTTTTGCTTCCATGTCTTTCACTTTAAATACTAAATATCTATTTTTTTGGTCACGTCCAATAAAACCAATCAAATTATTTAATTCCAACGTTGGGGCGCTATCCTTTTTTGAAGTAATTTCTATTGCAACTTCTCTCTCATCTTCAGGTTCAGCTTGATGCCAATGTTTATTTTTTAATATCATAATTTGAACTTTGTCATTTGAATATAATATCATACTTGTTAAACGTTGCGTTTTAACAATCTTTGTATCTAGATATTTTTTAATATAATAAGGGAATGATTTTTCTTCAAATGTTTCCAATGAATATATATAATTTATTAACTCTACTTTTTCATTAAACATTAACATATCAACTACATGTTCTACTAACAGTTCTAATGCATCTAAGGCATTCATTATTTTATTCTTTATTAATTTTCTTATAGTAACACCACAATGTTTAAACCAATTATCATCACCTCTTGGCACAGTTTCCTTAGACCTAGCAAATGATAATGCTAAATCAAAATTTTCTTTCATTTCTGAAATCAATTCGGGTTTGTGTTCTACATGAGGTCTTGTTGCTGGTTTTTCTTCTTCTTCTTCTTTTTCTTTTGTTTCTTTTTCTTTTGTTTCTTTTTCTTTTGTTTCTTGTTTTTCTTTTGTTTCTTGTTTTTGAGATTCAGCATGAGCAATGCTGCTGCTGCTTCTGGCAGAAGATGGCATATGTAGTTTTTGACGAGGAATCTGTTTTAAAATGTCAGATTTAATATGTAAATTTACAGCAGTATGTTTAAAATCTAATGGTACAGACCTATCAAAAATACTGATATGAGGATTGTTTAATTCGCTTGGTTGAAATAAATAGTAATCACCTAGGTTAATTAGATGTCCTGTTCTTCCATATCTGTCTATAATAAACTCATTGGCATCTTCTATTAATTGTGTTAATGCAGCGTATATTTGAACTAACGGATATGGTTTGGGTGTATTAATATGAAAAAGTAAATCATTTTTTTTAAAGAAAAATTTTCCATCTTTTTTGTCGCTGAATAAATTTTTTATTTTTTGTATTATCTTTTCTGAATTCATTACAATGAATGATTCATTGTATGTAGACATGTTATGTGTGGTCTCGTCGTTAAAATCAATATCCTTATATGGAATACATTTATACTGACAATCTTCCATATAGTCACATGCTGCAGAATAAGGGGCATCACCAACTTTAAAATCTGGTAAAACCATACCATTGGATAGAACTTGTTCTACCTTTTTTGTTGTTTCTTCTTCTATCTGTTCTTGTGTAAAATTTGTTTGCTTGAGATTCAGCAAACAATCAACCGATGTTTGTTTTAAAACACGACTAACTTTTCCCATCTGAATAGCTTTGTATTCTGCAACTCTATATACATACAAATCTGCCGCTTCTTCCTCATTATTTTCTAATATTGTACCGTAAATAAAGATTTGAACATTACGATTTTTAAATGGCAAATCCTTATGACTTAAATTGCGTACACCCCGACCTACAATCTGTTCTATTCTATTCATGTTGTACCATGGGTCAATAATATGAATTTGTCTTAAAAATTTAAAATCCACACCTTCTGAACCGGCCTGTGAAATTAAAACAACTTTTATTTTTGTACCGTTTTTATTATCGTCGCTTGTTACTGCTTTTATTTCAGCATCATTGTTAGGTGATAATCTTGGGTCACCTGTGATCATAATATATTTGGCTGGTGTGAATTTATCTTTTTTATTTTTACGTGGTTGTAATGTGGTGGAATCTATCAATTCTGCAGGGGGTGTTTTAAATAATGACTTTGCACCTTCGCCGAATCTTGAAAATCCCATTTCTTCCAATGCAAGCGCAACTGGTATCAATCCTCCATCAATATATTGAGAATAAATTAATACAATCCCTTCTGATGATAAAATATTTTTACATATGGAATCAATCTTTGAACTATATTTACCAATTTTATCCATGGAAAAAATTCTTTCGTCTTTATCCAACAACCATTTCTTATATTCAAAGGAACCTTTTTCAGGAGGATTCTTACTGTCTACAAATTCCATTGTTCTCTCTAATCCTTTTTTACCAGTCAAATCATTTGCATTAATAAATACCTCTTTACTACTACTACTACTACTACTACTACTACTACTACTACTACTGCTTTTGGAACTAGAGCTTGTACCACCTTTTACAGGATTATATGTTGTAATAGATTTTTCACTGGATGGTTTCATTGTTATTGCAATTGCTTGTTGTTGTTGTTCTTCCTGGTCTTGTTGTTGGTATTGTTCTGATATAATACTTGAACTACTATCCAATGGTGTAATATTTTCCATAGCTTCTTCTAATCCCTCCATTGGATAAACAATATTCAATGTTTCTAATGGCACTTGAAGCAAAGTGTAACCGAAGGACTCCATATTTTCAAAACTGGGCATATCTCTTATAACACCCGTTTTTGTAGTGGTGCTAATTTTCCGTTTTCTTAAACGGTCAATTACAAATTTATATCCCAAGGATTGATATTCTCCAATTGTTGTTAAATAAATTGTTGACTTTAAAACATTGATTGCGTCGTTTTTATCAATTGGTTTCCCATTCATCTGAATTTTTGGATATGGAATATGTTCTAAGGTAGAATCAGGAGAGAAAACTGCGGGGTACACTCTAAAAGGAAATGTATAAGGATTTTCGCCCCTAACAAAAGAGACATACCCTGTTGCCTTTCTTATCAACAACTCTTTCCCTTCTTCTTCACCATTGGGTCCCAATTTAAACTCACCGTTTTTATCAAATACATCTTTAATTTCCACAGTCGCTCGGCGATCATTTAAATTCATTAAATTTAAAAGCCATACTATTTCCTTATAACTATTGTACATTGGTGTCGCAGATAACAATAACAAACGCATATTAGACGCTGACTTGACTAAATCTTCCAATTCTAGTGCAACTTTTTTATTTTTATTTTCATCAGCCACGCGAACATTATGTATCTCATCTATCACAATCAATCTATTATCAAATTCATATTTCAAATTACGAATCATTTTAACACGTTTGTCGGTGTCATCTTTAAATGAACCTCGCACTGTTTTCACCTTTTCAATATAATTTGCAAATTCAATGTACCCTAGAAATAAATAGGATGCATTTATTATTGCCTTAATTTGGCTAATAACCTTTTCCTTGGTTAATCCTTTCATGTTCATTGGATTAATTTCCTTGATAAATTTATTACCCGTTGCACCTTTTAAATTCCAAAGACCGTCCACTAATTTTAGTTTTCTCTCGTCAAATAATTGCACACGAAAGTTATCTTGAACATTTGGAGATGCAACAATAATGGTACGTTTTGAAATACCCATTTGTTTTAAATAATCTCTTTGCTCCTCACACACACCAATAGCTGTTGCTGTGTTGTGTGTAACTGTAAAATCACCCATAATATATCTACAATTTCCATCTAAGGTAAATCCATAATAATCATCATTACCTGCATATTTTACAGTTATGCCTGTCACTAAAACGTCTTTTACCTGTCTTCTAGGATTTGCACGTTTTCTTGGAATTAACGTTGGTATTTCTTCTATTCCAACCCCATTTATAGTAATTCTCCAAGCAGTTCCCACCTTTTTTTCTCCTTTATAAGTCCAACTTGTGTTCTTCTTTGATTTATAACAAGAGAAACCTAAACTTCTTGCCAAATAAACAACATCATCCATTAAATTTTCATTTTTTTGTGTAAATTCAAAACCATTTCCACAAAGACTTCCATCACTATCAATCAATCCTGCTAATAATTTTAGCCTATTTTCTCTAGAATTGCATTTATAAATCTGTGGGATATGTTTATTATGTATCATGTCTAAATTTTTTAATGTATTTAAAAATACGGTTGAGTCTTGACTAGTAAATAAAGAGCCACTACTATTTCCATCCCCTAACCAATAACCAATCATATAAGGGTCTATTGGTACTTCTTTTTCTGGAAAATCAATAGGAACCTTGTATCCTTTCAACATAGCTTTTGTTTTTTTTGACAACTGTAAATAATCTTTTATAGAAATTTCAATAATATTATCTTTGGTTGTTTCACCATGTAAAATCGTTTCAAAAAACTTATAAGCTGATTCTTTTGCAACAGCCTTTGTATCTTCATTCAGCGGATTGTATGAAAATGTTTTTGATTGAAATGAGTTATTTTCAATCCATTGAATGTTAAAATTATAATTTGCTTTATGATTATTATTACATAGTTTTGGAAATCCTGAAACACGTAAACATAAAATATGTTCTTGGTTAACGGTATATTTTTCACCTTTAACAGGTATTATATCATACATTTTATCTTCACCTCTTGCTAAAGAGAGAACCTTTCTTGGTTTTGAATCATCGCCCATTAACAAATCACCAACCTCAATATCTTCAATTCGTTTAATATTTCCATCTGACATCATAATTGGTGTCCCTTTTGCATGACACTTACCACTACCTAAGCCGTGATAAAGTAAAAGACTATTATAAGGAGTTTGAAACGATAGAAAGTTCCTGACAAAGGCTTGTTGGGGAGCCAATTCAAATTCCGCATTTGCTAAAAGCTCTGCACGGTCTTCAATTTCATGAATTTCTCCATCATAACGATTATCATTAAACTCCTTTTTTTCCGCAATTTTAATAATAAAGTTGGGGTCATTCAAACTCGGATATAAAAATTCATTTTCTTCAGGATGTTGTGCTAATTCCTCTCTTTCTATCATTTCTTTTTTCAATAAAAATTTATTGCATTTTTTTGAATATTCGTTGCCTGAAGGATCACATTTACTAGTTTCATAATCATGCCGCAAGTCTAGGTCGTCTATCCTTTCAGTAGGAAGTGTGGGTTCTTGGTCTTCAACAACTTTGGACTCGGGTTCGTCAACTTCAACTGGTACAGGAGGAAGAGGAAGAGGTACCGGAGGTGGTGGTAAATCCTCAACAAGTTTTATTTTTTTTTGAACTTTTCTAGGTTTTGATGATGGTTGTGTTTGCATATTATATATTATGAATATAATCTATATTCTTGTAATACTTTATTTATATTTGTTATAATTTGTTTTTTTTCTAAATTATATGGTCTGATAGAATCCAAACATTCCTCCAATGTTTTCCATTCTAACTTGCTAACTTCAGCTCTTTGAAAATTTTGTAAAGTATCATCTTCTTTATTTTTCATACAAGCCAAATAATATTTATGTTTGTACGATTTATGATTTGAACCAATAAATAATTCTTCAAACGGCAATAAATTCTCTACAACAGTAATGTCTTTGCTAGAATAACCAGTTTCTTCTTCAAATTCTCTTAATGCGCATTCTAAATCTTTTTCTTGAAAATTACGTCGGCCTTTGGGAAATTCCCATTCTGTTTCATCCCAATTTGTTTTACTATTGTCTATTATATTATCAAGTGTAACTTTTTCATTGCTAAGTTGAATACCATTTTTTATAATCTCAAATTTTTTGGAAGATGCAACTTCTTCTCCTCTATATTGTAGACCATTGTTATCTCCCCAAAGCATTCTCCACAAATTTTCAAAAGGTTCTGTTTTTAATCGTTCCTTTTCAGTTAAAGACATTTCATCTACGCTTTTTTGAATTTGTTCAAGATTATAGGAAGAATATTTACCTCGTATCAAATCAATATATCCAAAACTATCTTTACGGCGTATCATTAAATATTGTAGAATACCGTCTTCATTGACTCTAAAAACAATAATTCCATAACTTGTGATTGGTAGTTTACATTGATGAAACACATGACCACTTTTTCCACAATTATTACATACATTTGTTTTATTCATTGAATTTATAATTACCGTTATTATGTAATTATGTTTAAACAATTATCTTTTAATATTAATTTATTCAAATGGGATTAGATTCAAAAGTATGGGGTCCTCATTATTGGTTTTTTTTACATACAGTTGCCATGTGTTATCCGCATAGACCAAATACAATTACAAAAAAGAAATATTATGAATTCATTCACAACATTCCCATGTTTATTCCGATTGAAGGTATGGCAACTTACTTTAGTCAACTGTTAGACCAGTATCCTGTGTCTCCTTATTTAGACTCTAGGGATTCTTTCATACGTTGGATGCATTTTATACACAATAAAATAAATCAGCGTTTAGAAAAGCCTACAATATCATTAAGTAAATTTTATGAAATTTATTATGAGCAATATAAACCAAATGATTTAAAAATGAGAGAATACTACAAGATGCGTAGTAAAATATTATATCTTGTCATTGTTGTCATGATTGTAGGGAGCATATATTACTTATACAATAAATAATAATCTATACTTATTGTAATATATTAAAATAGATGACAATGACAATGACAAATACAAATACAAATACAAAAAAAAATAGCAGTAGAAGAATAAAATTAAGAGGTGGAAAAGCTATAGCATCTGGTGGATTTGGTTGTATATTTAAACCTGCATTAAAATGCAAAACAAGAAAGCATAAAGCAGTTGATGTTGGTATCACTAAATTAATGAAAATAAAACATGCACGCGCTGAATTCAAAGAGATACAATTACTTAAAAAGCAGTTGATGAATATTCCTGATTATGGCAAGTATTTTTTATTAGATGGATTTTCATTATGTGAACCTAAAAGCCTTACAAGAGATGACCTAGAAAATTTTGATAAGAAATGCAAAGCAATGAAAAAAATTAACATAACTGCATCAAATGTAAACGATTCCTTGGATAAATTAAGAGCACTCAATATGCCATATGGTGGTATAGATATAGGAGATTATATAAAAAAAGAACGAATGAATTATAAAAAAATGCATGAATTGAACACATCTTTACTCCATCTATTAAAAAATGGTATTTTACCTATGAATGAAAAAGACCGGTTTCATTGTGATATAAAAGACTCTAATATTTTAGTAAAAGAAGAAGATGACGAAGTTAGAACACGTTTAATTGACTGGGGTTTATCAGCAACATACAAATCTGGAGAGGGTACAAGTACAAAGATTCCAAAAGTATTAACAAATAGACCATTTCAATTCAATGTGCCATTTTCTGTTGTATTATTTAATGACCTACTTGAAAAAATGTACACTGATTTTTTGAAAAAAAATCCAGAACCTACTTTTTTTATGGTAAGGTCATTTACTATTAATTATGTGATTACCTGGGTTAATAAAAGAGGACCAGGTCACCTAAAAGCGTTGAATAATATTTTTACAATCTTTTTTGAACGCGGATTAGTTAATATTGAAAAACAATTTAAAGAAGATTTGATAGAATTTGACTATACTTTTTATTTTATTTTTGAATACATTGCTTATGTTCTATTTAAATTTACGGAGAATGGTAAATTTGACAGAATGAAGTATTTCTCTCAGGTATTCATAAAAAATTTGGATATTTGGGGATTTACTATGATTTATATACCTATTTTAGAATATTTGAATGATTATTATGAAAAGTTATGTGATTGTGAATTGGAAATAATAGAAAAAATTAAGGAGATGATTTTGTATGTTATTGAATGTAGTTATGTTCCAATTGATATTGACAAACTTATTAAAAAAATAGAAGAAGTCGGGGAGTTGTTTTTGAAGGCTAACAAAAAATCAACTGTTCGGTTTGAAAGTAAATTGTTTTCTTCAACTTCTTTGTTGATTTCAAAAAAAAATACAAGAAAAGCAACATCATCAGGAAATTCTAAAACAATGTCATCAACAATATCAACAGTAAGTAAACAAACGACGATGCGACATACAAAATAATATAATCTATTTGTATATATATTATATTAATTATGAAACTAGAATTATTTATATTTGGCATAACAGCATTTTTAGCTTATAATACTTATTATGATGGAAAATATACAAAAATGATAATGAAAAATAAAAAATATTTTCAAATTGCTTTTTTTATCTTTTTAGGTATTGTTTTTTATCTATTGGTCAAACGTAATCCAGCAAGATGTAAAAATATTTTGCTTCATGCAAATAATGTAGTTAAATATATGCCCATAGATAAATCCTCCATGGATATGCTTTCACCAATCATAGATTTTACAACAAATAATCATGGTGGTAGTACAATGGACAGTTTTATGGGTGCTATGAATAATGAAATGGGTACAACAAATGCAGAAAAACGTATTTTACAATCTGGAGGTAAAAGTACAAAGAGGTCAGTTAGCGAGACCAAGAAAAAATATGTTGCTTCTCAACAAGGGTGGAAATGTGGAGATTGTAGGTCTCAATTAAATGCATGGTTTGAAGTAGATCACATTAAACGACTTGAATATGGTGGAACCAATGATGTTAGTAATTTAGTTGCTTTGTGCAGAGATTGTCATGGGAAAAAAACTGCCATGGAAAATATGTAAATGAGTTGAGCAAACTTGCATAAAATAAAATATGATTCTATTGTATGAATGCTACAGTAGAATCTATGAAAAATTATGATTATTCAAGATTAAAAACCCCTCTTATTTATGGAACAATTATAATTGTAATGTTAGTTTTAATTTGTGTTGTACTTGGATTAATATATTCAAAAACAAGTAATTTACCTTCAACGTCCCAATTAAACACAACCCAAACAAATACAGCATTTATGGTTATTTCTTTTCTTGCAGCTATTTTAGTGATTATATTTCTTACGATACCTAATTATAAGGATTTTTTAATTTTTATTAGTAAATTAAAATTTGTTTTTTTATTGATTGGATACATAATTGCTCTTATTATTTTATATCAATCTGTACCAAGTGGTATTGTGAATGGTTATGCTTTTTTGTTTTTCCCAATTACTGTTTTTGTAGGAATTGTATTATTTTATTTAGCCATAAATAAAGGGGCATCATATTATGATTTTGATATAAATTATGAACGCATTAAATATGCAATCATCTACTTTTGTTTACTTGTATTTATCTTGTTACTTTATACTGTAAATCCTGGTGGTTATTTTACAACTTATTTTGGACCCTCATTAATTATAACTATTTTATTAGTAATCTTTGGATTTCTTTATTTAATCACATTGATGACATTACCATCCATTAAACAAGGTTCTGGAACAGGAGCTGGAGCAGGTTCTGGACCAGGTTCCAATGATGGAGGGTTTTTTAAAGGTATTACCAAAATGGGGTTATTTAGTGGTATTGCATTTTTAATATTTTTGATAGTTGTTGTTGCAGGAATACTTGCTTACCCAGGTGGGTTTCTTTCTGGAACTGATGAAATAACCGCATTTAAAACCAGTAAAATTTCTCTCATAGTTATTTTACTCATTGTTATTTTTGTTGTTTGGATACTATTTTTTGGCATCATGTCTTTTTCAAATCGTGGAGCAAATGCGGGTGAAACAAATAGAAATTTGGCAAGCGTTACTAGTATTGCACAGCAAATATTTTTGTTATTATTTGGGCTAATCTTCTCCGGATTGCTTATTGCATGGTTGGTAAATAGTGCAGAAAATCTATCCAACAGTTCTACTATAGTGTCTTTTGTTTTAAATTTATTGATTGTTATCACTGTGTTAGCATTAGTTTTTAAGCTTATAACAGGAGGTAGTTATTATAGAAGGAGTCCATTTTTCAGAGTTGTAATTAATACTATATTTTACATTCCATGTATTTTAGTAAATATTATTGATTTTATTGGCAGTCTGTTGGGGTTTGTCGGTTCTAAAGTATTTGGAATAACAGCACCTGCAGGAAAATATGGTGCACAGGCCATGTGGAGCACTTTGAAGAATACTGTAGAATCAACTAAGAACACTCCATTTACATATTATGTGTTATTACTATTAATCATATTTTTATATGTGGCGTATTATCTTATTGTGCCACAAGTTCAAATAAATATATCTAAACAGGGTGGGTCATTATTAGTAAATAATCCTGTATATACAAACAGTCAAAATACAATTGGAATGTATGATAATTTGAACGGAACAAACGATACAACAAATTTATATGATTATCAATATGCCATCTCTTTTTGGGTTTTTATTGATGCTGTTAGTCCTAGTGCTAGTTCATCCTTGGAAAAATATACATCTTTATTAAATTATGGTGATAAACCAAATGTACTTTATAATGCAAGTGAAAATACACTTATGATAACCATGTTAAATACAGGTGAATCTGTAGACCCACAAAAATTAGATGCAAATGGTAATGTTATTATATATAAAATGCCCAACGTTTTGCTACAAAAATGGAATAATATTATTATTAATTATTCTGGTGGCACCATAGATATCTTTTATAACGGTAAACTTGTTAAATCTGTTAATGAGGTTGTTCCACAAATGTCCAAAGATACTCTTACGATTGGTTCAGACAATGGAATTAATGGTGGAATATGTAATGTGACTTATTTTAATTCAAGTATAAATGCTTCTCAAGTCTATTATCTTTATAATACCGTTAAAAATAAAACACCTCCTGTTGCAAATAGTAATTCCAAGGAATCTATTGTAAAGACTGTAGCAGCAGGCGCAAATGTGAATGTTCAACCAGTTGTAGTAACCATTCCATTGACAATTGATGTAACAACGCCATCAACAAATGTTGATTCTTCATCCAATCTAATGAATGCATCAGAACAAGCAGACCCAAATAATGTTTACCCTGATTATTTATCATTTAAATGGTTTGCAACTGCAAATAATGATGATTATAATGGATTATAACAAACAAAACAAATAAAAGAAATAAAACAAATAAAACAAACAAAAGAAATAAAAGAAATAAAAGAAATAAAATAAATAAAAGAAAAAAATAAAAAATAAAAAAATATAACTCACTAGTTTTAGAAAAATTATATGGTTATATTATATCATGGGTATTAAGAGTATTCTTATTATTGTTATAATACTTGTATTATTATACATAGTTATTCGCTATATTTATGCAGATATAAATACTCTAACAAGTTTAACAGATGGAACAGTCATGCAGGATATAACTGCTAGTAGTTTAGCAACAGGAAGCGTTGCTAATTCAAACAATTTTACATACTCTATATGGTTTTATATTAATGATTGGAATTATAAATATGGCGAACCTAAAATATTATATGCTCGCATGGGACAGTTAAGCACGAATCAAAATGTAACTTTAGATAATGTTGCACAAAATGAGCCATGTCCCGCTGCTATTTTAGGAGCTATTGAAAATAATTTATCTATTTTAGTAACATGTTATGCCGGAACAACTCCTGCATCTGGAGATGATATTACAAATTCGGATGGTTCTATCGTGCATACATGTAATGTAAGCAATATTCCTCTTCAAAAATGGGTCAATTTATTAGTTAGTACCTATGGAAGGACTTTAGATGTATATTTAGATGGAAAATTAGTGAAAACATGCGTTTTACCAGGCATACCAATGATTAATCAGAATGCTGATGTTTATGTTACTCCAAGTGGTGGATTTTCTGGATGGACCGCCAAATTTCAATACTATCCTAACTCAACAGACCCACAAACTGCTTGGAATATTTATCAAAAAGGTTATGGTGCCAGCTGGTTATCAAATATTTTTGGAAATTATCAAATTCAAGTTTCTTTTACAGAGAATGGAACTACTACAAGTAGTTTTACAATTTAATTTAGTTTTTCTTATATATATATAATATATGAATATTTCTAGCCCTAATTCTGGTTATGGTTTTATGCCCCAAGGTACTGGCAGAGGTAGTGGAATCAAAGATTTTATGAATTCTAGCAGTTTAATTGCACGAATCTCCTTTATTTTGTTGATTGTTTTAGTTTTTATTGTTGTTCTTCAACTTTGTATACCATTACTTGCATGGTTTTTTGGACCAACTAATTCACCACGTTTAATAAACGGTATGGTTGATGCAACCCAAACAATAATCATACCCCAAGACCCTTCATCCTCTGGTTCAATGCCAATTATTCGTTCAGTCAATGGTCCTAATGGTATTGAATTTACGTGGTCTATATGGGTTTTTATTGATGATACACCTTCTTCTCAATATCGTCATGTTTTTAGCAAAGGAAATGCAAATGTTTCGCCTGATACTGGATTAAATTTCCCAAACAATGCGCCTGGTATGTATATTGTTCCAAATACAAATGCATTAAAAATAATTATGAATACATATAATGAAATCAATGAAGAAGTGACAATCAATGATATTCCAATCAATAAATGGATCAATGTTATTATACGATGTAGGAATACTACGTTGGACATTTACATTAATGGCACAATAACAAAAAGTTTAGAATTAACTGGTGTTCCTAAGCAAAACTATGGAGATGTAAATGTGGCTTTAAATGGTGGATTTTCTGGTTATATTTCTAATTTATGGTACTATGACTATGCTTTAGGAACAGCAGCAATCTATGATTTAGTTAGAAGAGGACCCAATACAAAGATGGTTGGAACGTCCACATTGAATATGGTGAATCCCAACTATTTGTCTGTACGATGGTTTTTTGCTGGTTCCGGTGATGAATATAATCCTATTGGAACAACAAGTTAAATCATGTAAAACCTTAACATATATTTGATATTATATTATTTTATACATTGTATATAAAATACTATGTCTTGTTTAGGACCAAATTATAATCCTCAACCACCAAGAGAATGGAGCCGATTTGAAAATAATTGTGCTTATATAAACAATCCGAATCCCATCAATGTTCAAAATGGAAATGGTAGAGTATATGCTTATGAAGTTCAAAAAAAAGGAAATGTTCTTCAATATAAAAAGAATAGTTCCAATTTGACAAAACAACAAAGATATTCCCAAATAGCGCGGGGTATGTGGACAAATCGTACAACTACATGGGCTACACAAACTCAGGCGTATACAAATCCAAATACAAATAGCTTACGACGTTCTAATTTCACAAACTTTAATACAACAACACTTGCGCCTACAACGGAACCCATTACATGTCCAAAGTCGGTAGTTCAAACCAACTATTCTCTTCCAGCAAATAATGGAGGCACTGGGCCAGCGCCAATAATTCCACCACCGCCGCCACCAGTTCCTCCATCAAATCCAGTGCTTCCACCATCCATGCCTACACCTGCTCCTCCAACAAATGTTATTATACCAGATGGTGGAACCCTTGTATGCACAATTAGTGAAAATCTTTGCACTGGACAAATATATAGTATCACTGGAAATCAAAATTGTTATCCTACATCGGACTCCGATGTTCCGGGACCTGTTATTGGATTATGTTATAATGACGGTTTGCCTACATATTACCCACGTAATAGATATACTTATTCTGCTGGTGGTAACAAATGGCCACAGGGAGAAAAATTCTTATTCTCTGCAAATTCTATTGTCCCTGTAAATAATTTTTAATAAAAATAATAATAATAATATAATAATATATTTTATATAGATGGGGTTTAGTCATAAAAATACAAAAAAACAGAAACATAAGAAAAATAAAACAAATAAAACAAATAAAACAAATAAAATAATAAACAATAGAAAAAATCTAAAAAAACAAAAAAAACCCTTGAACAAACGCAGTTTTCACGGAGGAGTTATTGGATATGATGTAAATGGAAATAGACTACAACCTTCAAAATATACTAAAAAAGAAGATGTTATGCAATTTTGGTTAGCGTATTTTAATAATGATTTTGAAAAAATGAAAAAATTTAAATTAATTATTTTAAAAATGACAGAAATAACAAGACTATCAAGCCCCTATCTTTGTAACTATTTACAAGAAAAAATATCAGTTTTTGATGTAACTCAATATGCGATTGATTATGGATATAAACCAACTATATGTTTTGTTACAATCTTATGTAGCTATCTGTCTTCTTTATTAGAATATACATGTACATTATTAGTGAAAGGAGGTAGAGCTGTACAACTTGCTTTATCAATGAAAGAAAGATATGACCCTATCTTTAAAAAAATATATATTCCAACTAGATTAATGAGAAAATATCCTAGCAATGATATGGATATTCTTATATTACCTGAAACCGGAAGACCTCAGGACTCACAATTACTTGCATTACGTATTGGTGAATTTATTGACTGGTTAACTACATTGAGTCAACAAGGAGTTACTCAAGATTTTTTTTCATTAATACATTTACCTAAAGTAAAATTTCCTGTTGAATCAAACCCTGAAATTCCAAAAGAAGGTAGCATAATAAAATTAAGCATTCGTATGATGGACCGTGGTTATGTAGCTGTATCAGATATTGGTTATATTACATCAGAACATACTAATATATTTGACACTAATCCAATAAGAACTGTTATAGATGATAACCCGGAAAATCCTGGATATTTATTAAGTGTCAACCCTCAAAATATATTTTTAGAAAAAACATATTATGCAGTAAAATATAATTCTAGACAGTATAATAATCAATCAGAATTAAATAGATTTCGGGCGTCGTTGCATAGGTCGTATAATTTTTTATTAGACGATTTAACTGATAATATTTATGCTGCATTATCTGAATCTGAACAAAGCCAACAAGTAAAACCAGACATAAAAAACAAATTGATATCTTATTATTTTGATAAATTGCAAAAACTAATTCCATCTGTTGTTGAATTTGAAGTTTCTGTTGAGGAGTTGATTGCATTTGTAAATGGTCCTACTCCAATATATTTAAGCTCTTAATGAAGGATTTACGCAAATGTCTTGGCTTGGAAAAATATCACCAGACATGCACATATCATTTTCACCTACTTGAATACAACTACGGAACCCACGGTCTTCGCCAATAAAACACCAACCAGATTTGCTAGCTGTTTTGCTAGATTGAATTGAACTTGTAGCTTCATCTGCATTGTATTGACCAGAACCAGAACCAGAACCATATTGTGATTGTGGTTGCGTTTGTGGTGGAGCCGAATTCAAAGCAGCATTTAATTGACTTGCTTGAGCAGCATCCATCTGTGGAACGGTTTCGCTTGTTTGTTGACTATTTACTAACGATGATGTTGCTGTTGCACCAGTTGGTGAGGTAACAGCACCGGCCGTTTGTTGAACAACATCAACTCCACTTGTAACAGTTCCAGCTACAACATCTACACCTGCTTTTGTCCCAGTTGCAGCGGTTGTTGTTGCTTGTTTTGTTGCATCTGCTGCGGTATTACCAAAGAACCCTGCAATAGTTCTAATAAATGGTCCAAATGTATTGGAAAGTGTTTGACTTCCACTTGCTAAATAGGCAAACACATTAAAACCTATAATTAGTAAAACAACAACAATTATTATAATCCATGTTGTTAATGACAATCCTAAAAACCCAGTTCCAGATGTGGATGTAGAATAAAAAGATGATGAACCCGAAGAATATAAAGGTGCGCTGGCTGGTGCTGAATATGTATTTGGTAGACTACTCATTATAATAAAAATCAATATATTAAATTTTTATTATAAATGCTTTTGGTTTTTTGGATTTTTTGTTTCAATCATGTATTTTATATTTTACTTAAATGTTAATAAATACAAAAATTGGTTCACGTTTGCAAGCATTTCATCGCGAATATTGTACAAATCGCTATTAGACATTGTTTTTAGTGCTGCACAGTTGTCTAATCCCACTAAATAACTTTTAAACTTTACAAGTTCTCTCTTAAAGTCCTCTACGGATTTGTAATCCTTGAGAGAAATTGATTTTTTATGTAACAAATTTACTCTATCGCCACGCTTGCCAAGCAATACTTCTACAAATGAATCTACATTCTTATGTAATTTAGAGCTTAATTCGTCTGTAGCTTTGTGAGTTGCATAACTATGTGTTTTCCAATGATAGAGTTTAATCATATTCAATACTTCTAAAAACTTGACAACGACTTCTTGTTCAAATTTTTGTAGGCTTTGACCATAATTTTTACGCGTTCCTCTTTTAGAGTGCTGCATTCTTCTTGTTGTAGGCATTGTTATTTATATAGTATAGCAAGATATTTTTTGTTTTTGTGTTTATTTTCGTGTTATAGTCGTGGTATAAAAGTCTCTCCAAAATTATTCATGGTTTCCAGTTTTGCAATTGTTTTATCTAAATTACTTTTATTTACATTTGCAAATAGATAATCTGTACTTGGAGTTTTTTCATTCTTCTTCACTTGTTTATAAATAGTGTTAATTTTGTTTGTAATCTGTGATACTTGGTCTTTATCTTTCAATAAATCTTCTTCTAAATTAACTGGTTCAGTAAGCAACGCAACTGCATAATATAATATATATCTTCTCTTTTTACTGCAACTGTTTGAATATTTTAAAGTAAATAAATTAAGAAGACTTTGTAATATCTTTTGTATTAATTTATGATGTTTTTCAGCCTGTTTAAATAGAGCATCCCAAATAATCCAAATGACATCCAACTGGTCTTTATTATTGACAGGTATCTTACTTCTTCTCTCACACTTACAAGGTTCTTTTTTGCTTTTACATATGGATTCAAACTCTGTTATCCATTCCAACCAATAACATGCATTTATACAATTTTTACCATCTTTAGAAATATTATAGGCAAATTCATTGATTGCAATGTACAATTCTTTCGGGTCTCCGGGTTGTATAATATCATTTGCATAAAAAGCATTAGGTGCTTTTAGCTTGTCTGTCATATGTGTCATATCAAAATCCTCCTTTTTTATTTTTATTTCATCAAAACTATGTTTACGCTTCGCGCTGCATAAAATACAAATTATTTCACAAAATAATTTTCGTATCTTCTCACAATTTCTCATTTTTATTTCATTTCCAGCATACCCATTGGTTATGATTTCTTTAAAAATTTTTATTCGCAAATCCAAATATATTGCAAGTTTAGGATTTCCTAAATGAATATATTTACTATAAAAATATAATATTATCTCCCATAAATCCGAATAATGTCCTGAACATATAAATTCAGCGCTCCAATAACAAGCCGGTTCTATTTTTGATTTTGATAAATTATTTAGTAATTCTTTTTTGACATCTGATTTTTTAAATTCGGAGAACGTAATTCCTTTAAATACTTTTTGTTCTCTTACATCATTTATTTCTATTTCAGACATTTATAATTTATGCTAAAACAAAAAAAATCACAACAATACATATAGAAGAAATGACGACATCTATTTTAAAATATATGTTAAAACCATTACAATCTATTTCTGTTGCATACAAAAAAACATCCACTTGGGGAAAGGTCTTATTTTTTATTGTATTATTATTAATTGCAATTAGTGTTTTTAGGTCAAACAAGGCAAAGAGAGAAGGGTTTGAACAAACCGATAAATTCATGTTTAAAACAAACGCGGATGTATATGACGATTTTTACAGTGATATTTATGACCAATTGGTTTTTAATAATTTGAAAGATGATTATGAAGTTGGACAAATTATAAACTCAACAAAACCAACAGAACAAAGTATTATATTGGATGTTGGTTCTGGAACGGGTCATCACGTTGGGTTATTGAATAAAAAGGGATTCAAGACAATTGGTTTGGATAACTCACATGCTATGATTGAAAAGGCAAAGGAATATTATCCTGATTATGATTTTGTGGAAGGAGATGCATTAAATGCAATGCAATTCCAACCGCAAAGTTTTACTCATATTTTATGTCTTTACTTTACATTGTATTACATCAAAGACAAGAGTCTCTTTTTTAGTAATTGTATGAATTGGTTAATGCCTGGTGGAAACCTTGTTGTGCATATTGTTGATAGAGATATGTTTGACCCCATTTTACCTCCAGCGAATCCATTGCTCTTGTTGACTCCACAAAGGTATGCAAAAGAACGTATTACAAAAAGTAATGTTAATTTTCAAAACTTTAAATACAGTGCTAATTTTGAATTAGATAACAATCAAAATTCCGCCAAATTTGTTGAAAAATTCAAGAACAAAGACAATGGTAAAATCTTTAGAAAGCAAGAACATAAAATGTATATGGAAAGTGAAAAAGATATTTTAACCATGGCCAAAAATGCGGGATTCATTATGCAAGGAAAAATAGACTTGATAAAGGTTGGTTATGAATATCAATATTTGTTCATTTTTCAAAAACCTGCATAAATGCAAATATGTCTTTTCAATAAATGTTAAAAGGTGTAATTCGTTATGTATATGTATACTAAATAATAAGCATATATAACGAATGTATAACATGTACAATAATTACCATTATATTTTATACATACTACTTTTCATCTTCATTGTTATTGTAATTGCAGCTGCTTATATCAAAATGCGCTTTCGCTTTTGGACGTTGCAACCAGTTTTCCATATTTATGATTTCCACTATTATTTGTTTCCGCCAGGAATTATTAATCCAGAGTTGCCAGAAAAAAACAAGTATTGCAATTTTAAAGCCATTGAAACCGTGAAATATGACGCTTTAAGTGAAATCCGTATGAATCAGTTTGTTAAATTTATACGCAAGCATTATTTGCGGGATAAAAATAATGCAAATTGGTACAATCCTCATAAAAATAATATAATGCCATATTTTGAAGGACATAATGCTGTCAGTTTTTTCTCTTTTTACTATGAAGATGAATTACTCGTCAGCTTAAAAAAAGGCACTACGGAGACAACGCCCTCCCGAAAAATAGTCGGCGTCATGACAACACGTCCACTCAAAGTAGAAATAAACAATGGAAATAAAGATGCATTTTTTGATGTATATTACGTTGACCATTTATGTGTGGATACAATGTATCGCAAACAGGGAATTGCGCCACAGATTATTCAAACACATCATTATAACCAACGACGACATAATAGACAGATTACTGTTTCCTTGTTCAAGAGAGAAAATGAGCTAACAGGGATTATTCCTTTATGTGTTTATACTACGTATGGATTTGAAATGGCTGGTTGGTTGAAACCTGTAGATTTGATGCCACACACGGTTCTAGTGGAATGTGGCAAGACAAATATACAACATCTGTTAGATTTCATGAGAGAAAACAATCCAACTAAATTTGATATTTGTATAATGCCTGAAATTTCCAATATAATGGAGCTTATACGAACAAAGAATATTTACGTTTATATGATAATTCAAGAAGATGAAGTTAAATGTGCATATTTTTTTAGAAAATCATGTACATTTATTCGGGAGGCTTGTGAAGCCGTTTGTTGTTTTGCTTCTATCAATGGGTTTTCAAAGAGAAAAGGAAAAAGACAAGAAGAAAATGAAACATTCATTCATGGATATAAAGTAGCCTTGTGGAAGATTTGCGAACAACACGGGTTTACATTTTCAGTCATAGAAGAAATTTCTCATAATTGCATTGTTGTTGATGCACTTAAAAAAAGGTCTGTTCCTGTAATTGTAAGTCCTACAGCTTATTTTTTTTATAATTTTGCCTATCATACATTTCAACCTAGTAAAACATTCATTGTTCAGTAATTATTTAACATTTTTCATCTTTAGAAAATTATTATCTTTGTTTATTATATAACAAATGGGAAATGATGATAATAGATTTTCTATGAGATCAAATATTTATGCACCTGCGAGACCTATTCCTATGACACCTATTCCTATGGGACAAATGGCGTATACAGGAACTGGAAATTTTAGCGGACCTGTTTTTAATCCTTATGCTACTACTGTCCGTCGCGGTTTTGGTGGCAGAAAAAGAAGAGGTGGAACTAAAAAACGCAAATCAACGCGTAGAAGAAGAACAAGACGTCGCGCATAATATAATTTTGAATAGTTTGATAAATATAAAAATATAAAAATATCAATGTAATATATAATGTACAGAAATCCTGCATGTAAAGACCCGATGTTTAGAGCACTTAATAAAGATAAGTGCGGTGTTATGCAACAACAACCAGTCTATGTTGAACAAAAAAGAATGGTTGACCCGATGTTTAAAGCATCACAATCATATGTTCCTTCTCCTCCTCAACTTCCTAGAAGAACTTGGAGTGATACTTTTAGAGGAATGTTTGGTCGCAACAATAATAACAACGTTAATACTACTGTTAGAGACGATGAATACAATATAGCTGGCGGAAAAAAAAAGAAGATACGTACTACAAAACGTAAATCAGGAAGTCGTGGAAGAAAAACGAAACGTCGCATGTAATGTAAATTTGAATAGTTAGATAATGAATGTAATTATTCAAAAAAATAATAAAAAAAATAATCAAAACAAAAATTAAACCCCTCCGGTTTAACGGACATATTTTCCAACACGGACAAAAGAGTCCACGATAAAAATGATAAAAATGCCTAAAAAACAATAAAGTACGACTTCCTCTGTGACATTTCCTGTTCTCTCGTCTTGTTGTTCTTCTAAAAGGTGTATCATATAATTCAACTTATCTAATAAAACACTATTTTCTCCTGACATTGTTGTCGTCTGATATCCATTGTTTGTATTATTATAGCTTGAAGAATAATAAGGCATATTATGTGGGGAATTTTTATACATTGTTTCATAATTTGGCATAAATCGTTTGTAATAATCTTCTTGGGATGAAGGAGAAGAAAAGGATGTGTTGGTTGGATTTACGTCTAAAGAATAATTGTTTGTGTTTGTGTTTGTGTTTGTGTTTGTATTTGTATCTTCATTTATATTCTCTCTAATTCTAGTTTGTTCAACTCCAACAGACATTGGTGGTGGGATAGGATTAAAGTCTGCTAATCCAGAGGACGATGATTGTTCTGGTAAATTATGTATGCTTTGTAAAACAGAATTTACTTTTTCAGAATAATTATTTTCTTTAGGAATTCTTTTTTGTGTTCTATTGTTGGCCTGTCTTTTTCTAGCTATTGGGGTATCATTGTCATTATTTATTTGTATATTTTCATTATCAAATGGTGCTGCATACATTGCTAAAGACATTCTCTTAATAAAAATTAAGATAATAATTTGAAAAACACTCTGAAATTCTTGAATACATGGTAAAAAATAATATTATTATTATTTATAAATGAATAGTATAAAAAAACTATTTGCTATATTATCTCCCAAAATTTTAAATAAATACAATTTTATAGCGTTGATTTATGTTTGTATTATAATTTCTGTTTTACAATATCCTCAATTATTTAGTAAATTATTTTACACCACAGTAGGTAAATTAATAATGTTAATCATAATTGTTTTTATAACAAATTTTAACACTATAGCAGGCGTAATTTCTATGGGTGGAATGATTAGTTTATACACTTATTTGCATGACACTGGGTATGAAGGGTTTGTGGAAGGTATGTGTCCTGACCCAAACAATCCTGATTGTGCTAAACAATTAACAACCCCACCTCCAGTTCCTGATATTGCAAGTACCGGCAAAACGGTTCCATCTGCTATCGTTGGCGGAGAAGCTACAGACACGTTGGTAACTAATAAATTTGCTCCTGCACCTGTTACACCTGTTACACCTCTTACTGCTACTACTGTTCCCCCTACTACCGCTGCTGCACCTACTATTACACCAACTACAAATATGGTTGATTTGCAGTTAAAAGCACAACAACTTGTAAAACCTGAAAATTCTAAAACAATTCCTGTAATGACTAGCAAGAATAGTGCTACTGTAGAGGGATTTACACCAAATACAAATACCTTGTCTCCTTCTTTTATCAAGAGACGTTAAGAACAAAAAATAAAAAATAAAAAGTAAAAAATAAAAAAAACAAAAAACAAGAAATAAAAATAATATAGTAGTATAAAAGCGTGCGTTTGAATGAAAAAAATAAGTAAAAACACTAGAGATATATTATTTTTATTTATTATTGTAGTTTTAGCTATTGGTATGGGGTTAGTTATTTATGGCAAGGGCACTGAATTACATGAACCATTTATACCTGCGATTAATTCAGTTTATAGACCATTTGTTAGAAAAGTACATAAATATACCTCAGAAAAATTTAATAATATGACAAATAAAGTCCATCGTTTTTTGAGACAATATAAAATAACATAACATAGGGTTATTATGTATTCAAAAGATTATATATATTTTAATTATTTTTTATATTATTTAAATATATGACAAAAAAATCATTAAAAAATACACAACAACAACAACAACATATACCAAATTCAAATATTTTTACAAATGCAATTCAATTTATACATAATCATGTAGGATATTTAAATAATAGTAAATTTTTTGCTGGATGTGTAATGATTTTACTTAACATTGGTTCAAAATTTATAACCATACAATTTAGCAAATCAGCGGAGGAATATCTTAAACTGTCTGTCTGCAAAGAAATTCTAGTATTTTCCATGGCATGGATGGGTACTCGTGATATATATGCAGCCCTTGGATTAACTGCTGTCTTTGTAATTTTATCGGACCATTTATTTAATGAAGAAAGTAGGTTTTGCGTTGTTCCAGAAAATTACAGAGTATTAAGCAAATTAGAGACTGTATTAGATGAAAATAAAGATGGTATTATTTCTGATGAAGAAGTTAATTCAGCAATTGCTGTCTTAGAAAAAGCTAAAAAAGAAAAGCAAAAACAACAACAACAACAATTATATTCAACCTTTAAAGAAGTTGCAAATAAATAAGGTAAAATGGTAAAATGGTAAAATCGTAAAAAATTATATAGATTTAATAAATAAAATAAATAAAATAAATAAATAAAATTAGATAAATACAAATACATACAAAAAAGCATATTAATATTCTTAATGTATTATAAGTATGTCAATTCCTAATACATTAACAATATATTTAAATACACGAATAAGAGGACAAGCTAAATTAAAATATAAACCTAGTATGACAGTTCCAGGTGTTCGCTCTGATACGGTATATTTTAATCCTATAATTAAATTAAGTAAAAATGCTATCAACAGTATTCCAAGAGGGTATCCTGAGTCTGAAGTATACACTCAATTTTTTGATGAAAATGCTTTTCAAAGTTTAGTCAATAGGAGTATTACAAATATTTCTCAAGCTAGAGTACCTATAGATGAAGCAACCAAAAAGGGAATTGTTGATAATAATATAGAATTGATAATAAATACATTGTTTAAAAAAAATACAAAATTTTATATGCATGGAAAACCATATACAATATATTCTCACGATTGGATACGCGGTGATTGGCAGATTGACAAAAAAAAACTTGAAACCTATATGTTACAACAAGCCTATGGACCCAGGGGTTATGGTTATTACAATGCAATGGCTACACAAGATAAAATGGCAGAGAACGAATTAAATGAATTGAAGAAAATTGATAATGGTGTTGCTATTAAGGGATTTGCTGTTACATCTCCTGATTTAACTAGTAAAATAAAGGAAGAATTTGAATTAACAAGTGGATTGGGTCTTCGTGCTGCTGCTACTTCTGTACCTACAAGTAGAATTCAACCTACAACTATGACTCCAGAACAACAAGATGCTCTAAAAAAACAACAAAAAGAAAATATTCCCAAAGTTGCGCGCAATTTTGTTACTAATAAATTTACAAATCAATCTGTTGTAAACTTGGAAGATGGTGCAAGTTTGTCAAGTGACCCTATATCATTAACTATATTATACACTATTGATAGGGATTATACAACAGATATAAATGAAAACAAACAACTGTTAGAACCTTTATATAATCAATTATTAGAACAGGGAATAAATTACAAAAATGCAAAAGAAAAATATGACATTGCACTTGGAACATATCAAATTAATGATATTAAATCTATAATACAAACACCTGTTGAAATTTCTAAAGGAACAACTGCAACGCCACCTGGTTCAGGACCAGGACCAACACCAACACCAACACCAACACCAGATAATTTGTTTAAAGATAAAAAAAAATATGATGGTGCAGTTGAAGAATTATATAAAATGATAAAATATTATAAAGAAAAAAAAAACATCAGCTATGAAGGTTTAATGACAGCTCAAAGTTTACAAAACCAAAAAAAAACTATCTTATATATTATTACTTCACTTGAAACTTATAAAAAAAAATTTTTAAAAAAGTTTTTACAGACATTAGGGTTATTAATTAACAAAAATAAAGTGTTAAATAACTATATAAATGCATTAACTAAATTTTATCTACAATTATATCTTATTAAAGAAAAATCTTTTAAATTAAATCATGTTGAAAATAAACCTGAAAATATTTTAACCTTAAATATAATAAAGTTTGATGTTCAGTGTTACAAAACTATTTTATATAACTTTACTCCTGCATCAAATAAAAGTCTTTCAGTTAGTTTACAGAATTTAATGCAAACATACAAACATGTAGAATCCTATATCAAAACAATGGATGCAACCCCTGTAAATTATCAGGAAATATTTAAAAATTATTATAATCATCCAAAATTATTAAAATTTAATAAATATCAACTTGATATTTATATGTTTACTGTATTAAAATATGACCAAATGATTGAACTTATTCTTTGGAAAATTTTATATAGACAAACCGATATATATTTGAATACAATTAAAGACAGTATTATTGGAAAACAAACAGACACTGGATTTATTGAAGGAAAAATAGATATTGCTAGAACTATGTTAACACAATATAATCAAAAATACACACAACAAGAAAGAGATGCCTTTTTACAAAATGCGATGCAACTTAACAAGCCTCTTCAACAACAATCCTCTGCTATAACAGATTTTATATTTCCATCAAGTAAAAATACAGCATTAAAACAACAACAAAATGATTATATACATCTACAAACAGCTGTAATGTTATGTTATGATTTAATTACATTATATGCAAAAGTTTCTGCAATTAAATATTCAAGAGAAATTTCACTAGTTACTTGTAAAAAAAATGTAGATTATGCACAGCTTGAAATTAATCAAAGAGTAATAGACTCTGATTTACTAGTTTTAAAAGATAGGGACATGATTCCATTTATACCAGAAAATTTAGTTGGGGAAAAAGAACCGTATAATGATGAGGAACTTCTTAAAAGTAGTATTCTTGAAAAAACTCGTTTTAAGATTAAATTTGAAAAATTAGACAGAACTGGATACAGTGGTGTATTAACTTTATTAGAAAACAAATATAATAATGCAATAGAAACTATTATACCTCATATTTCTAAATTGGGGATTTTAAATAAATGTCAACAAATTGTGGAAAATGATGTTACTGATGATAAAATAAATAATATTATAACTGATTATAATTATGATGATAAAACACCATTAACCAAAGGACAGGCAATTGTAAATGTTTTTCAAAAAGAAAAAAACGAATATTATGATTCATATTTAACAACATTATTGCAAAGCAATATTTCTTTATGGTATTCTAGTGGGGTCCGAGACAGAATTATTCCACGTATGACATATGAAACTGTTGAAAGACTTGCTCAACAATGGATTGTTATTGATAATTATGGTTCAGGGAATGGAGTTTTTTTTGCAATTGCTTCTATTTTTAATAATTACTTGGTTACAAATGGCAAGAAATCAGATAATCCATTTGCAGATGTGTCAGCTGGCGGATATTATACTGCCCAATCATTACGATTTGCATTTGCTGACCCAAATTACGGGTTAGGTAGTGATATCATTCAACGGTTGGATAACGACCGTAAACCAGAATTAGATAGTTTATTATCTAAAAATAAAAAAGATTTAACCAAAGAAGACAAAAGAAAATTAAAATTGTGGAGTTTTTTATATGATGAAAACCGAGTTTGGATAGGTGATGATGAAAACGCTGTTAGAAATGCAATTAGATATTCATCTGAATATAGTGGCAACATAACTGCAATTACAATTATTGAACGTATTTTTAAAATTAAATTTATTATTATTGATACTTCATACCCAACCGATGAATCATTTATTCCAATTGGAACAATGGTATATTTTTTAATTAATAAAACTCAAAAAAAATATGGATATATTACAGCTTATAACCAAGAAAAAGACTTATATACAATTATAGATACATATTATATCATATATGACAATATTTCTAGAAGAAGGAATAAAATACAAATTCTTTCAGATTATTTTTGTATCACCAATACAAGACTTCTCGTGGATGAAGCTAGACAATATACACATTTTGCATTTCTACTTAAAACTAGTATTTTAAATGAATTTGACAATACTATTGATCATTGGGAATACATGTACAATGTTGTTGATAACAAATTTATTTATTCATTTGATGAAATACCCGATTGTTTAAAGTATTTTATTTTTGAAAAATCTTGGAGATTTTTGACACCACAAGAAAGAGTTGGTTCATGGCTCAACCGAAGTGTTTTTTCTCAGTATTTAAATGATTGTCAACGCAAAATAGATGAAATTGCTGCCCGTGCACATAGGGATGTTGTCCAAGTTGGAGGTGACAATACTACAGTCAATACAACAATTCAAACAGGTGAAACAAGGTCATTTAGACCCGGTTTTAGAAATAATTCCAATTTAAGTTATTATATAATTGTAGATTTAGAATTATATCCTGGTGAATCTATTCCTCTATTAAAACAACCAGTGATAGCATGTCATATTAGATATGAAAAAATAAGACAAGCTTTTGCAGAAATGTTTGGTCTTTTATATAGACCATTAGAATTCAATCAATCTGGACACGTGTCGTTGTCATCAGTTGAGTATGACCTAAAAAAAAGAAATGAAGAAAAGGCAAAAGAAAAGGAACAAAGAGAAGAAAAAGAAAAAGAATGGGACCCAAGAAGAGACCGAGGTTATTACCGATACCAAGACCAAGACCGAGGAATGTATACTAGAAATTACAGACCATATTATGGAGGGAATAAAAATGCAACAAGACGAATTAAAATCCATTCTGATGCATAAATTCCTCTATTAGATTGTGTGGTATGCAAGTAAAGTCTATAATTTTTTTATTCAGCTCATATTTTTCATATGCATTTTCTTTTTTCATTCTTTCCTCAAAATAAGTTTTATCATGAAAACATTTCAATGCTGTTTTGGGTCCGCATTTTTGTAATACAGAGGTAATATTATCACTTGTATCGCCCATGACAATTTTACAAAACAAATCAGCTTCTGCAGTACCACCTAGGGTTGTTTCTGCTATATTCTTGTAGGCAAGGTTAAATATCTTTACATTGGGTCCCGCCAATTGTAAATAATCTTTGTCGCTTGTAATAATAGTAATCGTTGCATTTGGTATTGTTTTTAAAATATGTTTTACTAAAATAGCAATGCAATCATCGGCTTCTAAATTTGGATGTGAAACAATGGCTCTTGCACCTCCTTGTTGAAACAAACCTTCTTTATATACCATGGCAAAGAATGGAGCCTCTATATTTTTGTTTTTATCTTTGTTCCTATTTGCTTTATATTCATTGTAAAATATTTGTCTCCATATTGCTTCTCTCTTGCAATCTTTTCCTACAATCATAATTGGTTGGGAATATTCTGTTTTTGATGTTGATAAATTCAATTTCTTGGTTAGGTTTTTTATTGTATCTACAAATGTTTTTTTGAATTTTTCAACAAAAATTTCATTTGTTATTGGGTCTGTTATAGGTATTTCTGGATAAGCACTTTTCCACCAGCGCATGATTGAATGAAACCGGTGAAAACAAAAATAACTACCATCAATAAATAAAAATGATTTAGGGTTTTGATTTTCTTTTTCAACTTCTTCAATAAATGTTTGCATTTGCTATTATATTATATTATATTAAATACTTTACTTTTATGTATTTAATATGTATTATTGTAATTTTAATTCATTTTAATTCATTTTAATTCATATTTCAATTTTAATAAAAATATTATAAAATATTATATTATATTACATACAATGGTTAACAGTTATAAGCAAAAACAAAATACAACAAAAAAACTTAGTCATTCTAGAAAAGGGAAAAAAGAAAAAAAAGGAAAAATGACAACACGAAAAAACACAATGAATAAAAATAAAACAAATAAAACAAAAAAATATAAAAAAAATATTAGATATAAAAAGACTCAAAAATACTATGGTGGTTCACTATATTCACCTACCGAAATTTTTACACTGAACCAAATAATTTTTCCAGGAGAATCACTTGCACCACAACCAGGATTTATTCTTTCCACTGACTTTGTAAAATGCTTAAACTTTGGTTTAAAACCAGCACAATCATTAGCTGCGATTGATCCTAGATTATATTGGAAGTGTGGCCCTGTCCTAGTTAAAAAGATTAAAAGAAGTGTTCGTCTTTTAAACACAGAAAAATTACCATATAATGTTTGGAAAGGAAAATATATGCAACTAATACATCAATATGGATCTCAAAGAGAACCAGGGGAAAAACCTGTAACCATGGACAAATTTTGGAGTATTGGTTTTAATGATGGGTATCTCACAAAATATTATGGAGCCATCCAAACAGACCCAAGAAGTTTAAAAATAATGCTCAATTCTTTAACACCCCAAGCATATTCTTTTTTATTAAGTGAATTACCAGATTCTGAATTGGAGACAGTGTACGATGCAATTAAACTACGCGAACCCTCCGATTTACTTCAATTGTTTGAAGGATTCCATCCTGCTGATATTTATGATACATATGATAATACATTTGATAATGAAACAATTAAAAATTTATTGTCTAATAAAGGTTCCAGTAATTTTACTATATCAGATGTAAAAATATTTACAGACACAAATTTTAGATGGAAACCTAGTAAAAACTGGGATTTTACATACAAAATAACCTTACATAATTTTGAAGAACAATTTTCAGGACATAACCTTTCTACTATAATAGAAAATTATCAAAGAGAAAATTGTGGGTCGTCCATAGTAGCACCTGCAATTATTCATAATTCAAGTACGGATGAATTAATCATTAATTCAGTTAAACTAATGAATAGTGGTAGCCCGATTGATTGTTTTATAAATACTATATCAAAAATGAGTATGAGTATGTTAGATAAAGATGATAAAGACACTAAAAATAGCTTGAATCAATTATTGGAAACTAAAGATATTAAAACTATCAGTAATGGTCTATTAACTTTAAATCAAGCGAGTGGTATAAAAAAAATCATACGTTTTTTTATGATTTCGTCTTTTATGTTGTCATTTTCCATATATTTATCTGATATTTATAGAGCCAAAGGAATGACAGTTTATGGTGTGTATAACCAATGGACAAATACTAAAATTCCTGATGGGTTTATTCAGGAAATAAATGCTGGATATAATCCTAAACTTGCTGGTACAGTTTTTTATCAAGTAGATGAAAATATGTTTACTATTATTAAAAATTTTTTGAATAAACTAAATGTTTATGGAGGTCCTTCAATGTTATTTGATTATGTCAATGAAAAATTAACCAAACAAGAAAACGAAGTTTGCAATTTTATTTATGTAGATATTTACAAAAATATTTCTATTAGTGTCAACTTCAGTTATCTTATTAGAGTAATGGTGGGAACCGAACAACCAGAAATGGGATTGCTTGTTAGCGTATTAATACTAAAAAATGTCTTTTCAGATAACATAAATGATATAGAATGTAATATATATAATCTTAACTTATGGAAAAATTTGTCACAATCTATTATAGAAAACGTATCAAGTAATAAGTATTTTAAAAATTTTTATGATGGAACAATGAGTCAAATTCAAGAGGATTTTGTTGCGCCAGAAGAATATGTGCAGCCTAGTTCATCATCTCAACTGAAATCACAAGTGCAACTGCAGCCTAATTTATCACCTTTTGCAAAAGAATTTGTAACTAGGGTTTCGTATTTAACAAAAGATTTTGAATCACAAAGACTTGGTGGACATGCTGGACCACCAATTAATGAAAGAGATTTCATAGACAATGTCTTATCTTTAACACGACAATTTGTAGAAAATGCAAAATCCCAAACATCAAGTGCATTAGAATCAGAATCAGAATCAGAATCAGAATCAGAATCATCTTTATCACCAGTAGCGGGAGAATTTGTACGAGAAGCAAGAGAACAAGCACAAAATCTTGACCCAATACCACCTATTACTAGTGAAAATGAAAGTGAAGGTAATGATGAAGAAGATTATAATGAAAGTGAAAATTCAGAAGGACGTGGCGCTATAAGTTCTTCTGATGATGAAAATTTAACTTCTGATTTACAAGAATTACGGGAAGAAGCTAAACAGGCAGCATTTGAACGTATGGCAGCCAGAGGGGATTGGGTAAAGAGAAGTAGAACGGTTACCCCACCTGGTTCTGTATCTCAACAAGCTGAACAAGTGCCAGAAGGAGGATTTGACGGTTAAATTTAATAAATTGCTTTGAACATCGCTAGAGCTTTTTCCTTTTGCTCTTCATAACTACAAATTGGCTTTTCATATCCAATAGATTTGTAGTTTTGAAATGTCGTTTCCCAGGTATGGATATCTTTGGGGGATACATCTTTCAATTCAGGTATCCATTTTTTTATATATTCTGCATCTGGGTCTACTTCTTTACTTTGTAGCCATGGATTGAATATGCGAAAATACGGCTGAGAATCTGCTCCACTAGATGCAATCCATTGCCAGTTTCCATTATTACTTGCTGGGTCATAATCTGTTAATTTTTTTGCAAAATATTTCTCTCCTTCTCTCCAATCAATTAATAATGTTTTTACTAAAAAGGATGCAACTATAAGCCTAGCTCTGTTATGCATATATCCAGTTGTATTTAGTTCTCTCATTCCAGCATCCACAATAGGAAAACCTGTCTTACCTTGCATCCATGCATTCATCCATTTTGTATTTTTATGCCACCTTATCTTTGAATAACTTGGTTTCATTGGTTTTCCTAGAACATATGGGAAAAAATACAATATATTCATGTAAAAATCACGCCATATGAGTTGTCTTACTAGTTGATGATTTGTCCTAAATGCCTTGTATACTTCACGAATGCTTAGACAACCAAACTTGATGTATGCGGATAATTGTGTTGTTGGTTTGTCTACTTCATTATGAGTGGTTGCATAATGTTTTTGGGTTTTTAAGGCGGTTCTAAGAACCTTGATAGCTTCATCTCTACCACCATGAACAAGAATGTTTTGGTTCTCTTTTGTAAATCTTGTATGAGCTGTTGTGAGAGAAATAGTATTTGAAAGTTTGTGTGCGCTTATAGTTTTAAATTTAATTTTATGCGCACTTGCCGGGAGTTGAATCTTTTTATGTAACGATGTGTTATAATAAGGCGTGAATTTCTTATATGGGGTCCCTCCACCGCTCATAATTTCTCCTGGTTCATGTAAATAATAGTCTCCCGGGGTTTCGCATTCTACATTTTGTTTTTTGCAAATATTCATTATATGGGCATCTCTCTCTATTGCATAAGGACTATAATCTCGGTTGAAACAAACGTAATCAATGTTCAAAGCATGAATACATTCAGAAATAATTTTATTATTAGAACCATAAAAAAAGTGGAGCTGACCACCTTGAGCATGAATTTTTTTGGCCAAGTCGTCTAGACTTTCAATCATAAACTGAACCGCATTGTTTGATTTGAATTCATTGGTCTGTCCAACTTGTTCTGGTGTAAAAATAAAAATTGTATAGACATTTTTACATTTGGAGTTTACTAAACTAACACCGTGATTATCAACGATTCTAAAATCTCTTCTAAATATAAACAATCCGTTTTCAAACATCTCTCTTATACCTTATATAAATTTCTTTATTTTTTTTGTTTTTTTTGTTTTGTTTTTTTTGTTTTGTTTTTTGTTTTGCTTTTTTTGTTTTTTTTTGGGTTTTACAGTGTTCTTGCTAATTGTTTAATAATGTGTTGTGCATTGTTAACATCTTGTTCTACATTTCGCATGTGAATTCTCTCATCACTCCAACAATAAGAACAGCTTTCTGTTTTGCTTAGATTCCATTGTATTTTTGTATTTTTGTTTGTGTTTGTCTTTGTGTTTGCATTTTTAAATATACCATTCAAAATCATGGAAGCGCGTTCTTGATGAAAGTCGGATGTTGTGACGACAATTTCATATTCATAGTCTTTTTTTGTTGTCTCATATGTTTCTAGTAGCCACTTGGCAAGATAAGCAAAATTCTCTGCTGTATTACGGGCTTTATCATCTAAAATAATATTGTCATTGTTGTATTGTGACTTGTCTATTTTTTCTCTCATTTGTTCAGATTCAGATTGCAAGTTTCCTGCAATTGCATTTTTTACGCCGCCTGTAATAAACCAGACAACTTCATCCGTGGCAGTATTTGAAATATAACTGAGCGCAGCATAAATTCGTTCCTCTTGAACATCCTGATTAGCACAACCAAGAACAACCATAATTGTTGTTTTGCTATACACTTGTACAGCAAGACAGCAAAGAATAAGAATTAGTTCCAAAATCAAGGACACCATCCTACTAAGTATTTGAAAATAGGTTTTTGTGTTAAAAATAAATCAATTTTTATTTTGAGTTGTTTGTTTTGTTTTGTTTTGTTTGGGTTGTTTTAATTTCTTTTGGGTTTTCTTTTTTTAGGATTTCTTCTTTTTTTGTGACTTTTTATTCTTCTTTTGAGATTTTTTATTCTTCTTTTGAGATTTGTTCTTCTTGTAGGATTTCTTCTTTTGGGACTTCTTCTTGTGGGATTTCCTAGTTTTTTTACCACCAAGTACTAATGTACCAAAAGCATAATTTATTCCGTCTGCATACTCTCTTATTTGTTCTTCAATATCTTCATTATAACTATCCTCTTCTCTTGCTTTTTCTCTTAAATAATTAATAAAATGTTCCTTTCGTTGGTCTGCCGTCATTGGACCAAGTTCATCTTGTTTATCATCTACTGAATCCCACCATTCTTTAGCAGCATCATTTATATTAAATCTTGGATTCATTAATTTATCTAATCTTTTATAAGTTTCATTTTCACAACTATCATCTATGCAAACAATTTGAACAGCACTACCAACAGATAATACAAATCGTTCAATAATTCCGTATACGCAACTGGTATTATCACCAGGTCCAGAATAAGCTTCTGTACAATCTTTTAAAAAAGATAGAATATATTCTCGCTTAAAGTTTTCATCGCTTTGTGAAAACACAAATTGTATACTTTTTGCAATCAATTGTTTATTGTCTTCACTTATAGGAGAATCACGAATTTTTGTTAATAAAGTTCTTAATTGTGCTATTTTTGTATTAGCTTCTTCTTGAGGAAACAAATTTCTTATATTAGTAACAAATGCATCCTCTATAAAAGAATAAATATCACCACCAGGAAACTCTACATTTGGTTGGTTAATAATAGAAAGATATTCTTCTTTCTTTTGTCTGATAAAGTTAGAAAATCCGTTATGCACTTCAAAAGCTAAACCTCGTTGTGGTACATGGGCTACACCTTGATGTGGTACATGGGCTACACCTTGATGTGGTACATCCGGAACATCAAACACTGCTGCTTCACGCTGTTCTTGCGTTAAATTTGCACCTGTTAAATTTGCACCTGTTAAATTTGCACCTGTTAAATTTGCACCTGTTAAAATCGCATATGTTAAATTCGCACCTGCTAAATTCGCACGTGTTAAATTCGCATCTTCTAAATTCGCACCTGTAAAATTCGCACCTGCTAAATTCGCACGTGTTAAATTCGCATCTTCTAAATCTGCACCTGTAAAATTCGCACGTATTAAATGCGCAACTGTTAAATTCGCACCGCTTAAATCCGCATCTCTTAAATCCGCATCTGCTAAACCCGCATTTGTTAAAATCGCACGTGTTAAATTCGCACGTCTTAAATTCGCACGTCTTAAATTCGCAATTGTTAAATCCGCATCTCTTAAATCCGCATCTGCTAAACCCGCACGTTCCAAATTCGCATATGTTAAATTCGCACCTCCCAAATCCGCACGTGTTAAATTCGCACGTGTTAAATTCGCACGTCTTAAATTCCCACGTCTTAAATTCGCAATTGTTAAATCCGCATCTCTTAAATCCGCATCTGCTAAACCCGCACGTTCCAAATTCGCATCTCTTAAATTCGCATTTGCTAAATTCGCACCTCTTAAATCCGCATCAGGTAAATCAATAACAATACTATTTGGGTCATCACTACGAGAACGTTGTTCTAGTAAATCATTTAATCTATCTAATGCTGCCATTATATATATATTTATATTTATATTATATTTTTTTTGTATTTATGTGCAGTCCGCATCTACCATTTCTTTAACTAAATCATCAAATGAATATGTACAGTTCCATCCTAACTCTGTTCTCGCTTTGGTAGAATCTCCCAATAATTCATCCACTTCCGCTGGTCTAAAATATTTTTCAGAAATAAAAATAAGTTCTCGTCCAGTATGCACATCATAACCTATTTCATGTATGCCTTCATCTTTCCATTGTATAGTAAATCCTTTCAATCCAAACGACTTTTCAATAAATTCCCTCACACTATGATACTCATTCGTAGATAAAATAAAATCTTCTGGAAAACTATTTTGAAGCATTAACCACATTCCTTTTACATAATCTTTTGCGTGACCCCAATCACGCAGAGAATTTATATTACCAAGAACAAGTTTATCATCTATTCCTTTTAAAATTTTATTCAATCCCAATGTGATTTTACGTGTAACAAAATTGTGTCCACGACGAGGGCTTTCGTGGTTAAAAAGAATTCCAGAACAGGCAAACATTCCATACGATTCACGATAATTTTTCACTATCCAATGCCCATATAATTTTGCAACACCATAAGGAGACCTAGGATAAAATGGTGTTGTTTCTTTTTGAGGAACTTCAACTACTTTACCAAACATTTCGGATGTGGATGCTTGATAAAATCGTATTTTTTCTAGAGGAATTCCACAGTTTCGTGAGGCTTCTAGTAGTCGTAGAACACCAAGTGCATCAACATCACCTGCATACTCTGGCATATCAAAAGACACCTTTACATGACTCATTGCACCTAAATTATAAATTTCTAATCTAGTCAAATCAGAGATATATTTATTTTTTATTTCATGCAATATATTTAATAAATTTACACCATCCGACAAATCACCATATCTTAAAAATAATTTATCAAAAATATGCTCAATTCTATCCGTATTTATATTGGATGAACGCCGAAGAATACCCCAAACATCATAATTCTTTTCTAATAAAAATTCCGCCAAATAAGACCCATCTTGTCCAGTAATCCCTGTTATTAATGCAACGTTTACCATGATATACTAGTATTCATTACTTGTCTTTATTTTATATTTTCATATTTTATATAAAATAAAAATTATAAATCTTGGTTGAATTTTATTTCTTTTTTTGTGACTTTTTATTCTTTTGAGATTTTTTCTTTTTTTGTGACTTTTTATTCTTTTGTGACTTTTTATTATTTTGAGATTTTTTATTCTTTTTTTGTGACTTTTTATTCTTTTTTTTTGACTTTTTATTATTCTTTTGGGACTTCTTCTTCTTGTGGGATTTCCTGGTTTTTTTACCACCAAGTTGTAATGTATCAAAAGCATAAGTTATTCCGTCCGCATATCGCAGTATTTGTTGTTCAATATCTTCATTATAACTATCCTCTTCTCTTGCTTTTTCTCTTAAATAATCAATAAAATGGTCCTTTCGTTGTTCTGCCGTCATTGGACCAAGTTCATCTTGTTTATCATCTACTGAATCCCACCATTCTTTAGCAGCATCATTTATATTAAATTTTGAATTCATTAATTTATCTAATCTTTGATAAGTTTCATTTTCACAACTATCATCTATGCAAACAATCTGAACAGCACTACCAACAGATAATACAAATCGTTCAATAATTCCGTGTACGCAACTTGTAGTATCACCAGGTCCAGAATAAGCTTCTGTGCAATCTTTTAAAAAAGATAGAATATATTCTCTTTTAAAGTTTTCATCACTTTGTGAAAAAACAAATTGTATACTTTTTGCAATCAATTGTTTATCGTCTTCACCTATATAAGAACCATTAATTTTTCTTAATAAAGTTCTTAATTGTGCTATTTTTGTATTAGCTTGTTCTTGAGGAAACAAATTTCTTATATTAGTAACAAATGCATCCGCTATAAAAGAGTAAATACTACCACCACGAAAATCTACATTTGGTTGGTCAATAATAGTAAGATATTCATTTTTCTTTTCTCTGATAAATTTAAAAAATTCGTTATGCACTTCAAAAGCTACAGCTTGATGCGGTACATGTTCTTCATCCTCATCCGGAACATCAAACACTGCTGCTTGACGCTGTTCTTGCGTTAAATTTGCACCTGTTAAATTCACATTGGTTAAATTCGCACCGGTTAAATTCGCACCTGTTAAATTCACAAATCGTAAATCAGCATTTCTTAAATCTGCACCTGTTAAATTCGCACCTGTTAACTCCACATGGTCTATTTGCGAACCTCTTAAATCTGCACCTGTTAAATTCACACCACTTAAATTCACATATACTAAAGAAGCATTTCTTAAATCCGCACGTCGTAAATCTATATTTGTGAAATCCAACCCCCCTAAATCCGCACCTCTTAAATCCGCACCTGTTAAATTCACACGTTGTAATCCTACACTTCTTAAATCTGCATCTCTTAAATTCGCACCTGTTAAATTTACACGTTGTAATACTACACCTGATAAATCCGCACCTCTTAAATCCGCACCTGTTAAATCCGTATCTTCTAATTCCGCATCTTCTAATTCCGCATTTCTTAAATCCGCATCTCTTAAATCCGTACGTCGTAAATCTATATTTCTTAAATCCGCCCCTATTAAAATCGCACGTCTTAAAATCGCATCTTCTAAAAACGCGAATCTTAAATTCGCACCTCTTAAATCCGCATCAGGTAAATCAATAACAATACTAATTGGGTTATCACTATGAGAACGTTGTTCTAGTAAATCATTTAATCTATCTAATGATGCCATTATATATATATATATATTTATTTTTGTTTTTTAATTTTGCTCTAAATATCCAAGCTAACTGTGTTCTTATCAGACTTTTGGCGTCGTTTGCTGCGTTTGGGCATATTTCCATCAGCTTGCAATTCCTTGAGGTCCGAAATACTAATTGTGCTACTGTCATTTAGAGATGTGCCTTGGCCTTGTCCTTGTTGACCCGACATTGTAGAAGGTGCTTCTTGAATATTGATTGTCTTGGTTTTTAATCCAGACAAAATGTCAGAAATATCACTGGGTCCTTTCATTTCAGCACGTGGACCAGGCCCTGAACCACGTCGCACACTTTTCTCAAAATCATTTGTGCCTGAAAAGTTCTCTCTTATATTAATACCATCATTTTGATATCCCATTCCTCCATTCAAGTCTGGGCGATTGGAAAAGCCATTATTGTTTCCAGGACGATTAGAGGGTGGCATAGGAGCATTGGGACCCTGTGTAGCCATGGGTGGAGGAGGAGGTCCGTTCATAGACACTTGTGGTTCAGGATTCATCATATTATTCATAAACCCAGAAAACCCAGGGTTATTTTGGCTCATAGAATTCACCGCTGCATTTTGGAATGAACGCATTAAATCAGGATTTTGACGCAAAATATCATCCATACCAGGCATAGCGGATTTAAACATAGTATTTGTCATGTGAACCATCATGGCACTTCCACCAAGTTGAAACAATAATTTAAGCTCGGGTGCCATGGAAGCCTTGTTCTTATATTTCTCATACAACTCACCAAACACGTCATCATAATCCGTCATGTTTTCATTAATTTGTTCACTCCAACCGTCTAATTTAATATCAAATGGGTCAAAACGGTTATTTAAAAACTCAATACCATTAATGCAAGCCATCAACATATTACCTTGGAACTTGATTGAATTTTGCTTTGTTTTTTCTTCCATAATCATTTCATATTCACCTTGCATTTCAGCTAAAGGCGATTCCATGGAATATTTCTTTGTTAAATTGACTCCTTTTTGTTCTAAAGCCTCCAACTTTCGTAAATACTTGAATTTCTCTCGTAAAAGCTCTTCTTTACTCATCTGGGGTTGACTTGAAACTGGTTTGTCTGGATTGATAGGAACATTGTTGAACTTAGTAAATCCATCCCATGTTTTGTTATCAGGTGACCCTTCAGCAGTTGCTTGACCAATAGATGGCGCATTGTCGTCAAACCTAACAGAATGAGATGTTGATGTAGATGCCGATACCGATGGTTTATCATCATCATAATTTAAAGAAAAACCTTTGCTAAACATATCAGATTTACCTTCAAACAAATTTTGCATAGGGTCACTTTCCACTAAATCATTCAACTCATTTTCTAAATTATTTAAATCATGAATATCAATATCACTTGACGGACGTCCACCTTCCTTTTTTTTATCATTCATTAAAAGCTCAATACCTGAACCAAAATTAGAAGACTTTAACGATGAATTATGGTCCCCAAAATTTAACGATGAAATATCAATGATTTCACTATCCATTATGATTTAATAAGAACAAATAATTTTAAGTATTACGAATAATAAATATATTTATTTTGTTTTTAACGTTTCTAAAAAACTTATACCTCGCGTCCATTATAAATTGTATTGGCTACATTATTTACTTTAATAAAAGTCGCCTTTTCATACACTTGGTCCATCTTTTCTGCACCAATATACGTAAGAGTTGACCGTATTCCACCTAGTATATCAACAATTGTCTTTTCCACTCGTCCTCTATGTTTGAGTTTAACACATTTTCCCTCAGCAACTCTATAATTTGCAACTCCACCATAATGTTTAATCATTGCATTTGATGAACTCATTCCATAAAATACCTTGTATTTCTCGCCAGTTGGTTCTTCTATAGTTTCTCCAGAGCATTCTTCGTGACCAGCAAACAAACCACCTGACATAACGAAATCCGCACCAGCACCAAAGGCCTTGCTAATATCACCTGCATATTGAATTCCTCCATCGGAAATAATATGTACTTTTCCCGTTAACTTATTTGCATCAATCTTGATGCGGGTATCATATATACAACTAAATTGTGGATAGCCAATTCCGGTTTGCAATCTGGTTGTACATACACTTCCTGAACCAATACCCATTTTAACAATATCAACCCCTCTCTCATAATATTGTTCAACCATTTCATAAGTAACAACATTTCCTGCAACAAGTGTTACCTCAGGATATTTTTGTCTGAGTTCATCTATTACATTGAAAATATGCGTTGAATATCCGTTGGCAATATCCAAGCAAATAAAATATGGTTTTACCTTTTCCATGATTGTGTCTAAATTTAATAAATCATCTTTGCGAGTTCCAATAGAAATCATAAAATAATTTCTATCTAGGTCATCTGGTATATCTTCTGCCTTGTAAAATTTATGTAAGCAGGTTATCATGTGATACTTTTGTGTTTCTTTCGCCATTTCAATTGTTCCAGTAGTATCCATATTTGCAATAAGAATTGGAATACCTTTCCAAGTACGTTTGCTATGATGAAACACAATTTCTCTCTCCAAGTCTACATCATTTCTAGAATTTAGTGCACTACTCTTTGGAACAATAAGCACATTGGAAAAATCCATTTTTATGTCGTCGGAAATCTTGTTTCCGTTGTTGTCCTTATTATTATTATTATTGTTGTTGTTGTCCTTGGTAGAAAAAATAGATTGCATACACCTAAACATTATTTATTATAAATGAATACTAAAGAATGTTTTTATACCATTTTATTTTCAATAAACCAAATTCCTTGTAAAAAAGAATCAGCTAAATCATCTTTTTTTAGATGATTTTTAAAAAATGTCTCCCAAGACGTGTAATGAATGTTATTTGTAATTGTTTCTAAACAATGTTGAATGCCTAATTTTTTTCTCTCACCATAGCTTGTTTTCAGAGCAGCATTGTGGTCTTTTAATTTGTTGGAAGCAGAAACAAACTCAATAGATATAGCATCATTTCGCATTATAAAATATTGAGCAATCATGCCTTGAATTGTTTTCATACGATTTGCAATCGGACTAATTTGATTTTCAATTACAACATGAGTAATAGTGGATATGTGTTCGTTTAAAATAGAATCTAATTTTAACTTCATGTTTTTTCCAATGGTTATTAAATCTATTTTTGATGCATTACTTGTGGTTATGGGTTCAAAGCATTTTTCAAAAATATAATTATTAATAAGTGCTGCTAACTCAACTTTTTTAATTGGGTCTTCATATTTGATATTATATTTTTCTGCAATTTCATACAAGGTTTTAATTTTTTGCTTGTTTATAAATGCTGGTTTTAAATCTGGCGTTGGAACTTGAAATGGTTGTTTTTTGCTATGTTTTAAACAATAACATTTTCCGTTCTTTGAAAATTTTGCAGGTTTGTTACAGTCTTTGAATTTTTCTATTTCACAACATTTTAATTCTAGTTGTTGGCCTAAATTAATACTGTCCCATTTTGCAATTTGAAAAGCATTAGAATCATCTGGTTTCACAAATAAACAAAATGCCAAGTTTTTTATACCAACATCTATACTTACAACCTTCATTATATACTTTTTACTTATTTATTTTTTATTTTTAATTGTTTATTATTGTTTATTATATTAATAACGTTTACAATATAATAAATTTATTGGTTCACAGGAAAATTAACAGTAGGTGCGACCATTCTAGCTTGCAATTGTTCTCTGGATAAATATGGTTGTTTCAAGTTGCTATTGTTATATCCAAACCCAGGTTGATTTGTGTCATAGGTGGATTTGAAAGTAAATGGAACGTTGGATGAAGGAGTTGCGTTTGTTTGAAAATGAGAAGGAAGTCCTAATTCAGTGCAAGCCTCTTGATTATTAATTTTCATAATATTTGTGGCATTATGAATTAAATATTGCCTATATTGCCAACTAGTAGTGATATTTTCTTGCTTACGAATAGCATCGTTTACAACTGCTTCTGGTTGCCAACTTGAATATACACGACCATCAGCCATAATAGGAGGAAAATCAAAATGTATATTGTTAGAACCGCTATAACATGTTGCCCATGACATAATATATTATGCCTAGAGAAAATTATTCAGCCTTTAACATTTTAAGCAAAGCATTTTTTGTAACTTTATCACTTTCAGTAATCAATCCTTTGTTTACAGCAATACTCTTAAGTTTGTTTAATGACATTTTTCTATAGTCAATGGTTGTTGTTTCTTCTAAAGTAGATACATCAATATCAATAGTTTTGATTAAATTTTTGGTTTGTTCTCCAATGTCAATATTCTCTAATTCAGGCTCTACTTCATGTAACGTGATTGCGTTGTCATTGTCATCATTTTCTTCTTTATCATCATTCTCGTCGCTGTCATCATTATCATCATCGTCCAAATCATTCAAGTCATCTACATCCACATCTTGTAATTCTTCAATCTCTTCATTTTCTAAATCTTCTGAATTGGAGAAATTAATAACCTTTATTGATTGTGCATTTGGATTCAACTCAATAAATTGTTGTACTTCTTCATCCTCGTTTTCGCTGTCATCTTCTTCATCTTCATCTACGCTGCTGTCGTCGTCATCTTCACTATCATTGTCGTCTTCTGTATCGCTATCGTCTTCGCTTGTGTCACCATCAGATACGGGGATTAAATTCACAGATTCCATTTGATTTTGGTTATTTAATCCACCTTGTTGGTTTTGAGGCACATAAGACATCATTTGCATTCTTCCTCTCATAAAATTCAATTCTTCCGCCATGGTTGAAACTAATCCCAACATAGAAGCCATCTTATGGTTTTGTTCTTGAATTTTTTGTACAAGATACATACCTAATAAACCAGTAAGTAATAAAGTAATTCCTAAAGAAACAAGAAAAGATACAGAAAATAAATCAGAGAAAGCCATTCTTAAAAACAGGATATATATTTTTATTGTAAGACAAACGAATTATTATAACTATTTTATACTGCAGCAGTACCATCAATAATTTCTTTTGGATAATTCATATCGTGTAATACTTTGATTCCTCCGCGGACATTGGATATTCCTTTTTCCAGTACATATGTATATGTAAAGTCTTTTTCGGATTCTATTGTTTTCATATGATAATTTTGAATAGCAGTATTATCATCCAATTTTTTACATAAATCAATAAAATGTGTTGTTAATATGCAATTCACGCTTTTATATTTAATAAGATACTTCATAAATGCATGCGCACTTAACACAGCCTCTTCTGGGTTTGTTCCAGAATATAATTCATCAAATACGCAAAAGTGTGTGTCTTTTTTATCATTGTCATTGATAACATCTATAATTTCTTTGCATCGTCTAGCTTCTGCCTGAAATAAACTATCTCTCCCTGATGTATCTGGGATATTCAAATAACAATGAATATATTTGTAGGGATTGATTACAGCCTCTTCATAAAACCCACACCCAAATTGCTGTGTAATAATAACATTTATTAATGCTGTTTTTAGAGTCGTTGTTTTTCCTGAAGCATTGGGTCCAGTAATTATAATATTCTTGGTAAACTTGAATGAATTTTTAATTGGGGTAGTCGTATTAATTAAAGCAGGATAATAAGCCTTCTTCATACTATTGGATTTTATCTTTTTTGTGAATTTTGTAAAACGAACATGCCCATTTCTGATATTATCAAGTAACCCTTCTAGATTCTCAATATATCCATGGAACCCCAAAGAATATAAAAAGGCTTCTTCATAGAGGGGGTTCTTATAAATATCATAAAAGTGTTTTAATATATACCCGAATTCCCCGATTTTTTTATAGGATAATTTGTAAGGTGTTATTTTGTCTAACTTCTCTCGTAAACCAGTAAGAACTTGTAATTTTTCTTTTAGAACTGCATTAAACTTTTCATATGTTGTCAGACTCTCGGAATACAATAAAAAATTATAAATAGCTGATTCTGATTCTATGATATATTGTTTAATTTCATCTAAATGACTGTGGATTTTTGTCATATTTTGATAAAATCGTGTGCAAGTTAATATATTTTGGTAAATAGAGAAAAAGTAAAAAGCAGTTGATAGTAGTATATAAATTTTTTCGTTTACGTTAACCTCGTGAAATTTAGTAAACAATTTCCCAACAGCATGATTTTCTGCAATCATTTTAAGTATATCAATGTATTCATTGAATGACAAAGTGAGTCCTTTTATTTTAATCACGAAAAATGGAACAATAAGTATTATAAAAGGAACGCATAAAGAAATGACAGGTGCTGCCAGATTATAAATACTCATGATTTGAAGAAAATAATCAGAGGTGTTTAAATACTCCCACATTGGCCAATCTATGTAATGATATTTTTCTTTGAACCCAGTGTCATTTTTGATTTCATCCCATATTTCAATGATACTGCTACTTTTGGCAAAAGTGGTTAGGGGTTTTGCTCTATTTTCTTCAAACGTCTTTGGGGGTTTTGCTCCACTTTTTTCAAAAGTGGATAAAGTGGATAACAGTTGTTGTGTGTCTTTTAAAAATTTTACATCACTTGTATAATAGGTTGCAATTTGCTCCATATTTTTTTTACCAACGACGGTTTTTGGTTGAAACGCATAATTATACAATGGTTCACAAGCATCTGGGTCTATTGTTGTAATTAATTCTAAATCTGTAATGATGTTTTTATTCAGTTCCATCTTTTTATCGTTATAAAAAATAGGTAATTTAAAATGATTATTAATTTTTTCTACATTTGATATTGACATATTTATATCAAATATAGAAGTTATTTTATACAAGTTTTACGCGGAATATTTTTATTATATAGATATATATTATTATGGACGCTGCTACAATTATATCTATTTTATGCGTTGTTTTACCCTTTGCAAATGAGACAGCAATTGTATTGACAAAATCCGGTCTACCATTATTTCATGGATTATATAGTTCATGTTTTGATGAAACTATTTTGGGTGATATTAGTGTCACACGTGAACTTAAAAAAAAAATATGCAGAAAAAAAGATTACCGTAATAAAATAATTATAGATTTAATTGCATATCTTGGTATCATCCTATTTATTGGAAAAAATACATTACTATATGGTTATGTTACAGGTGTAGCAACTGGCATGGTCTTGATTTTTTGTTCAATCATGTTACCAAATTTGTTTTTAGGAGCTGCTATTCATAAAATTACAAAATTTTTAAATATTCATAATCCTTATGTATTTATTTTTGTTGGCATTTCACTTATAATTGGATTAATTATTTTAACAAAAATATTAGAAGCAGAAACACAAGCACTAACAAAATCTATCAAGATTGACCCAATTGCTGAAAAACACACAGAATCTTATGGAGGTGGTTATGGATATCAGTGATTATGATTTACTTATTTAAACCATCAAAGTTGGCAGGCATTTCGGTAATTTGTGTAGCATAGTGTGCTTCAATTTCCTTCATCTTGGAAACATCACGTCTTGTAATAAAATTAATACCAACTCCCTTTCTACCCCAACGACCACTTCGGCCAATTCTATGCAAATAATTATGAACACACTTGGGAATATCAAAATTAATGACAAGACTTACCTGTTGTATATCTATTCCGCGCGAAGTTACATTGGATGAAATCAATACACGATAACTGCCTGTCCTAAAATCCGCAAATGCCTTGTCGCGTTCAGATTTGTCCATGCCACTATGAATACGGCATACTGGAAACCCGTCTTCAATCATTGCATCATACAGAGCAGAAACACGCTTAATACTGTTTGCATAAATAATTGTTTGTGAAACTGACATGAAGCTATACAAATCCTTCAATGTCAAATATTTTTGACGGTCGTCCTCCACTGCAATGTAGTATTGAGAAATTCCTTCTAGCGTGAGTTGCTCGGTCTTGACCTGGATTCTTACTGGATTTCTCATAAATTTACTGGCAATTGTATTTACATGCTCTGGTAGAGTAGCACTAAACAACGCAACTTGAATATCAGCATTAAAATATTGAAAGATATTATAGACCTGTTCCTTAAATCCACTGGACAACATCTCATCAGCTTCATCAAGTATAACCAATTTAATATTTTTACTTTGAATATGGTTTCTACGCATCATATCATATACACGACCAGGACATCCTGCAATGATATGAGGCACATTGTCTTTTAGCCTACTAATATCCTCATCAATAGACGAACCTCCAACCAAAATTTGCACACGAAGATTTTTAAGCATAGAACCGATTCCCTTCATCACATTTGCAGTCTGTGTACTCAGCTCTCGGGTTGGTGATAAACATAAAATTTGCGTTGTATCAATATCAGTATTGACATGGGATAACGCTCCAATTGTAAATGTTGCCGTCTTACCTGTCCCAGATTGGGCTTGGGCTATAATATCTTTTTTAAGAATAATTGGTTTGATTGCCTTCTTTTGAATAGGACTTGGGGTTTCAAATCCATAGGCATAAATTCCTCTTAATAAATTGGTATCAATTTCTAATTCATCCCAATTATTAATTTCATAAGAGGAATCATTCATTTCGCGATCGTTTTCAAGTGACATAATAGAATATAGTGTAGATATATTTAAGTGTATTTAAAGTAATAATATCAATTTTTTATTTTAAATGTTCTTTTTATTTTTTGTTTTTTGTTTTTTGTTTTTTTGTTTTTTGATTTTTTATTTTTAATATTTCTTTTTATTATTTTTTTAGTATATGATGAACCACCTACTATAGGTTCCATGTTTTTTAATTGTACGCCAATCACTATATTCTCTCCATCCTCTATAAGTACTTTTTGTCTAAATACACCATTTGAAATTGTTCCTTCATTTTGAACAATACCAATTCTATTGTTTAATTCAGGTCTATTAATTAAATTTATTATTCTAACTCTAGTACCAATAGAAAATGCCCGCTGTTGTTCTGGTTCGCTTGTTTCATCAGCAGTTGCAGAAGATACAGATGATGTAACTGTATCTACATGAGGTGTTGTGGGTCTAATTATTTCCATTTCATGATGTTGTCCAGGTCCACCACGTTTACTTTTAATTTCCTTAATCATACTTGCCATAATAGAAGCATCTTTTTCTCGTATTTCAGGTGTGTCATGTAATAAATTTATTTTTTTTATTTGATTTTCACCTAATTTACTTGCGTTTGTTGATAAATATATAGGGAAATACGTATTTATAAAAAGTTCAGGATTTTTAAAGCTTTTACTTAAATCATGTAACATAGAAGTAATTTGTTCATCTCTTTCATTATTTACTGTATTAACTACTAATAAATTTTTTTCTAATATTGTACGGTTACTTAACATTCCGGGAATATGACCTAATCCAATAATAGCAATTACAATTGGAAATGTCTCATTTAATTTTAATAATTCCTCTGTGTATAAAAGTTCATCATTAACACTATGCCCCTCAGGACTTTCGCGATCATCTGGATATATTCCACTAGTTGCTACACATAATGGTACATTATCAATAAAAGGTTTAAGATATGCTAATGTAGGAATAGGTATCTCCGTTTGACGTTTTAACGCAAAAAGTCCATTTAAAAACTTGTATGTAGGACTTTCTGTATAGATACATATTTTTGATGTATCTCTTATTTTACTAATTACTGTTAGTAATATTTCAATTTGTTTGCCTAAAGTAATTGCTTTGTCTGTTTCAGTTGATAAAAACCCGTGAGATTCACCAATTATTAAAATAGAATTACTACCCGTATTTGCATTACTAATCCATGTATCTATTTTAGGCTTATAAAATTCAATAAAAATTTCAGATGGCGGTATATCCATATTATTATATTACTAAAATATTATTTATTCAATGTAAAGATATGGTTACCCCCATTCAAAAGAAGATAATATAAAATATAAAAAAATTGATATAAATGCAAGAATAGTAAATTAGTAATATCATGACGATGGCACTAAGATATACTCTGAAGGATTTTGTAGATATTACTTTTAATGGATTTGATATTAAACTTCCAGAGGAAACTCTTGTTATGATAACAGAATTGTCACAACAAGTGGGGTCGCCTACCTATATTAAAACCCCTATATTTCAAAAGCGTGAACACACTACAAAAATGGCACACGACGGAATAGGCACAGGAGCAGGAGTAGGTGATTTTAAGAAAAAACGAAAGAATAAGGCTGTTGAAATTATCAATGATGCTGATTGGGAAACAATCAGAACATTTCAAACGACAAAGATTGAGCAAAAGGTTGGTGTGGATGCTCATATTGATTGTTTGCGTTTTTGGTTGAATAAAATGACAGATAAAACATTTGCAGAATCGTGTGAAAAAATATTAGAAATCTTGAACCAACTCATTCAAGAGGAAACCACGGCATTAGATATGATGCGTGTAGGGAATGCTATCTTTGAAATTGCATCTAATAATCGTTTGTTTTCAAAATTATATGCGGATTTATATTGTAGGTTGATTCAGGATTATGCAGTTATGAAGGATGTATTTAATCAAAATCTAACAACATTTATGGGTTTGTTTACTACCATTGAATATGTTGATTCAGAAAAAGATTATGATAAATTTTGTAAAATTAATATTGATAATGAGAGAAGGAAAGCACTTAGTTTGTTCTTTGTAAATTTGACAACAAATAAAATTATTAGTGAGGAAAGACTGTGCAGTATGGCTTGTGACCTACTTTCAAAGTTGGTTGCGTTTGTAAAGGAAGACAATAGAAAAAATGAAGTGGATGAACTTGCAGAGAATATTTCTATCTTATATTCTTATAATAAGCAATTGTTTGATTCGTGTGAAGAATTATTTGATGGTGAACGGTTTTTGGCAGTTATTGAAAGGTTCGCCAATTGTAAGGCAAAGACTTATCCTAGCTTGTCAAATAAAGCAATATTCAAGTTTATGGATTTGATTGAAATGTAAATAAAATACAACACAATAATATATAATATTATTTAAACATAATAATATTATTATAATATTATTCTATGGATACGTTTAAAGAAGATAACCAAGAAAAAGAAAAAAAAGAAGAAAAAGAGGAACAAAAAGAAACTTCTGAAAATATTTCTTTTTTATTGGAAGATGCCTGTGATGACACTGGTATAGGTATAGATTTACATGCATTACAAGACCAATTAAATGATTTTGATATTGATTTTAATTCTATTCAAGACGCAAAGGTTTTTATGGATATGAAAGATTATGAACTAAATTATAATGTAAAACAGTTGAGTTTGATTTGTGAATATTATGGTCTACGAATAACAAAACAAAAAAAACAGGACATTATAGAACAAATTGTAATTTTTGAAAATACAATGGAAAATATTGTCATTACAATGAAACGCAAAGAATTATGGTATTATATAAATGAATTAAAAAATGATAAAATGATGAAAAAATTTGTTATTTGGAGTTAAACAGAATTAAATATTATTTATTATTTATCTCTATAAAGTATAGATGGTATTATCAAAATTAGATAAAGGACTTAGTTATCCAGAATTAAAAGGGGTTGACCCAGACGATTTTAAAAAAGAAGCAAATTTATATGAAGTTGAAGTCAAAGATGTAAATATTATTATTGCTGTTGGTAACGCAAAGAAAAATTTTGAAGATAAAAATATAACATATTTTCCAGTTTATTTAGTAAAAACAAATAATAAAGTTATTCAAATTGGGGTCTATGAAATATTTACAACTGATTTATTAAATTATATAGATGAAGATGGTGATGTGGAGGTTGAGAAATTAGACGATCCTCTTATTTATACGTTTGTTACTAAAAAAATGTTGGAAAACTTACGACTTGTCCCTGAAGGGGATAAGGAAGAACCTGTGGCCGAAGAAGAGGAACAGGAAGCCGAGGAAAAAGAAGAAGAGGATGAACCTAAAAAAAGGCCGCCGCCGTCCAAGGGTAAGAAAACACAAGAAGACGCATTTGAAAGACCTTCTATACCCAAACTACGAGAGGATATTTTTGTTCAATCGGAAGCAATTGTGCCTTTATTAGCTCCGTTAAAAGAAGAAACAAAGAAGGATGCAGATGATTTGAAGAGCAAATACCAGGCAACATCATCAGAAACTTGGATAGAAACTTTTATGAAAAATAACAAATATGGAATTATTGATAATGAAGGTGGTGGGGATTGTTTATTTGCAACCATTAGAGATGCTTTTTCTCAACTAGGACAACAAACAACTGTTCAAAAACTAAGAAAAAAGTTAGCTGGTGAAGCCACGCAAGAACTTTTTTTTAATTATAAAGAACATTATGATATGTATAACAATGCAATTGTAGAAGACACCAAAAATGCAAAAGAATTAGAAAATGAAATTGGAAAATATAAAAAGATGTATTCTGAAACTTTGGATAGAGAACAAAAAAAACAATTTGTTGAGGCAGCTAAAAAATTAAAGATGCAAAGGGACCGAATTCTGAATGAAAAAAAAGTAACCCAGCAAATATTGGATGAATATAAATTTATGAAAGATGTGGATACCCTAGAAAAATTCAAGAGAAAAATTCAAACATGTGAATTCTGGGCTGAAACATGGGCAATTAGTACACTTGAACGAATATTAAATATTAAATTTATATTATTGTCAAGTGAAGCACATCGTGATGGAGATTTTGCCAATGTGTTAAAATGTGGACAATTAAATGATACATTATTAGAGTCCAGAGGAGAATTTATTCCAGAATATTACATCATGGTTGATCATCTTGGTTGGCATTATAAGCTAATTACATATAAGAAAAAATATATATTTACTTTTGGTGAACTGCCATATGATATCAAGAAGATGGTTGTAGATAAATGCATGGAAAAAAATAGTGGGGTTTTTGCATTGATTCCAGATTTTATACGATTTAAACAGTCATTTGAAAACAAAGCGACCAATGGCACGAGCGTATGCAAATTTGAAGAGTTATCTGATGCTAAAATTCGCGGTTTATATGATGAAGCTGTTGTATTTCAGTTTTACGATAAATCGTCTGGAGATAGAGTTCCTGGAAAAGGGTCTGGTGAATCTATACCAAAAGAAGATGTGCGCAAATTTTCCAATTTACATGCTATAAAAGATTGGCGACGAAAATTAGATGATTTTTGGGTTGAACCAGAACGCACATTTGTTTTAGATGAACATCGGTGGAATAGTGTTGAGCATTATTATCAAGGTTCCAAATTCAAAGAATCCAATCCAGAATTTTACTTGTCTTTTGCAGCGGAATCTGGAACAGACTTGTCTAAGAATCCTGAAATGGCCAAAGCAGCGGCGAGTTCATCTGGTAAATATAAGGGGACACTTTTGCGACCCGTAGAGGTTTCTATTGACCCGACATTTTATGGTAAACGCAAAGAAAAGGAATTGTTTGATGCTCTATGTGCAAAATTTTCTCAAATAGAAGAATTGAAACATGTTTTATTATTAACAAAAAATGCAAAACTGATGCATTATTTGAAAGGAAAAGAACCAGAATTGGCTGAAGAACTTATTATGGTAAGAGATAAATTACGTGGTCCTACGTTGAGTATCTAGTATCTTGGACAATTTGAACCAATTTCATTTAGTTTAGGTATTTGGGAATTAGGACAACATCCATATCTTGTACCAGCACATCCGCCAATTGGATGAGGAGTTGGAACAGGGACTGGGACAGGCACTGGAACTGGTTTTGAAATAATAAATATATGTGTTGCAAGAACAAAAATAAGTATTATAATTAGAATAGAAACAATAATCACTTGTAAATCCATTGTATATAATATATAAATAAAAATAAATAACCCAAAAACAAAAAATATTAAAAAATAAATAAATAGTAAGAATATAAAAATGAAACTTACTAAAGAAAGTAAATTGTTAATGTCTTTTTTTCTAAATAAAAAATGCATTCAACATACAAAACAAAGCTCAAAAACAAATGTTATATTAAAAAAGTTGTTTCATGATATAGAAGATGCAGAGAGATTTATTCATTTGCAAAAGATAAAACATGGCGATAGATTTTATAAATTAAACGTAACAAAGATTCATACTGTTTCACAAATTCCCAGACCCAAAACATTTAAACCTAGCAGTTTTCCTACTGAAATAAGAGAACATATAGACAAACATATGTTATATGAATTATCGTATACTTTTTCTCTCTTTGGTAGAGATATCAAAATCCATTTTATTGTTGAACACACCACTGCAGAGTATCAGGTTGAGTTATATAATGAGTATATTGAAAAGGTTCTTGTTTGGCTTTACATTATCAATGAATACGCGGCAAAAAAATGTTCTAGAACTTTAGAATTGTATTTATATTTTACATCCTTGACTAAACGGTTGCCTGCAAGTAATATCCATGTTTTAAACCAAACAAATGTAAATACAGCATTTACATACACATGTCCAGTGAATTCTGAAATTGTTGTCTTTAGAAAGGAAGAATGGTTCAAAGTATTGATGCATGAAAGTTTTCATAATTTTGCATTGGATTTTTCAGATATGAATACCGAAGAATGTACGCGGGATATCTTGTCTATTTTTAAAGTGTCTTCTGAAGTGAATTTGTTTGAAGCCTATACAGAATGTTGGGCAGAAATAATGAATGCAGTGTTTTGCAGTTATTATTTTGTAAGAGAACAACATCGTGTTGATGTTGATATTGATGATGTTGGCATTATAGAAGAATTTTTGACAAACTGTGAATTTTTTATCAATTTTGAGAGAACCTTTAAATTATTTCAAATGGTAAAAACTCTGGATTTTATGGGGTTGCAATATAAAGACTTGTATTCTAATAATTCGGTATCTACGTCCATGAGAGAAACTTTATATAAAGAAGACTCCAATGTTCTCTCTTATTATATTATTACTACAATATTAATAAATAATTATCAAGATTTTTTATCTTGGTGTAATATTAACAATTTATCCTTGCTTCATTTCAAAAAGACAAGAACAAATATAACTGCATTTTGCCAATTTATAGAACAAAAATACAAGACACGAGGTTTTCTAAGTTCGGTTGACTGTATGCAAAAGTTTTATGCACACGTTAAAAAAAATCAGCATGGGCACGGTAAAAATAAGCATTTGGATTATATTTTAAATAATATGAGAATGACTGTTTGTGAATTAGGTTAATATATATTTTATGTTTTTCATTTTCTTGATTTTCTTTGTTTTCTTGATTCCCTCTGTTTTCTTGATTTTTTAGATTTTCTTTGTTTTCTTGATTTTTTTTGTTTTTTATTTTTACCACCATAAAATTTATCATCATAATTTAAACTCCAACTATCTCGGGTTGAACCTAACATGATTGGGGATGATGGTGGTTGCAGTGGTGGTTCTCTTCTTGAAAAAGGTGGTAATCTACGTGAGAATCTTAGTCTTCTTCTAAAATCATCTAATGTTTCTTTACTAATCAAATGACCATTTTCCATTGCATTTAATTTTTTATTATATAAAGCTTCTTCAGATGTCTCTTGTCCGCTCATTTATATAATAAGACAATAATAAAATAATAAAATTAAAATAATTTTTGTTTGGGCATTCTTATATACTTGTAACAACCATTACCAAGTGATTTTTTATTTGCTTTCCATGCAGCACTTGCTTCATCAAAATCTATATTTACTTCATATTTTATTCTTTGTATTTGTGGTTGTACTGGTTGCGGTTCTAATGGTTCTGGTTCAGGTTCATTTAATTTACGAGTCATGCTACGAGTCCTCATTGTTAGTATTTTAAATATATCATGCACAATAAAAAACATTTTTAAATCAATTTATTTTTAATTAAAATAAAATATACAACACACTAGTTTTATGTTGTATATTTTTATGGGATTTTAGACTTTTAATATTTTTTGTGGGTTTTTATTTTCTTGGTTTTTTATTTTTGTGGATTATTTACGCGGTGGCCTCAACCTTAACAGACTTGGCAAAGTGGGGGCTCATGAATCGTTGAAGATTGAAATAGGTAAGGACATCCGTCTTTTGGAGCTTCAAGAGGGAGGCAAGCTTGGCATCAGGGTTGATCTTGCGGCCATTCTCCTTGTCTTGAAGGTTGTTAGTGCGAATGTATGCATTAATGTCACGAGTGACAGAGGTGCGAGCCATCTCAGTTCCCTTGTCCTTGCCAAGAAAGGACGCAAGCTCGTCGCTAATACGGGTGGGCTTGACGAAACCACTGGGAGCGCGGTTTCCAGACTTTCGCTTGCGCTTAGAGCTTTGCTTTTGCGCAGTCTTAAGCTCGCGTTGCCACTTTCTCTCAAGAGACTTGTACTCGCCCTTAAGGGAGGAGATCATAGAGCTCAATTGCTGGAGCTTGGCATTAAACTCGGTGGATTGCTCAAGGATAGAGGCCTCAAGAGAATCACCCTCAACAGGGGCAACCTCAACAGGAGCAACAACAGGAGCTGCCTCAACAGGAGCAGCTGCCTCAACAGGAGCCTTGGCCTTCTTGGCCTTGGGAGCCTTCACTGCAACGGGGGCTGCAGCATCATTAACAACGGGAGCGGATTCAACGGGAGCATCAGAGGATGACTTGGGAGCTTTGCTAGTTCTTGCCATATTATACTATACCTAAACATATAGTTTTTAAGTGATTTAACGCAAAATATATATTATTTTAATTATATGTGATTGTATGTCATCATAAAATTATTGTACGCATTCCTAAAAATGAGAAACTGATTGAAAAAGCCAAGGTAACGCAGATGCAGCTTGTTCATTTACCAATGTTAAAGCTCCTAAAACATAATACGCTCCTAAAGTTTTACTATCTGTGTCAATTCCAGTATTTACTAGTTTTTCAAGAATAGTTAAAACAACTACTTTTACATTTTCTATATTTTCTTCGCTATGTAAATAAGCAAAATTAATGGTCCTAAAGGGGTCGCCAAAAGGTGGGCATATTTTTTTCTTTGTTTCTGTTGATAATTGTGCCCTATATCCCCAAATATCTATTAATTCTCTCACAAATTTTATTAATTTATTTCTAGAAAGGGAAACAAACCATGCAGGGTCACTATAATTTCCTAAAGCATCTATATTTTGAAATAACCCCAATATTCTCAATTCCACTGTTTTTTGTTCAGAAACTGTTTCATCTTTAATATCAATATCAATTGCAATTTTTAACATTTTGCTTATTCGTATTAATTGTTTCATATTGTGAATTACTGTTTTTGATATAATGTTTCGGTTATATGGATTTTTTGTTTGTTTTCCAGATTTCAAAATTAGGTTGTAGAGAGAAATAATATCAAAACCATATACAAAGTTATCATCGTCCTTATAACTAAAAAATTGTGACCAATGCAGCTCTCTCATTGAATCGCCTGTTAAAAAATCAGATTCATTCGTGCATATGTCTCTATGCATAAATGCAGGTCCATGTAATAAATTACATTTACGCTGCAAATGCCCTCTAAATATTTTTTGTATTTTAATAATTACCTTGGATAATTTTAAAAATATATAGATGCGAGATAACAATTCTTTTTTATTTCCTGAAATTTTGAGCTTGTAATGCTTTGCAAATTGTTTTAATTGTTGAACATTGTAATTATTATCAAACAAAATAGTATAATTATCAAAGGTTGGTATGCATATGTTATCGTTTGCAATTTTTTCTAATTTTTTACTAATTGGCATAGTTTTTTCGTGTTTCAAATACAACGTATGTATATACTCTTCCAATGGAACAGTTGTATTTATATTTGTATTGTGTCTTTCATTTTTGTTCATAATATAATTTGTTTGCATCATTCGTTATATATATAGTGTATAAATCTTTTTGAATGTTTTTAATAAATATAAATTATTGGGTATGTGTATGTGGATTTGATTACAATGCAATTTGAATAATGGTTTTTATTTATTTTATTACGATTTTCAGTCTGTTGACAATTTTTGTTTTTTTATAGTTGTTATTTAAAAAAAAATTGATTTAAAGGGAAGTCTCTAGTTATATGTATCATAGTAAGAATGGCAGAGACAATCGTTGACGGAACTCAATTTAATACTCAAATTATTCGTTATTCTGCTCCCAAGGCAAATGCTTCGGGTGGAAAGAGTATCGGTATTCTTAATAATCAAACCAATTCTGGATTGAGACTTTCAACACCACTTATGCTCACATGGGGCGCATCTGATTTTGAAGGTAATAATCGTTTTGAATTGGCATTGCAATTTCCAAATGGTGAATATTCTAATGAGGATTGTTCAGCATTTCTAAAAAATATGCAGGCATTTGAGGCAAAGATTAAGGCGGATGCACTTACTCATTCCAAGGATTGGTTTGGAAAGGTTCATTCAAGTCCAGAAGTAATTGAGGCATTGTATACTCCTATGCTAAAGTATAGCAAGGACAAGTTTACTGGTAATCCAGACTTAACAAAGTCTCCTACATTGCGCGTAAAGCTTCCGTTTTGGGAGGGTGTTTGGAAGTGTCTTATTTGCGATGAAGATGGCAACAAGTTGTTTCCTGGTGAGCCAACCAAGACGCCGCTAGATTTTATCAAGAAGGGAACCAACTTGGCGGTCATTATTCAGTGTGGTGGTATTTGGTTTGCCAATGGTAAGTTTGGTGTGACTTGGAAGCTTGCTCAGGCGGTTGTTCAAAGACCTCGTGGTTCTCTAACGGATGAGTGTCTTATTAAGTTGAAGCCGGCTGACAAGGAGAGAATGAAGAGTGCGCCTGCTCCTAGTGCAGATGATGACGATGATGTTCCTGTATCTACAACGGAAGTTGCTGACTCGGACGAAGAGGAAGAAGAGGCGGTTCCAGTGCCTGCACCTGCGCCAGCGCCAGTACCAGTACCAGTACCAGTTGTAGCTCCAGTACCAGTACCAGTACCAGTACCAGTTGCAGCAGCTGCTGTTGCAGAAGAGCCCAAGAAGAAGAAGGTTGTTAAGAAGAAGGTTGCTGATGTATAAATAATTTTAAAAAGTTAAAGTAAAAAGTTAAAAGTAAAAAGTTAAAACTAGCAAATAGAATTTTGTTTTGTAATTAAATAAAGCCCTTTTTTGTTTTTCATTTTTATTCATTGTAAAAATAAAAAACTTATTATTCAAATATAATTTTAACGAGAATGTCTGCTTTGTCTTCTATCTTATAAATGTCATTTTCTACTATTTTTGAAATTCCTTGATTTTTTAAGATAAACGTTTGAAACGGTCTTATAAGTAGCTGTTCATTTGGTATTTCAAACAATAATTCTCCCACTTTTATAGTTGTTGTTTTTGATGTCAAGAGAGAATAAGTAAACAAAATTTTTTCTGTAACAATTAAATTATTATCTTCATCAATCGTTATATTATTTGGCAAATCAGGAATACATTTTACAATAATATCTGAATCAAAATACAATTCACTGTGCCATAAAGGAACAAAATATAATTTATTATTGACGTTCAATTTATATACATTATTTTGAAATAAATCATTGATACTTGGATTCAAAACATAAATTTGCATATCGTTGAATTTATTTAATAATATTTCTTTTACACGGTCTAGTGTATTCTCTGGAATATGCAATAAAGTTTTGTATTTAACTATAAAATTATAAATTGCAAGAGATTGTTCCTTGTTCATATCTTCAAATAACTTGAGTGATATTTCTTTGCAACCACTAACAATGTCTTTTACTATCGTGGAAATAATTTCATTATAATTACCTTTTAATATTCCATCTATAAATAAATGTAATATTGCTGTATATCCCATACTATATGTAGTAAAGATTTCTTCATTTTCTTCTTTTATTTCGTTTACTTCTTTTTTAATTACTTCATAGGCTTCATGAATTTGCTGAAACCGTTGGGTTGCCTCTACTGTATTACCATTTTTATCAGGATGGTTTGTAAGAGCCAACTTATGATATTGTTTTTTTAATGTTTCTAATGTTAAATTTGATACAGATGTTATCTCAAAAATTTGTAATGCTTCTTGTAAATCCATGGTTATGAATACAAATTATATCTAAATTATATCTACATTATATCTACATTATAACTAAAAATAATACTCTATGAATTCATATCGTGAATAATACTAGCTATGTAAAAAAACATATTTTCCACATGATAAATAGGTCTATAATTGTTATTATAGTATTGCAGAAATGTATATATTTTAATTAAAAGTCCTGATATGGCTTTTTTCTTTATTTTTTTTTGATTTATCAACGTTGAAACAATGTACCAAATACACTCACTTATGTCTATATTATAAATAAAAATATCATATATTAAATCACGAAATTTTAAAAATTTTATTTCATGAATTGTAAGAATTGCATCTATAATTTTATCACATATAATTTTATGTGGCATCATTAATGGGTCTAAAACATTGTCTATGCTTTTTATATTTATAATATTTTCAGGTTTTACCGTGGTTGCTAGTTTATTTTTACTACATTTATTATAAAGTGTTTTAGTTGGTCTTGATATATTAATAATTTGACAACAATTCAAAATGTTATCTGGTATAAAACTTATATTTTCAGTGATTAATATAAATTTCACATCTATTGAATTTGCATTATTTTGTTGCATGTAGCTATAAAAATTTTCTAACAACTCACTATGTATTTCATGAAAATATTTACATAAAATTATGCCTGATTTTTCATTTTTTGCTGAAATAATATCAATAATTTGCATATAAATGTCGTGCCATAACAATTTAGAATTGCATCCTAAGAGGGACATGTCAATTTCAAAATGTATATCGCTTATTTTAAAAAAAAACTGTTGTTTATTAAAACTGATGCTAATTTTCTTTTCATATTTTAATTCCGTTGGGCTATACTTTTTTATTGATTTTAACATTTGAGTATATTTACCAACGCCAGGCGGTCCATAAAATATGATATTTTTTAAGTCTGTTATTTTACTTGGAAATTTTTGAAATATTTTATTCATTTTTGGATGTAAGTCTTCTTTTTGATTTGAACTTATATATTCTTCAAAATGAGTTTCATAAAATTTCATTATATAATCAAATGCAAGAATCTTTATTTGATTATATTACTTATTTATATAACTTGTATATTTGTTACTTAAAAATATTGCAATAGTTGTATGTAGTCAATGAATATAGTTAAAACAATTGAACAATATGATGAAAATTTCATTTATTTTTGTGACCCAATTAAAAATAATATTATGAATGATGGGTTTTTTATTAGAATTTTATACTCTACTCCATTTTTTGTTCTAAATGGTATTAATTTGGGCATAACATTAAATAATGTTTCTATTGAAAAATATTATAATAAATATAGATGCAGCTTTATAGCAAATAATCATAAACAACTGATTGAAACTATTCGGATTATTGAAGAAAATTTATTAAAAAATGTAAACATTAAAAATAAGATTCCACAATTCAAAATTTATGAACAACTTAGAAATGGTAATATTAAAATATTTTCTGAAAATGTTGATGCTAGTTGTTATCAAAACAATAATAATAATAACAATAATAATAATAACAATAATAATAACAATAATAATAATAATAATAATAACAATAACAATAACAATTTTAGTTTATTTATGTTAAAAATTTCTGGTGTTTGGGAAACCGAGTTTCATTATGGCGTTACTTATAAATTTATTAAACCTTTGCAAAATTAACCATCTGTAGAAAAATATTTTAATATTAGTCCTAAAGTTATAACAATTATAATATTAAATATTTCCATGAAATACAGCGACATCCCAGTTACTTTATTTAATATTCCGGTCGCTTGAAAATTATTATTTTGAGTTCCTTTGTAAAACATAAACATTTGTACTATGAGTAGAACTGCAAATAGGTTCATAAAACTATAATAACTACTAGGCACATTACCATTTGTTATTTGAGTGAAATATAAGCTTAGTAAATATACCATGTAAATAAGAATACCAATTAATACAAAAAAAGGTCCCACTGTTATTAATTGTGAAGATATGGATGAAATATTTTGAGTTGTTTTTAATTTAAATAATAAATATCCCATTAATAAAAAAGTTCCTGTTATCATAAATGATAGTCCAACAATTGTGCCTGTTAAACTAGAAGATGATGTAGTGCTTATTGTACAAAGAACAATAATAATTCCAACGACTATTAATGTATTATAAATATAGGAATACCAATTTGTTAACATACTTCTTATAAATATAGTTTATATTATTTATCTGTATCTGAAATTTTTTTATTTAGTGTGTCTATTTGGCTTTGCAATTCTTTAATTTTTAACAATAGTAACGGTATCATTTCTAAATAATTGACTGTTTTTATTTCAACATCTTTATCTTCTATTGTTGTTGAAATTGTATTTACTAAAGTTGGAAGATGTTGCTCTACCTCTTGAGCTATAAAACCATAATGTTCTTTTTTACAACTGTCATCTTTATAAGTATATGTAACTGGATTCAATAATAGTAAATTGTCTGTCAAGTTTATTGATAAGTTTTCAATATTATCTTTCAAGTACATATCAGAAGGATTTGTGATAGTTCCACCAACAAATAAATTACCTTTAATATAAACAGTTGCATTTGGATTTGTAGGTGTTAATATTAAGGTGTTATTATTAGTAACATAGTTCCAACTATTTGGATTTTGTCCAATATGAAAATTTTTTACATACGCAGAGGCTGTCGGTTGTATTCCTCCATAATTTGATTGAGCCATTAAATTTAATATAATGTAATATATTAAAAATAGATACACTACTAAAATTATAGTATAAAAATAAAAATATTATAATAAAATATAATATAATGAGCAGATTTAATGTTTCTACCAATTATCCATTAATACCAAATTCTAATGAATATATGTATGAAAGACAATATATATCTATACATTCTGAAGACAGAAATATTGTAAATTATCCATCTTCATCTGAGTTTGAAATTGAGCTACCCCAAGATTATTGTAACGTTCAAGCAATTCGGTTAGACAGTTGGACATTTCCTGCAAATTGTTATACTTTTTCAGAAAAACAAAATAACACATTTATTATATTTGAAATTATAACACCGTATAATCCAACAGATTATAGTATTAATATTCCAGTTGAAACAGCTATATCAGATGCTTTATATCAATCTGTAGGAACACAATTTACAGTTGTTATTGAAAATGGTTTTTATAATCCTTTTCAAATGGCTACAGAATTAACTAGAAAATTTAACGATGCAATTTTTCAATATGTTAAAAATTATATATCTCAAAATGACCCTGGATTACTAGAAGAATTTATTTCAGTTGGTTATAATCAGTTTGTTGTTGTATATAATGAAGTTAGTCAAAAATTATGGTTTGGTAATAAAAGTTCTGATTTTATAATAATTAATGATTCTGAAACATATTATGTTAGTCAAGATTCAAATACAACTTGTTTAAAACAAGGGTATTCTGTTTTTTCTAATTGGGGATTACCTGCTTATTTAGGATTTACACGATGTAATGCTACCACTAGTATGTCTATTGGTAAAGAATATCCTAGATTTTTTTATGGCGATGTTATACCAGGTGACGATGGGTATTGGTTAGTTCCAGATTCAAATTATCTTGGTACTGCAACATCTATTCCTGTCTATTATCTAGAAGCACCTGTTAAAGTTAATTTAATGGGAAATTCTTATTTTTATTTGGAATTATATGGCATGAATTGCATTGATGAGACTATGCCATTTTCTGTTAATAAAGTAACTTCTACATCAAATATAACAAATGGTATTGTTAAATCTTCCTTTGCCAAAATTGCTGTTACAACAACTCCATATGCACAATGGTTTGATAATAATAACAATGCAGCGGGACCTCTAAAATTATACAATCCACCAGCAGAAAGAATTCGTAAATTAAAATTAAAATTGCGTTATCATGATAATACTCTTGTTGATTTTGGAAACTCTAATTACTCTATTATGTTGGAATTTTTATTATATAGACCACAATCCAAGAGAGAAATATCAATGTTTGTTCCCGAATCTATTAAAAATGGATAAATTAGAAACAAACTATGATATGTTATGTTCAGCTTTCAACCATTCTAAAAATATTTTTATAGTACATGTCTTATAATCTCCTTCAAACTTGTCTAGTTTCAAAAACAATGGCTTACTCATTTTACTTGTTTTATAAAATACATAATCTCCATATTTGCCTTGGCGTATACTTATATCTTTTGTAATAAACCTGATTATACCAGAAGATGATGACGTATGGGTTGTATTTGTGTTTGTGTTTGTATTTGTATTTGTATCTTGTTCTGCAGGTTCAAGTATAGTAAGAACATCATCCAAAGTAACATTTTCCATAGGTCTATTTCCAAAACATGAGAGAGATTTTGAATTTTGACCCCACGTTACATATAATCCAAACTTACCCTTCTTTAAAAACAAAGGCTCCATTTTGTATGTACCTAAATGTATTTGTCCTTGTTTTGCAGGCGCAATAATTTCTTGCAATGTATATTCACCTCTTTCTAGCTTCTTTATATCTATTCCTTCTTTTACTGGTAAAAAGGATACATTATTTTTTTTACCTGTTTTTATTGTTGATGTTGTTGTTAGTGGTTCTTCTATGCATTTAATGACAGGTCCATGTTTTCCAATAATGTAATAATGCGTATCATCTATTTTAATTTCACACTTTTTCTCATCTGCTAATTTTTCACAACTAGTATTTATTTCTTGTTGGCACATGTCACATACTTGATGCCAAATCATATCTCCTTTGCAAATTCTATCTAAATTGTCTTCCATATGTTTGGTATAATCATAATCAAATATTGTTGAAAAATTTTTTTCAAGAAATTCAATGACAAGAATGCCAACTGGTTGAATCACCAGTTTATTTTTTTCATTACCAAACTCTTTTGTTGTATTTGTTTCTGTTAATACATCATCTTGCAATTCAAATTCTTTACATGAAATTTGTTTTCCTGGTATATCCATTTTTTTAACATATCCGCGTTCTTGTATCTTATCTATCAATGTAGAAAATGTAGAGGGTCTACCAATTCCATGGTCCTCTAATAGTTGAACCAATTTAGCTTCTGTATAATGCATTTTATTATTTTTAAGTGTGATATTGGATGTAATTTTTACCAAGTGTATAGGTTTATTCTGAGTTATTTGTAATAAATAATTGTATATTTTTTCTTGATTTGATTTATCTTTATTTTTCACAATTTTCCAACCTGGAAAATCTAAGAGTTCATTTTTGCATTGGTATATAACATCTGACAAATGTGTTGTAATTGTTCCAGTAAACGAAAAATACTCTGCGGGAGACATGCAACTTTCCATTGTTGTTTCCCAAATCAATTTGTATAGCTTTTTCTCTCTTGCACTCATCTCTTGAGGAAGAAGTTGCATAGATATATTGGTTGGACGAATTGCTTCATGTGCCTCTTGTGGTGGTGGAATGTTTGATTTGGTTTTTGATGGTTTTGTTGTTGTTGATGGTTTTGTTGTTTTTGATGTTTTTGTTGTTGTTGATGAGGTTTTTAACTCTGTATTTGACATGGTGTCTATTGTTGGAGAAATATATTTTTCATGTAAGTATAGTTGCACTATATATTTTTTGATGGTGTCAATAAAATCCACACAATACTTTTTGCTATCAGTCCTCATATAAGTGATATATCCTGCTTCATATAATGTCTGACAACATCGCATTGTTTCTTTTGGACTTATATGTAATTCATTGCTTGCCAGCTGTTGTATTCTTGAAGTTGTTAATGGCTCCGGAGATTGTTTATATACCCTTTCTGGGTTTGTCCTAGTATATACATGAGAGAAATTAGCCGATTCTTCTAGAAATTCTGTCATTTGGTTTTCATTGTCAAAGTGTTTATTTAATTCAAACGGAATACATTTGCTACTAAAATAGCCAGTCGTATTATAGACTTTTTGTGCAGGAGATGCATCTATCTCTTTTTGGTTTTCATAGACTAATTTTAATGCAGGGGTTTGACATCGTCCAGCACTTAGACTATGCTCTGTTGTTTTGGAAATAAACTTCCATAGGATTGGAGATATATTATAACCAACAAGTAAATCAAGAATTTGACGAGCAATTTGAGAATTGACTTTTTGCATATCAATTGTTCTAGGATGCGCCATTGCAGTTTGAATTGCATTTTCTGTAATTTCATGAAAGACAATGCGTTTTGTACTGGTCACCGGTAAATCAAACAAATCACAAATATGCCATGCAATCGCTTCTCCTTCTCTGTCATCGTCTGTGGCTAGAACAACTTCATCAGAAGAAGCAATTTCTTTACGAAGAAAATCTATGTGTTTTTGTTTTTTACTATCATCCACAATCTCAAAGGTCGGTTTAAAATTGTTATCAAAATCAATATTATTGAGAGACTTTAACTGTCGTAGATGACCAAAACTCGCCAAGCATTTATAACCAGGTCCTAGGTAGGATTCTATTTTTTTACATTTTGCAGGCGATTCAACAATAACTAGACTTGTTTTTGACATAATTCAATACATAAAATAATGAATTATATTTAAGTCAGTTGAATAGATTTTGAGACCTTTACACTTTCTAAGAAGATGATGAAGAGAGAAAAAAGTTATGAATGTAAGCTTTATTTTTTACGATGACGACGGGTTTTTTTACTTTTTTGTGAACGACGCATTTTTTTACTTTTATATTTTTTATATTTTTTATTTCCACCCCACAATCCTGCCATTTTTGAACCAATTGCTGCTGCACCTAATACAGTACACACACCTAATGCGTTACAGTAAACATTTTGATTTTTTTCTTGTCGTCTTTCATTACGCGCTAAACGTCGTTCATCATCTGTTTGATAATAATTTGGTCCAGTAACTGCTTCAAGTGGGGCTCCATCGTCGTATGTTTGACCTGTATATCCAAACCTAGTTTTAAGAGTTGGATTTAGATGTTTATATGATTGAGGACCATATGTTGGATATTCATTTCCTTCATTTGTATTACTACGTACAAATTGGTTAAAATTAACTCTTTTTCCTGCCATGAACTAAATATAATATAACCAAACAAAATATAAAAAAAAATATAATTA